AAACACTTGACAACAATATGAGTTTATGATATAATATAAGTATAATAAAGAAAGGGATAGGTGATAGTATGATAGAAACTTATGGAAGAAATTTTAGAGTGGTATTAAGAGAAGAAAAGGCAAACGAAAAATACTTTATATTTAATGGAGATATAATGGCAATAAGAGAGCCTTTAAAAGAAGGTAAGGATATATACTTTAAAGCCTTTAACAATGAATACGATAAAAAAATGAATCATAAACTTGATAGTAAAAAAGATATAATGAAAGTATTTAATGAAGTTGGTAAATTAGTATGGGATAGAGAAAAAGAAGAAAGTAAGACTGACTGGAGTAAAATAGAATTAGGAACAGATGTTGAATTTTCTGTAGGTAATGATACATGGAAAAAAGCAAAATTTGTATTATTTGAACCTAAAAGCGGAGTTATATTAATGACTGATGGGAAAGAAATGATTTGTAATCATACAGAAAATAGTGTTAGACTTGTTGGTGAATCTAAAAAATCTGATAAAAAAGATATGCAACGCTTTGTAACTCCTTTTGGCGTAATTAGAGTGTCAGAAACAGGAATGAATGACTTCTTTGATGATGTAATTAATGAGTTAAGAAATGTAAAAAGATAGATAAGTATTATGGGATTGGTGGGTGGGAAAATAAATTTATAGAGGTGATTAAATGAGAAGAATTAAAAAGAAAATATTAGCAGTAGGATTAGCGATAGGAGTAGTGCTTGGAAGTATAGGTTATTGTCCCTCGGACAGTTATATAGATGCTTATTCAAAAACAAGCACTAAATATTGGACTCAAAGAACAGGAAAGAAAGTTAGAAAGGTAAGAAAAATTACTTGTAAAATATACCATTATACTTCTTTGGCTAGTGAAAATGGTGGCTATGCAGGTTATGGTTCTTTAGGAAAACTAAATAGTAAGACAATAGCAAATAATTATTGGGCATTAGGAAGAAACATATATATCGAAGGCTATGGTATGAAAAAAGTGGCTGATAGGGGAGGCAGAAAATTAAACACCCCTTTCAAATTAGATATATATGTTCCTAGAATTAAAGGCGAAAGTAATAAAAGATATTATAGAAGAGTTAATAATATGGGAGTAAAGAAAAGAACTTGCTATGTAATTTATTATAAGTAATAAATAAAGGGCAGGGAATAAGGTGGGAAATAAATTGTATGTATTATAATAAAAAACACGAAGAAGAATTAATAAATAGAAAAGAATATAAATATATAGGAAGTTATAATCGAAATGAAGTAACATTAGATAATAGAAATAAAAATAAAAAATCTATATATATTAGAGTAAAATGTTTATATTGTGGAAAAGAATACGATATAGATAAAGCTACTTTTAAGAAAGGAGCAAACTGTTCAAATTGTTGTAATAAATATGAAAATAGTTTTGCATACTATATTCAACAAGAGTTAAAAGAACCTTTAAATAAATATTGGGATTGGGAAAAGAATGTTGTTAATCCTTATTTAATAAGTAAAAGTAAAAATATTAAGGTTTGGATTAAATGTGATAAAAAAGATTATCATGGGAGTTATAAGGTTAGTTGTAATCATTTTCATAGTGGTAAAAGATGTTCTTATTGTCATAAAATGAAAGTACATCCTAAAGATTCCTTTGCTCAATGGGGCATAAATACATTTGGAGAAGATTTTTTAACTAAGTATTGGAGTCCTAAAAACACTTTAAACCCTTGGGAGTTAGCTCCTAGAAGTATGAAGAAGATATGGATACTATGTCAGAATAAAAAATATCATAATGACAGCGGAGGATATAGAATTAGTTGTGATAAATTTCATAGTGGTAAAAGATGTTCTTATTGTCATAAGGCAAAAATTCACCCAAAAGATTCATTTGGTTATTTATATCCTCAAAAAGCTAAATACTGGAGTAAATCTAATACAAAATCTCCTTTTGAAGTTGCCCCTAAAAGTAGGAAAAAATTTAGATTTTATTGCGAAGATTGTGGAGAGGAATTTGAAACAGCTTTAGAGACTGTAGTATCAAAGAACCGTTCTATGAAATGTAGAAATTGTACTTCTAGCAAAGGAGAACAAAAAATTAATAAATATTTAACAGATAATAATATAGAATTTGTATCGCAAAAAACTTTTAAATATTTAACAGGAATAGGAAATGGAAATCTTTCTTATGATTTTTATTTGCCTCAATATAATTTATTAATAGAATATCAAGGGAAACAACATGAGAAATTTATAAAAGGGTTTCATCAATCAAAGTTAGATTTTGAAATACAAAAAGAGCATGATAGAAGAAAGAAAAAATATGCAAAAGATAATAATATCGAATTGTTGGAAATTTGGTATTATAATTATGAAAATATAGAAGAAATTTTAAATAACTTGTCGAGGGGATTGTCCCCTTGACAACACTATTAAAAAGGAGTGATGTTATGAAATTACTTAGTCTTTTTAGTGGGATAGGTGCATTTGAAAAAGCACTTAAAAATGCTAATGTGGATTATGATTTAGTTGGATTTAGTGAGATAGATAAATTTGCAATTAAAAGTTACTGTGCAATACATGGAGTAGGTGAGAATTTAAATTTAGGTGATGTAAGTTCAATAGATGTAGAGTTATTACCTTAAAATATTGATATTATCGTACATGGGTCACCTTGCACTAGCTTCTCTGTGGCTGGTAAAGGTAAAGGAGGAGATAAAGGGAGTGGAACACAAAGTAGTCTTATGTGGTACAGTGTAGATATAATTAAAAAAGTTAAACCCAAATATGTTGTTTGGGAAAATGTTAAAAACGTAATAAGTAAAAAACATATACATAATTTTAATCAATATATAGAAGATTTAAAAGAAGTTGGATATACTTCTTATTATAAGATATTAAATGCAAAAGATTTTGGGTTACCTCAAAATAGAGAACGTATTTATGTTGTTAGCATATTAGATGATGAGCATACTTTTGAATTTCCTCAAGGATTTCCATTAGAATTAAAACTTAAAGATATATTAGAAGATTCAGTTGAAGACAAATATTATTTATCTCAAGAAATGCAAGATAGATTTTTTAAATTCCCTCAAGATAGATTAAATAATGAATGCTTAGAGGTTTTAGGGACAACTGCTCTACACCCATGCGATGAAAATGGTAATGTTAAATATCGCAATTGTACCTCTGCTTGGGTATATAATCCCAATAAATGTATCTCAACTCTTTCTGCGAGAGATTATAAGCAACCTAAACAGATTATAGAAGTTTCTCCAGTTAGATTAGGTGGGGTATTTGATGAGGGTGATAGAAGACATCAAGCAGGAAGTATTTATGATAAAGAATTTATATCTCCTACTTTAGACACTATGCAAGGAGGGTGGAGACAACCTTTGGTAATAGATGGAGAAGTTGTTACTAACTTTAAAATCAGAAGATTAACTCCACTTGAATGTTGGAGACTAATGGGATTTGAAGATGATGATTTTTATAAAGCCAAAAATGTACCAACCTCTGACACCCAATTATATAAACAAATAGGTAATAGTATTGCCGTTCCGGTATTAGAAAATATTTTTAAAAACTTATTTAAATAGGGTTGACAACATTATTAAAATATGGTATAATATAAATATAGAAAAGGCGAAAGGAGATAATAATATGAAATTTAAACATGGTGATAAATTAGTAAATGTTATTACTAAAGAAACATATGTATTATATGATTTCAAAATGGTAGAAACGCTTAATCATTGTAGTGGGTATGAATTAGCCTTAAAAAAGGGGAATTCTATAGAACTTATGTTAGTAGATAGAGATATGGTAGATAAACTGTTCACAATAGCTTGGACAGATTGGAGAACAGATGTAATTAATATAGCCAATAAAAAAGTCCCTGTTAAGTGGAGATATAACAGAGAAATGGTGGTGATGGAGTCTCCTACTTATGGTAAAGTGTCCTCAAAAGTCCACCCTAGTGACACTTTTGATGTTAATAAAGGGTATAAACTTTGTAAATTAAGAATGGCTAAAAAGATAATAGAAAAAGAAATTGAAAAATCTTGTGAATAGTACTTGACAACATTATTAAAATATGATATAATTAAAATGTAAATATGAAAGGAGAATGATAATATGGCAGATAAAGAGAAAAGAGTGAGATATTCCGAAGGATATGTAAATGGTGAAGTTTTAGCAATTAAAAACGGAGCAATAACTAATAAAGGTAAAAAAGATGAAGCCATTAGATTTGTTATGGAAGTTGAAACAGAAGAAGGGAAGTCAACTGATGTTGATTTCTTTATTAGGAAATACTCTGGTAATGGAAATACAAATAAAACATATGCTAAAATGAAAAAACTTTATTCAGAGTGTAGAACAGTTGAAGATGACGGAGAAGGAGAAATAGTTAACTGTTTAGTTAAATTTGACGAAAATAAATATGTTACTAAAGAAGGAGAGCTTGTTGACAGAGGAACTAGAGTAGGGGGAGTATTCTGTACCACTCAAGAAGATAGTAAATTCCCTATTACTAAAGGCTCTAAAGGTATGATTTATTGTATGCTTGAAGGTTATGAAGATGTAACTGATATTGATGGTAATGCTTTAGAACTAAATGTATTGGTTAATAATTATGCTTATTATAATGAGGAAGAAAAAGAAGATAAAGTAAATGGATTTATAATGAAAATAAGAACTCACAATGAAGAATATGCCGAATATATTAAAGAAGAACTTAAAGTAGGAGACATACTTTATATAGAATTTGATTTTATTAAATCTGTAGCTAAAGCTAAGAAAAGCAGAGGTATAGGTAAATCAGTTAAAAATAGGGTTCAAATTGAAACTTATTTTGAATTAACTAATTGTTCTGCTCCAATTATGACTTTAGACGACAATAATGAATATATAAAACCAGTATATGACGACCTTGAAGAAGGAGAAGAAGAAGAATTTTGCTATACTGTTCCTAGTCAAGAGGACTTCCCATTCACTTCTCATTATATAGAATTGATGCACCAAGCAATAGATGAAAGAATTGAAAAACTTCAAGAAAAAGTAGACGATATTAAAAAAGAAAAAGGCGAAGAAGTAGAAGGCGAAGAAGTAGAAGTAGCCGAAGACGAAGTGCCATTTTAATTTGAAAGGAGTAGATAAACATGGAAAATGTAATTAATGAGAAAATATTAGGTGAGGAAATCCCTCACCCTTTAAAGGAGGCAAATATGGAGTGTAAATGTAAATTCAATGTTAATAAACAAATAGGTAATTCAGATGTTCAATTTTATTCTAGTGATAATACCACAGAGTTATATAAGGCTTTGGCAGGATTTCATAAGCATTTTACAACAGTAGAAAAAGATGCAGAGAATCCTTTTCACGAATCTAGTTATGCTAGTTTATCTCAAATATTAAATGTAACTAGACCTATTTTAAATGACCAAGGATTAATTTTAGTGCAATTTCCTATAAGTGGAACAAAAGAAAATTCTATATGTATTAAAACTAGATTAATTCATGTTGAAACAGGGCAATTTATAGAGAGTAATTCAATATCTTTAATACCCCCTAAATTAGAAGCACAGGGTTATGGGTCATTAATGACATATTTAAAAAGATATCAAATAACTTCATTATTAGGATTATCATTTAGCGAAGATGATACCGATGCGAGTGATTTAATAGTAGAGGAAGAGGAAACAAAACCTGTTACTAAACCAAAATCATCAAGAAGAAGCTTATAATAATTAATTGGGTAGGTAGAAATATCTACCCTTTTTAATAAAGAAAGGAGAAAATAATATGAGAAAGATTGAAATAAATGAAAAATTAATCCCTATAGTACCAAAAAAATATCAATTTGAAAAAGGATTTATATGCTGCGAGGATATTTTATGTGAAGGTTTTTGCATAGACTGTGAAGACTGTCCTATGGCTTTTGGAAAAATCCATGACAACGATATGTGTATTATTAATACTAATGAAAAATTGGTAGAAATAAGATTGTGTGAGGGATTTTGGAGCATAACAAATAAAACTTTAAAAGATATAGTAGAAAATGGAATAGATTGTTGTGATATACAATGTTTCTGTATGAAAGAAGAAATTGATTGTGAATGTTGTAAATTTAATGATGATAAAACTTATTCTTTAGAAAAAATAATTTGGAGAGAAATAGATTAACGGGATTAAAATATCTAAAAAAATGTAAATAATAAAAATCAAAAAAAATACTTGACAACAATATTAAAATATGATATAATTAATATATAGAAAGAAGAGATTAATATGAGTGAGAAAGTTAGAATAGGAGAAATGTTCGTTCCAATATTACCTAAAAAATATAGACAACAAGAAAATTATGTAAACTGTGATGATATTTTATGTGTTAAATATAACATAGATTGTGATATTTGCCCTGTTATTTTTCATAAAGTAAAAGAAGAAAAATTAGATATTATAGAATGTAATCAGAGATTAATAGAAGTAAATTTATATGGGGATTATTGGGGTATATCAGAATTGCCTTTAAATGAAATAAAGAAACATGGAATCCGATGTTATGATATTCAATGTTCTAATATTGCTGATGAAATGGAATGTTCTGTATGTAGATTTAATAACGGAGAGATACATACTTTAGATAAAATAAAATACAGAGGATTAGAATAGGAGGGGTTATATGTATGATAATAAAATACATAGACAAATAGTAGAAGATAAAGGATATAAATATATAGGTACTTATAAAAGTAGCGAGATTACGATAGAAAATAAAAATAAAAGTAAAACACATACTTATATAAGAGTACAATGTCCTTATTGTGGTAGAAAATATGATACTACACCAAGTTCTTTTAAAAAAGGTATAAATTGCTCGAATTGCTGTAATAAATATGAAAATAGTTTAGCTTATTACATCCAACAAGAACTAAAAGAACCATTAAATAAATACTGGGATTGGGATAAAAATACCGATAATCCTTATTTAATATATAGAGCAAGTAATAAAAAAGTTTGGATTAAATGTGATAAAACAGATTATCATGGGAGCTATAAACTTACTTGTAATAATTTTTATAATGGGAATAGGTGTCCTTATTGTAGTCATAAAGGTAAACATTTACACCCTAAAGATTCATTTGGTTATTTATGTCCACAAATGGCTAAATATTGGAGCAAGTCTAATACAAAATCTCCTTTTGAAGTTACTCCTTGTAGTGCACAGAAAATTAAGTTTTATTGTGAAGATTGTGGAGAGGAATTTGAAACAGCTTTAAGTAATATTACGAGTAAAAATCGTTCCATGAAATGCATAAATTGTACTTCTAGTAAAGGAGAACAAAGAATAAAAGAATGGTTGATAAACAATAAAATAGAATTTAAGCAACAAAAAACGTTTAAACGTTTAATAGGAGTAGGGAATGGCTTGTTGTCTTATGATTTTTATTTACCTAAATATAATTTATTAATTGAATATCAAGGGATACAACATGAACAGTTTGTAGAACATCTTCAAGAAAATAAAAAAAATTTTATAATACAAAAAGAACACGATAGAAGAAAGGAAAAATATGCAAGAGATAATAATATTAAACTATTAGAAATTTGGTATTATGATTATGAAAATATAAAAGAGATTTTAAATAATAATATAAAAATATAATATAATTTATATAGAAAGGAGAATAATTAATGACAAAAATTTATAAATGTAAATGTAAATTATGTGGGAAACCTTTAACAACAGATGTAGCGTTTAATTTCCCTAAGATAGATAAAAATGGTAAAAAGAAAAATCAATATTATTGTTCAGAAGAAGAATATAGAGAACATGAAAAGAATACAGAGTTGCTTAGAGAAAATCAAATTCTTTTTGACAAGATTATAGGATATACCTGTATTAATAATACAAAAAATAAAGAATTTGCAAAAATATACGATGTAGGATATTCTAGGAGACAGGTAAATAAATTTCTTTTAGATAAAGGAGAATATATAAAAGAGTCTTTAGACAAGAAATTGGTCAACGGAGATATGAATGAGTATCAAAAGATTTTATATATATTTGCAATTATACGTTCAGAGATAAAAGATTATTTTAGTAGATCAGGTAAGCCAATTAAAGATACAACAGAATATGAAGATATCGGTTCTAATATAGAAGTGGAAACAGAAGTTAAAAAACCTGTTGTTAAAAGGAAGAAAGTAAAAAGAGGTTTAATGGATATTCTATAAGGAGGTAGTAAAATGGCGAGAGCATTAGATGTAGAATGTGAAGTAATGAATGAACAAAAAGAGATTGCTGAAAAAATGTTAATATCATGCCTTCTTCAAGATTTAAGTTTAATAAGTGAAACACCTTTAATAGAAGATGATTTTTCTACTCCTAAGAATAAATTTTATTTTAAATTAGTTTCTGAATTATCTACAAGATATAGGGAAGTTAATGAATTTACTGTTATTAATTTCCTTAAACTTTCAGAAGCATTAACTCAAGATTTTGAGGACTATGGAGGAGCAAAAGAGTTTAAAAAGATTAAGGAGTTAGCCAATGTAGAAAATTTCTATTCACATTTGGATGAAGTAATCAAATATAATCTAATAGAAGAAGTTTCAGAGAAGTTAGCTATTGATATAAACAAGGAGATATTGGTAGGAGGTAAGAAAATTGTACCTGCCGATAAATTTACTTCTATGAGTAGTCAACAAGTTTTAGATTTCTTTGATATGCAGTTATCAAGTGTGAATGTAAGAAGTGTTGCAACAGATATGATAAGAGAATATTTATTTTATTCTGATGAAGAACTTGAACAAATTGAAGAAGGAGAAGTGGATGATGACACGACTTATTATGACACTACTTTAACTTGGGAGACAGAAAATGGAGAGTTTAAATATCATAAGAATTTTCCACTTCTTAGTAAAAGTACCGATGGGTTAAGCAGCGGTAACGGGGTGGCTATATTTGGAGCTTTTAGTGGAGTCGGAAAAACTACGCTTGTAACAAATATCGCTATGTCCCTTGTAGAGAATGGAGAAAAAGTAATTCTAGTAAGTAATGAACAACAGATTAAATATTTTAGAACAATGTTATTATCTTATATTTCCGCATATGTATTTGGTTGTTTCACATTAAATAGAACAAAGATTAAACATTTTAATTTTAACGATGAAGAAAAGAAAGTTTTTTTAAAAGCCAATAAATTTATCAAAGAAAGATATAAAGATACTATTGCATTTTATAGCGTTAGTGAGTTTTCTGTTGATAAAATAATGAGGGAAGCTAAGAAGTTAATTCTAGCAGAAGGTTTCTCAACATTAATTGTAGAAACATTTAAAGCCGAATCACAAGAGGATAGTGTTAAAGAGTTAATGGCTAATTCGGTTGCCCTAGATAAATTTGGTAAAGAAATGAATTGTAAAATATTATTACCTATGCAACTTATGGGTTCTATGACTGGTAAAGCAAGTTTCTTAACATCTAGTTTACTAGCAGGGTCAAAACACGTTAAAGATGTTGCAGGGCTTCTTTTATTAACTAGAAAGGTAAATCCAAAAGAATTAGATGAAGAAGACGATAGAATGTTTTTAAAACCATATGTTTGGAGAAAAGATAAGAATGGTAACTTTAAGAAAAAATATTTTAAGATAATAGATAAAGCTACTCCTACTAGAAGAAGATTAGAAGGAGATTTTGATGATGAACTTACACTAGATAAAAATAAACATTATATATTGGCTTTCTTAGACAAGTGTAGGGAAGCTAGTGATTCAAATATAATTATTTTGCAGGAATTTAACGGAGACTATGGTAGAATTAAAGATGTTGCATATGTAGATAACGTTTATACCGGATTATTTTACTAAAAGTACTTGACAACAATATTAAAATGTGATATAATATAAATATAATAAGAAAGGAGAAAACGTGATAGGTTTAATATGTGTTTTATTAGTAGTTTATTTAATATTATTTATAGTTGAGAAAATCATTTTTAAGGGTGATTCTTAAAATGGAGGGATAATATGGACAAGAATGAAATATTAGATAGTCTTGAAAAATTAAAAAAAGAAACTATTAAACTTGTAGACATTGAGAATTGTTATATGAGAGTATGGTACTCTTGTGATTATTGCTTGAATGAAATAAATGAAGAATGTATTATGCAAATGGATATAGACTGTATAGGAAAAAATTTTAATGAACTTAAAAGATTAATTGAAGAAATAGTATAGGGAAGGAGAAGACCATGAGTATCTTGCAAGACTTAAATAAAGAACAGGTAATAAATTTTGTAGAAGAAATTCTTCAAGGTAGATGTGTGACTCGTGAAGGTTATAATAACAATGCTATATTTGAATCATTTTGTCATAATAGCACTTCTCCTAAATTGTATTATAATGAAGATACTCATAGCTTCTTTTGTTTCTCTCATTGTGGTAATTTAGGAAGTCTAGCCGATTTAACTATGAAAATTAAAGAATGTGACTTTAAAGAAGCAATGAGTATAATAAATTCTTACTTTGGCGTTAATGGTAAATATCATAGACATGGAGTTGGTAGAAAATCAAGAAATCGACCACAAAGAAGAGAAGTAGATATAGATAAACTTGAAGTCCCGTCCTTACCTAAACAAAAGAAACCGTTTGCTTATAGAAGATTTCCTATTAAAAGATTACCCATGTGGGAAGATGAAGGAATAACTTTCAGAACATTAAAAAAATATGACATAAGGTATGATGAAATAGGAGAAAAAATTATCATTCCTCATTTTGCTTGGGATACAGGAGAAATTGTAGGAGTAAGAATTAGAAATTTAGATAAAGAAGTTGCAGAAAAGTTTGGAAAATATGTCCCGTTTTATTTTAGAGAGCAAATGTATTCTCATAGTTTAAAATATAATTTGTATGGTTATTGGCAAAATAAAGAGGCGATACAGGAGACAAAAATAGCGGTCCTTTTTGAAGGAGAAAAAGGGACAATGCAGCTTAATAGTTATCTTGAAGAAAATAATTCTGTCGCAGTTTGTGGTTCTAATTTAAGTTATGAGCAAATAAAAATACTTTTACTTCTAGGAGTAGAGGAGATAGTATTTGCTTTTGATAAACAATACCAAAATAAAGAAGAAGAATTATTATGGAAATGCAAGATAATTAAATTAGCTTATAGGATTCCTGAAAATATAAAGGTGTCAATTATATGGGATTCTTTAGAGAATGGATTATTAGAATATAAAGACTCTCCTACGGATAAAGGTAAAGAAATATACTTAGAATTATTTAATAATAGAATAGATTTTAAGGATTTTGAGGTAACAATATGAATTTAATAAGTGTAAAAGTTAAACAAGTGTATGCAAAAGAATTTATTAATGAAATAAATAAGAATAAAATAAGTGATGAATTTTTAAAAAAGTGTAGAAAATCTGCATCACTTTTTAAGAAAGGAGATAGATAATATGAAAAAATCTGATTTAAAAAATGGCATGAGTTTTGAATGTAGAGGCAAGTCTAAATATTTTATAATAAATGGCAAGGTTTATAGAGACAAAGGGACGCTTATACCTACTGGCGTTTTTGAAGACCGTATGAAAGGTTATTCGGAGGATTTACTTGCCTTACACTCTGATGGGAAAATGGATGTTATGAAAATATATGATATTGATGATAAGTTAATATGGGAAAGAGAAGAAATAGATTGGAGTAAAATACCAGTTGATACAAAGGTATTGGTAAAAAATCATAATGACAGTTATTGGAATAAGGAATATTTTAATAGTTATAGTGGAGGAAAATATTATACATATATGGAGGGGAGAACGGTTTGGAGTAATAATAGCGGAACTTTAGTCTGTTGGGACGAATGTAAATTAGCGGAAGCTCCTAAAAACAAAGTAACGGTAGAAGAGTTGCAAGATTCATATGACGATATATGTTTAAAATATGATGGTTCTTGTAGTCATTGTAAATATAAAGAATCAAAAGAAGATTGTCAATTTCACTGGTTATTAGATAATTATAATGTTTCACGTAAATAGGAGGTACAAAGGTGGAAATTAATATAAATAGTAAAAGAGAACCTTATGAGGTTGGAGATTTATTAGAAATTAGTGGATTTGGATTTAGAATGATAATAAAAAATAATAGTAGCAATCACTATTTTTTAATAAATATGGAAGGGAAGACTACAACATCTTATTATAATTCTATAGAAGAGTTGTTAGAAAATAGAAATATTTTAAACCATTATAAAAATAATGATTTAGAAATAAATTTAAAGAAGAAACGAAAACTATTTTAGGAGTGATTAAATGAAAGATATAAGAAATAAGGTATTTTTAAACAGTCTTTCAGAAGATGTAGAAAAGAATATGTTAGAAATAAGAGACTTGACTAAAAAAGAAGCTCTTAGTTTACTTCTAGCGAATGATGAATTTGAAGAAAATGTAGAGCATTATAAAAATTTAAATAAAGGCATAGACTTCTTATTAAATACTATGGCTAATAATGATAACATAGCAATACAGATAGATTCAGATGCAGATGGATACTTTTCAGGGGCATTAGTATACCAAGTTATATATGACGATTTTGAATATGAAAATGTAACTTTTATTCTTAATGAAGGAAGAGAACATGGATTCCAACTTAGAAATTTAGATACTTTAGTTAACAACAATATTAAACTATTAATTATACCTGATGGTGGTAGTGTTGAATTTGAGCCTTTAAAAGAAGTCACTGATAAAGGTATTCAAATTTTAATATTAGACCACCATATAATAGAGATAGGAGATAGATTAAGAGATATAGAGGACAATGTAGCACTTATTAATAATCAAGATGGAATCGTTGAAAATATATATTTAAGTGGTTGTGGAGTTAGTTATAAATTCTGCAAAGAACTTGTGGAATGTTGTGATGGGGCAATAGGCAATAAATATTTAGATTTGGTAGCGGCTTCATTAATATCTGATATGTGTGATATGAAATATTCTTATGAGAATAGATATTATTTAAATATTGGTTCTAAAATAGAGAATATAACCAATCCTTTTTTAACAGAAATGGCTAGAAGTATGAAGAAAAGTAAAAAAGATAGATTTTCTATTGAAGACTTTGGGTTTTCTATAGCTCCCATTATAAATGCAACTATTAGAATAGGGAAAAAAGAAGATAAAGAAAATTTGTTTAATGCCTTAATAGGAGTTAATGATTTAATAGCACATAGAGGTAAAGCAATATCTTATCCTTCTAAATCTAGATTAATTGGTGCTAACCTTCAAAAGAAACAAAAAGAAGAAAAGGTTAAAATAGCAGAAATGGTTAAAAAAGAAATTGAGGAAGAGGGTTCTCAAAATAATACTGTTATTATATATATAGATAGAGAGAAAAAGATAGATAAATCTTTAAGAGGATTAACTTGTAATCAGTTATTAGATTATTATGAAAGACCTATATTACTCGGAAGTATTGACAAAAATGGATTTGTGAGAGGTAGTGCTAGAGGATATGGGGAAATGGATTTTAAATATATATGTGAAGGAACAGGATTGTTTGAATATTGTAATGGACATGACAATGCTTTTGGCTTCAGTATTAAGGAAGACAAAATAGAAGAATTTTTAAAATATGTTAATGACAACATTACCATAAAAGAAAAAAGTATCAATGTGGAAAAAATTTATGATGAATTTGTTCCTAAAGATGATGTTAAAAAGATAGTTAGTTATGAAAACTTATGGAGTCATGATATTAAGCCACCTCTATATTTAATTAAAAATGCTATATTTAAAGTAGGAGATATTAAAAAGATAGGTAATAGTACTTATGAATTTGAAAATAAAGATATAAAAATAACTAAATATTTCTGTAGCAAAAAAGCATTTGAGGAATTAGTAGAAGAAAAACAAGATGATGATTATGTTACTTTAGATGCTTTAGTAGAATTTAGATATAAATTTGGAAGAAAAATTATTATTAAAGATTGGGAAAAAATTAAATAAAGCACTTGACAACATTGTTATAATATGGTATAATATAAGTATAGAAACGAGAGAGGAGAAAAAATATATGGAAAATAAAGACTTTAGAATTTTAATTGATATGGATGATACAATAACTAATTTCCTAGAAGAAGTTATCAATGAATATAATAAAACATATGGAACAAATCATTCAATAAAAGAAGTTACTGAATGGGTTATACCGAGTAGTTTTGAATATGGATTATTTTCAGTACTTGAATTAACAAATATTTTAACTATGATTACTCCCAAGTTAGATAGTATAGAGTATATAAATAAATGGATTGATGAGGGATATGATGTATTTATAGTATCAGATTGTTGTAATCGTTACCAGTCCTACAGAGATAAGCTTAAATGGTTAAAAACTTATATTCCAAAATTTGACTTATCTCATTTTATACCTTGCAAAGAAAAATATGTTATAAGTGGAGATGTTTTAATTGATGATAATTTAGACAATCTCGAAAAATGGAGTTTACATAACCCATATGGAATGGATTTATTAATGACGGCACAACATAATAAACAAATTCAAGATGAAAGAAGAATTAATAGTTTTGAAGAAGCAGATGATTTAATAAAAACCGTACAATTTTTAATGTCTTTAGGGGATGAAGTAAATGAAGCGTTACAATAATTATCATAAGCATGATTATTATGGGAATATTAAAAGTTTAGATGTAGTTGTTTCACCTTTAGAATATATTCAAAGAGCAAAAGAATTAGACGGGGATAAAGCAATATTTTTTTCAACTAATCATGGGTATCAAGGAAATATATATGAATATTATACATTATGCAAAGAACACGGAGTTAAATTAATAGCAGGGGTTGAAGCTTATTATGTCCCAGACAGATTTGAAAAAGACAGAAGAAATTATCATTTAATTATAATAGCAAAAAATAAAAATGGTTATAAGCAAATTAATTCTATAATGTCAGAAGCAAATACTACAGGATTTTATTATAAACCTAGAGTAGACGATGAATTAATTTTTAAATTAAATCCTAATGATGTTGTTATAACTACTGCCTGTATAGCATCGAGACTTAGAGATATAGAGGGAGCAGAAGACTGGATAATAAAAATGAAAGAATATTTTAAAGATAATTTTTATCTTGAGGTTCAAAATCATAACGTTGAAAGTCAAAAAGAATATAATAAAAGATTGTTAGAATACTCTAAAAAATATAATATTCCAATAATTCATGCTAATGATAGTCATTATATCTATGAAAAAGATAGTAAATATAGAAATTTATTTTTAAAAGCAAAAGGGATTACTTATGGAGAAGAGGATAGTTTTATATTAGATTATCCTAATTATGAAACTATTCTAAAGAGATATGAAAATCAAGGAATATTAACAAGAGAACAAGCAAAAATAGCCTTAGATAATACTCTTATATTTGATTCTTTAGAAGGAATAGAATTTGATTATGAAATTAAAATGCCCTATATATCAGATAATCCTTCTAAAGAATTAGGGGGTATAATAAAAAAAGAATTTGAAAAAGAAATTAAAAAAAACCACATAAGCATTAAAAGAAAAGAAGAATATATACAAGCTATAAAAGAAGAATGGAAAGTTATTGAAGAAACTAAAATGCACGAATATTTTTTAATCAATTATAAAATGGTTCATTTAGCAGTGAATAAATATAGTGGAATTATCACAAAAAGTTCAAGGGGTTCCGCTCCAAGCTTTTATATAAACAAATTATTAGGATTTACTTCTTTGGATAGACTCAACTCTCCTATTACATTATATCCTTCAAGATTTATGAGTGCTACAAGAATACTTCAGAGTAAATCGCTCCCAGATATTGATACAAACGTTGCTTTTCAACAACCTTTCATAGATGCTTCTAAAGAGTTATTAGGAGAGGATAATTGTCAATGGATGGTTAGTTTTAAACCATTACAGGATGCAAGTGCGTTTAGATTATATTGTAAAGCTATTGATATGGAAGTTGAAGAATATGATGAAATTGCTAAAAATTTAGATGAATACAGAGAAGATAAAGAGTGGAAGGATATTATAGAAGAAAGTAAACATTTTGTAGGAGTTGTAGAAGCTATATCGCAATCTCCATGTAGTACTCTTTTACTATCAGAGCCAATTAGTCAACAAATTGGATTATTAAAAGTCGGAGATATTATATGTTGTAATATAGACGGAATAAACTGTGATAGATATAAATTCTTAAAAAATGACATACTTGCCGTATCTGTTTATAAAATTATATATAAAGTATGTGAATTAATAGGAATTGACATTCCAAGCACACAAGAATTAACTAATCTATTGGACGAAAAAACTTGGAAGATTTATGAAAATGGATTAACTTGTACAATAAATCAAGCAGATAGTAATTTTGCGACTCCTTTAGTTATGAAATATAAACCTAAATCAGTAGCAGAAATGAGTGCATTTGTAGCCGCAATTCGTCCGGGATTTGCCTCATTGTTAGAAGGGTTTATTAATAGAAAGCCGTATACAACAGGAGTGAAAGAATTAGATGATTTATTGGAAGATAGTTACCATTATCTTATGTATCAAGAATCTATTATGAAATACTTGATTTGGTTAGGAATCCCAGAATCAGAAACATATACAATTATAAAAAAAATTAGTAAAAAGAAATTTAAAGAAAAAGAATTAAAGGAATTAAAAACTAAGTTACGTCAAGGTTGGAATAAAGTTGTTGGGAAAGAAGAGGGATTTGAAGAAACATGGCAAGTAATTAACGATTCAGCATCCTATAGTTTTAATGCATCACATTCACTTAGTTATGCTTATGATAGCTTATATGGAGCATATTTAAAATCTCATTATCCTTTAGAATATTATACCGTTGCATTAAATCAGTATAAAGATGATTTAAGTAGAACCCCAAGACTTATCAACGAATGTAAATATTTTAATATTAAGATACAAACTCCTAAATTTGGATATTCTAAAGCAGAATACTCTTTTGATAAAGAAACTAGAACAATATATAAAGGTGTTGGTTCTCTTAAATATTTAAATGAACAGAAAGCCGACTTCTTATATGAATTAAGTCAAAGCAAGGAATATAAAACTTTTACAGAATTATTATGTGATATTAAATCAATAGGAAATAGATGTATTTTAATATTGATAAAGTTAGGGTATTTTTCAAAATTTGGTAGTATAAGTAAACTTCTTAAAGTATTTGAACTATATAAAGATAAAGGTGATAAAAAAACAATGTCTAAAACTAAAGATATTGAATTATATATGACTTATAAAGAACTTGCAGAAAAAAATGCTACTAAAGAAACTGCTAAAACTTTAACTATAAATTATATTTCTTTTATAAAGGATATAGAGTTGACTTTAGAAGATACAGAAGATGACGTTGTTCAATTAATAAAAGATGAAATAGAATATACAGGCGGATTTAATGCAGTGCCATATAAACAAATGGATAAAAATGCTTGTTTCATATCAGACTTAAAAGTTTATAACTATAATGTTGTTGTTACATTATTCTGTTTCTATAGCGGAAATGTAAAAACTTTTAAAATGGATAAAAAGATATATAATCAATGCCCTTTTACAAAAGAAGAAGTATTATATTTATATGGATTTGTACCTAGAAAAAATAAAAAAAGTAAAACTGTTGACTATTATATCACAGATTTTGAAGTAGCATAAATATAAATAAGAAAGAGTTGATAATTACATGGACAAATTAGTATGTAAAGTTTGTGGAAGAGAGTTAAAACATAAAAATAAAAAGATGTTATGCGAAAAACATTTAAATGAATATAATGAATTTGGGTTCTGTATAACAACAAGTGACCGAACAGAGAATGAACCTAATGAAATTAGAATCCACAATGATTATGCAGAAATTGTTCTATATGACATTTATCAAGAAGAGATAGAAGAAAAAATCTTAATAGATATTGAAGATATAGATATAGTAAAGAATGTAGTTTGGAAAAAGGTAGGTAAACATATAGTTGGCTCTACAGATAGATATACATTTGATTTGCCTAGCCTTTTAATGGACACAGATAATAAAATTGAATATGTAAATGGGAATATATTGGATAATAGAAAAGAAAATTTAATGATAGTTGAAAAGAAAAAATTTAAACATCATTTTGCTAATAACAAAAAATATAAAAATAAAATAATTATTACTTCTTTAGGTGGTTCAACAGAAGATGTTACAGGTTCATGTTTTGCTATAGAATATCCATTAGATAACGGAGGAAGAGACCTAATTCTGTTAGAGTGTGGGAGTATACAAACAAATAGAATAGTGGAAGATTTTAATGCCAATAAAAAAATGGTAGATAACATACCTTTTAATCTAGCGAGTAATGTATTTGTATGTCATTGTCATGCTGATCATGTTGCCAATATACCGAGTGGAATTACAAGAGGGTTTGACGGAAATATTGTCACTACTTATGAAACTGCTCAACTATTAAGTCCTATGTTGCTTGACTCGGCTTTTATACAAAGAAGAAACATAATGAGTATGAATAGCAAAGGCAAAAAATACGAAATGCTATATGATGAATCTGATGTATTTAGAATTTTAGATAAAATCAAAATATATGATAGGGAAACAATGCATAAAATTAATTCTAATTTATCTTTTAGATTTGTTTCTAATAACCATTGTTTTGGTAGCACTTCCTTAGAGATATTTATTAAAAAGCCAAGTGGTCGAATAGTAAAAATATTTTATTCATCTGATTTAGGCTCTAGCTATAATCAACAATATAAACCTTATTGTGATGAAAGAAGAAATGTTTCTAAGGCAAATATCGCAATCTTTGAAAGTACTTATGGAGACAGAGGGTTTTCAAAAAAAGATGTAGAAAAAGATGTAGAAGGATTACTTAATAAGATTAGAGAAGTTACTTATAAAGGGAATAGAATACTTATACCTTGTTTTAGCTTTGACAGAAGTCAGTCTATAATGGATTTGTTGTATCATACTTTTAAAGACGAAGAAGAATTTAAAAATATTAAAGTTATAGTAGATTCAAGGTTAACAAATGAGATTAATAAAGTGTATGAAAAGACACTGCAAGGAGAATTATTAAATCGTTGGAAAGAAGTAATGTCTTGGGATAATTTCATATTTATTGACGAATATAAGAAAACAGAATTGATGGCAAGACAAACGAAGAATCCTTGTGTTATAATATCTTCTTCAGGTATGTTGGCAGGTGGTCATTCTGTTGCATATGCCAAACATATTCTTCCTAGAAAGCAAGATTGTATATGCTTTATAGGATATTGTTCTGAAAGGACTCTAGGTGGTAAAATTCAAAGAGGGGCTAAATCAGTAACAATAGAGAATAAGAGCATTCCTATAAGATGTGAAGTTAATGTATATAATAGTTTTACAGGGCATATACAAAGAAAAGAATTAATTTCTTATATGAAGGGTATGAATTGTAGCAGGATACTAATTCATCATGGAAGTACTGATGCAAAGGCTCAACTAAAATTTACGGCAGAAGAGGATTTCTTATTTAGTGGGGTAAGTAAAAAAATAGGAATCATAAATAAGAAAAATAATTGTTTTGTTATTTAGGGTTGACAATAGTATTAAAATATGATATAATATAAATATAAAAGGAAGGAGGTGAAGTTCAGTTAAATAAAAATTTATAAAGAAATAAATATAATGTTAATAGGAGGACTCATTATGAAATCACCATTTAATTGGGTGGGAAATAAATATAAATATATAGAGATAATAAATGATTTGGTAAGAGATAAAAAGTATAACGATGTTGTAGATTGTTTTATGGGGTCAGGGAATATACTTTTAAATTTAGAATGTAATGCTAATAGGTTTATTGGCAATGATAAGAATAGACTGTTACCATATATATATGAACGTATTAGGGTTATAGATAACTTTAATATACATCAAATTGAAATTATATTAAATCAATGGAATAGATTTAGCAGTAAAGAGGATTATTATAATTTTAGAGAGTATTGGAATAAAAAATATAAAAATAATAGGTTTGATGATGCTTTTATATATGAAACAGCCTTATTATTGAAAATGTGTAGCAATTCTATGGTTAGATTTAATTCTAAAGGAGAATTTAATCAAGGATTCAGAGGGTTGGGTAAGAAGACTGAATTTTTTACAGATACTATGAAGAAAATAATAGTAAATGGATTAAATGATTTAAATATAGAATTAAATAAAAATAATTATGAATTTTTTACAGAAGATATATTAAATATTTCTCCCAATGAGAAAGATTTATTTATATTAGATCCGCCATATATTTTAATGGATGAAATGTATAATGTAGACTTTAGCAAAAAACATAATGATTATTTACTAGCTCTATTAGATAGAAATAAATGTGATTTTATATATTTTAATTATCTTGAAAGAGACGGTGTTATGTATAAAGAGTTAAATGATATAATCAATGAGAATGATTATCAAGTAATAGAATTGTCCAACACAACAGGGACAGGTCAAAATAGAAAAGGAGTTAAAAGTATCAAAGAAGTATTAATAACAAATATAAAAAACAGTTGACAACATTATTAAAATATGGTATAATATAAATATAGAAAGGGCGATGATATGAACGGACTCTCAAGAGAACAATTATTAGAAAGACTTAATGACTTATATATTGAATTAGACGAATATAAAGAAATGGAGAAAGATTATGTAGATTTAAGTTATGAAATGCAATTTTTAGAAAAAGAACACAATGAATTGGAGGAGAAATACGATGACTTAAAATGGGATTATGATAGACTGAAAGAAAATTATGACGAGTTAAAAGGAAATTATGACATTTTAGAGAGGGATTTTGATGAATTGTCAGAGAAATATGAAGGCTAAAATAAACAGAAAGGAAATGAAGTTATTAATGTTTGTAATTAAAAGAAATGGTTCTATTGAAGAATTTGATAAAGAAAAGATTAGGGTAGCTATAAGAAAAGCATTGGTTGAAACAAAAGAATGTAAAAACTCACAAGTAATAGCTTTATCAAGATTAGTAGCAGATGACGTTTGCGAAGAGATTGATGATGAATATATAGGAATAGAAGATATACAGGATTTAGTTGAATTTAAACTTATGGAAAGAGGATTAAAGAATACTGCTAAAGCCTATATCCTTTATAGAGATAATAAAAGAAGAATAAGAGAAGAACAATCAAGATTATATGACGAATCTCAAAAACAGATTAAAAATATTATGGAAATGAAAAATATTGAAAATGCTAATGCGAATGTAGATGAAGGTTCTTTTAGTGGTAAAAATGCCAAAATTACTTCTTACTTCTTAAAGGAATATGCTTTAAACAATTTAATGGATAAAGAGGTAGCTAAAGCACATAGAGAAGGTAGATTATATACACATGATTTAGATAGTTATTGTTGTGGACAACACAATTGTTTGTTTATAGACTTTCAAGATTTATTTGATAATAACAAAGGTTTTGAAACAAGAAATGGTGATGTAAGAAAACCGAACGATATTATGACCTTCTTCCAACTTGTCGCAGTTGTTTTTCAATGTGAAAGTCAAGTACAATATGGCGGAGTTGGGGCAAATAAAATAGATTATGATGCAGCACCATATGTGGCAATAACTTTTAGAAAGGCTTTTATTGATGCTCTAGTCGATTTAAGAGACATAACTGAACCAAAAGCTAAAGAGATAGTTGAAGAAATTAAAGATAAAGTTAAATTAGAAAGTTCTTATCTAAAAGAATATTATCCAAAAGAGTATAAAGTTGCAGAGAGACACACAATTAAAAAGACTATGCAAGGAGCAGAAAGTCTTTATCATAACTTAAATACTCTTGAATCAAGAGCGGGAAGCCAAGTTCCATTTACATCTATAAATTTTGGTACAGATACTTCTCCTGAAGGACGATTAGTTTCTAAATCACTATTACAAGCTAGTATAAACGGTATAGGAAAGTTCCATAGAACATCTATCTTCCCAATCTCAATATTTAAATATAAAAAGGGAGTTAATGATAAAGAAGGAACTCCTAATTATGACTTGAAATTATTAGCTATAGAAAGTTTAAGTAAAAGAATATATCCTAACTTTTGTAATGTAGATATATCTTATCAAGATACAATAGGGTGTCCCGATGAGGAATTTTCTACTATGGGTTGTAGGACGACCGTAGGATACGATATAAATGGTCTAGGTTGGAGTAAAGGTGGTAGAGGAAATATATCTCCTGTTACAATAAACCTAGTTGATATTGGCATAAAAAACGGAATATGTTTAGGAGAAAGAAAAGAAGCCAATATAAAAGGATTTTGGAAAGATTTAGACGGTATACTTAAATTATCTGAAAAAGCTTTATTAGACAGATATGAATGGATATGTTCCCAAAAGGCTAAAAGTGGATTTTTCTTACACCAAAATGGATTAATGAAAAATAATATAGGAAGAAAGTTAGAATTAGAAGAAAATGTTAAAGAATCTATGAAGCATGGAACTTTAGCAGTAGGATATATAGGTATCGCAGAAACAATGGTAGCTATGTTTGGAGAAACACAAACCAATAACGATGAAGTATATAAATTCGCATATGATATTGTTAAAAGAATATATGATTTTACAAAAGAATGTTCTAAAAGAAATTCATTAAACTTTAGTTGCTATGCTACTCCTGCCGAAAATTGTTGTAAAACACTAAGAAATAACTTGGTAGAAAGATATGGAATAATAAAAGGTGTAACAGATAGAAAGTACATAACTAACTCTCATCATATACCAGTTTATGATGAAACATCTATCGTAGATAAGATTAATAAAGAAGCACCTTTTAGCGAATTAGCTACTGGTGGGAATATAATGTATGTTGAATTAGAATCTAGTATGATGAATAATCTTAAAGCTATTGAAAAAATAATTGATTATGCTATGGATAAGAATGTATCGTATTTCGCATTAAACTTTCCAATAGACACTTGTATAAAATGTGGTTATTCTTCTGAAATAAATGATAAATGCCCTCAATGTGGTAGTGATGAAATAGAAAGACTTAGAAGGGTAACTGGGTACTTGACAACAGACTATAGAAAATTTAATGACGGGAAAATAGAAGAAGTACATGATAGAGTCAAACATTCTTTAGGAGGAATATAATGAACATAAGTGGAATAATTTATGATTCTGTTGTAGATGGAGAGGGTATTAGAAACACCCTCTTCATAAGTGGTTGTTTGCATCATTGTCATGGTTGCCATAACCCTCAAACATGGGATTTTGATTATGGTTATGAATTTACAAAAGAAAAACAAAAAGAATTTATAAAAAAATGTAAAGATAACCCTTTGTTAGATGGGATAACTATTAGTGGGGGAGACCCTATTTATAGTTCAAAAGAGCTGATCCCTTTTTTAAGAGAATATAAAAAGGAAAATCCAACTCACACTATTTGGTTATATACTGGGTTTAAATATGAAGATATAAAAAATAATGAAGTTTTAAAATTAGTTGATGTATTGGTTGACGGAAAATACATAGAAGAGCTTAGAGATATAACCTTAGCCTTTAGGGGAAGTAAAAATCAAAGAATAATTAGATTAAGTTAAGGAGTGGTTTTATGGTTTTATTATTTGTAGATAGTAAACATGAATACTTTAAAGAATTAATAGGAGAACGTTGTTTCTTTAATTTTGATAAGGATGGGAGAATATTGTTGCATTTCTTTAAAAGTGAGTAATATATCAAATTAAAAAAGAGTGGAGACTTAGTATATACAGGAGAATATGCGGTTTTAAGAGATAAAGATAGTATATTTATTCTCAAAGATATGAACAGCAATAATTTAGAAGGAGAATAAATATGTTTTATAGCATAAGAAATGTATTTAATGAAGCCACAGGAATAGATTTAAATGAGTGGACTTTAGTTACGAAAATCGAAGTTAGAAAAATTAAAAGCACTCATACCTCTTTACCCTTTTCTATAACAGAAATGAGCTTGTGGTCACACCCTTTTACAACAGAGAGTAAGACTGCAATATGTGGTGAGTTAGGTAGAATCGCAAGAAGATTATTAGCAAACGATGGTATAAATTGTAGAATCAATAAAGAAGTAGAAAATTATATTGCAATAAATGTTTCTTGGGAACTTGGAGAAGAATTGATATGTATATTATACGAATTTGTTAAGAAAGGATAGAGATATGAAGAAAATAAAATTATCAAGTATATATTTAATAATTGCAATTTTATTAGGAATCTATACGTTGGGATTAATCTTTTTCCCAACTATACTTCCTTATTCCGATAATATATTAATAATTTCAATAACTTGCACAATGTTGGCTTTTATATTATATACATTAACTATTAATGATTAAGAAAGGGTGACGATATGAAAAAAATAATAGTTTTATTAGGAGCATCTGCTACTGGAAAAGATACAGTAGTCAAACACATATCTGAAAAATATAATATACCAATAGCAATATCTTATACTACAAGACCTATGAGAGAGAAAGAAACTCAAGGAATAGAGTACTATTTTATATCCGATGAAGAAATGGATAAGAAATTTAGAGAAGGGGAAGTAATTGAACATACTTCTTATTATATTCAATCAGAAGATGTGTCTTATAGATACGCTAATGTTGTAGACGAGTTTAAAAAAGGTGATTATACTTTAACCATATTAAATCCTCATGGATTATATCAATTTAACAAATCTCAATATAAAGATAATTTAGTATCAATTATGCTTAATTGCGATGATAGAGTTAGATTAGTTAGAAGCTTAAATAGGGACGAAAATGTCAATGTAAATGAAGTTTTAGACCGTTTTAGAAGGGACGAACTCGATTTTATAGAAAGAAGACCTAAAACAGATTATGAAATAGATACTAATAAACCTTTAGAAGAGGTTTTTAATAATATAGATAGAATAATAGAAAATATTTTAAAAGGAGAATGATAAAATGGTGATAATTAAAGCCCTTGTAGTTGTATGGATAATAATAAGTATTGTTAGTTTCTTTATAGGAGAATATGTTATAAAGAAAACTGCCAGTGACAAAGACCTTATAGAAGAATTAATAAAAACAGAAAAAGGTAAAAATTTGATTTTATCTTTTGGGAATACTTTTAGTATAGCTCTTACTTGTATGATACCTCTTGTTCATTTTGTTCCTTTAGTTGGTTTTATATGGGGATTCATAATGATGAAAAAGGATTATGATTATTATAAAACTTGTATTTTAAGTGCTGCGAAAGGAGAATAATATGATAAGAACAATAATTTTAATTTATCTTTTAGTATCGTTAATAGCTTTAGTTTTGTTGAAAATATTCACTGTAAAGTTATCTAAAAATATTTATTCTAAAGATATTTTTTCACTTTATATGACAGAAGAATTAGCAAAGGAAGCCGTAAAAGATATGGCAAATCCTTGTTTAAAAGAAATTCTAAAATGTTTTATACCTATATATCATTGTTATTTAGTAGTAATGATAATTCTTTGTATTATATATGAAAAGAAAAACCCCGAAGTGATAAAAGAAATATCAAAAGAATTAAAAGAAACGGAGAATTTTAATGGCAAAAAATAGTAATAAAATAGGTAAAAATTTTGAAGTAAGATTATCTAATAAGTTTGACGAATATAGAAAAAATAAATTAGCTTTTATATCTAAAGTGCCTACTGATTGGGTAGTTATTAGAGGGGAAAAAGGTAAAATTGCTACGGCTTATCCTAGAGGTAAGTCGGAGTTCCTTGATTATTGTGGTTGCTTAAAGAATGGAGAAATAATATTTATTGAAGCTAAAAGTTGTAATAATACCGCTTCTTTCCCTCTATCCAATATAAAACCTTATCAATTTGAATTAATAGAGGAATATCTAAACTATACAGATAGAATTTATATGATTGTAGAAATGAGACAAACGAACGAAATCTTTTTATTTAATGCTAAGTTGCTTTTAAATTTTGAAGAAGTTTATAACAGAAAGAGTATTCCTTTAAAATGGCTACAAGATAACTGTATTAAGGTTAATGATTTAGATATTTTAAAATACATAAAGGAGTAAAGTATGCTTGAATTAAAATTAAAATTAAGAGTTACGAAAATTAAAAAAAGAACACAGGCAAAGATTTTTAAAGATTTAAAAGTAGGAGATGAGATTCTTTTATCTTCTACTCTTAATAATTATGCAGGTTATCAAAAAATGTTAAAGATAAAGAATCTTGCTACTGGAGAAGAAGATTATAAATATTTTACTGTTATAAGTAATACACTTGATAAATTTGAATTTGAAGAAATTTTATAAAAATACTTGACAACATTATTAAAATATGATATAATATAAATATAGAAAGGAGTAATAATATGAAAACGGAACATTACGGGAAAATAACATCTATGCTTGATGATTTATGTCAATTATTATCTGACGGCTTGATGTTTTGTATTCAAGGTAGGAAGAAAAAGATGAAAGAAAACGAAAAGAAAATTTCAGAGCAAAAAAGAAATAATAGATAAATATATAGAAAAAAATAATATTGACCTAAATGAATATAAAGAAATATATTTAGCAAGAATGTATCAATGGGCAAACATAGATGGGGTTAATGTTCAACGTAAAGTTAATGTTCAGCGTAAATATGAAAGAAGGAGATAATATGAGTAATTTTTTTTCAATTACAAATCAATTTAAATTTTGTGGAAACCCTTTTAGAATAGATACATATAATAGTTGTACCTTTGGTTGTGAATATTGTTTTGTTAAAGGGCGTAGTCCTGTTACTGTGAGAGGTCGAGAGAGTGAGTTTATAGATTTAAATAATTTTGAAAAAACACTGTATCGAGCATTTGAAACAGATTGTAAAACTAGGGGTATAAATATGGAGCTATTAAGACATAGAGTACCTTTTCATTTAGGAGGTATGTCAGACCCATTTCAACAAAGAGAGTTTACAGATAAAATAACATATGGATTATTAACGTTATTAAATAAATACGAATACCCAGTTATGATTTCAACTAAATGTGCCGAGTTACCAAGTGAATATTGGGAAATATTAAATCCTAAAACTCATGCTTTTCAAATAAGCTTATTCTCTAACAATAATGATACTATTAGAAAATTCGAAAAGAACACTCCTACTGTAGAAGAAAGAATATTGTTTATGAAAGAATTAAAAAATAAAGGGTTTTGGGTAGGATTAAGAATACAGCCTTTAATTCATTTAGAAGATGCTCTAGGAGTAGTTGAAGACACCAAAGGAATTGTTGATTATATAACCGTAGAACACTTAAAAATACCTACAAATGATTCTCGATTAAAGAAAAGATTACAACCTATTAAAGATATGTACCCATTTTATAAACCTAAAAAAAGTAGACATTATGAAATGGTAAAAGAATTTAAATTAAGAAACGTAAATAAGATTAAAGAAATTGCAATTTGTCCTGTGGGTTGTGGAGATAACGACCTACATGAGTATTCAGAGAGCAGATGTTGTTGTGGTATTGATACTATAGGAAATGAATTTAATAATTATCTAAAATATAATACCACTTATTTTCTTACTGGAGAATATAATAAAGAGGATATATGGATACCTCAAAGTTCAGTTAGAAGTATATTAAATAGTGATTGTAGAGGTAATAAAGAATTAAAATTAATTTCTCATTATGTTGATAAATATAAAGAAGAAACAAAAGAAAGTTTATAAAATTACTTGACAACAATATTAAAATATGATATAATATAAATATAATAAGGAAAGGGTGATGAATATGAAATGGTGTAACTACTTTGACTGTTGGATTGATGACCTATTTGATATTTATGATGAAGAAACCATATTCCATGAATGTGATGAAAATATATTCGTTGATACTCATGGGAGATATTTAAACTGTAATGATTGTGAACATTGTGAGGATGTGGATTAAAATATGAGCATTTATCAATCACTTTCAGAAATTAAAGAATATTGTGAGAGAAGAAAGTGTAATGATTGTGAAATAATAGATGCTTTAGGTATCTGCTTGAAGGCTAAAGAATGGAATATAAATACTAAATGTTGTGGATTTTGTGAATATTATGATTTCTCTAAGCCTTCAGGACAGATATGCACTAAAGGTAAAAATAGAAGTTTCCATTCAGTCTCTTGCAATTTCTATAGGAGGGGATAATTTGAATAAATTTATAATGTTGGTAGGATTACCGAACACTGGTAAAACCACTTATGCTAAACAATATGCATTTGGGAATAAAGATACGGTAATTGTTTCTTATGATGTTTTAGAAGTAAAAGAATTTGGTTATTTAAAAAGACTTACTGATGGCAAATCTAGTATTATAATAGATAAAGCAAAACAAGAAATAGTTGACAACTTAAAGAAAGGTTACTCTGTTATATATGATGGGCGTAATCTTACTAGAGAAGGAAGGAAAAATATAATTTCTTATGTTAAGGAAGATGTAAAAGATGTAGAAATTGATTGTGTTTATTTTAAGAAGAAATTTGTATCTTCACATTGGTTACTAAATGAATCTGAAAATATTGAACCACCTTGTATAATTGAAGGGTTTGATAATATTGAAAGGAGAGGGTAGTATGAAATTAAGAAGACTTAAAGTAGGAGATAAGATTAGAATAGCTTGTGATTTAGATTATGGTAGATATATTGATTTAACAGAAGATATGTTTCAGTATGCAGGTAAAACCGCTACTATAACAAAAATGGACAATAATCCTTCCCCTATAGTAAGATTTATGATAGATTTAGACAAAGGTAGATATTATTGGTATGCAGATGCAGTAGTTGGAGTTGAATAAATATGAGTAAATTTGAATTTGAAGATTATGATTATATAACAAAATATAAAAATAAATTTTTAAAATATATAAATAAAACAGAATGGAGTGGTAGTATGAATATAAAAATTAAATATTTTGAAGGAGCAACTAAATTAAAGATAAATCCAAAAGGTGATTTAATAGATGTTTATTCAAGAGAAGATGTTTTCATACCCAAAAATGAAATGAGAATGATACCTTTAGGATTCGCTATGCAATTGCCAAAAGGTAAAATGGCTAAACTTTATCCAAGGAGTTCTACTTTTAAAACTTGGGGATGCATACAGACAAATTCCGTTGGGATAATTGATAATACTTACTGTGGGGATGGAGATGAGTGGAAAATACCGTTATATTGCTTGTTTCCAAAAACTTTAGAAGTTCCAAATTTCACTTGTAAAGACGATTTTTGTATTATAGAAGGGACTTGGATAAGAAAAGGTGATAAAATAGCCCAATTTGAAATTGTAGACGTTATGGAAAAACCAACCTTTATAGAAGTAGATTCTTTAGAAAATGAAAACAGAGGCGGTTTTGGGAGCACTGGAACTAGATAGGAGAATAATATGAATAAAAAGCAACTTCTTATATTGATTGAGCTAGTAGTTAGTGAATTACGTTCAATTAAAGCAGAAGAATATTTGATTACTTCTACTGGTTCTTTTATATCTGACGCAGAGAAATTTAGAATGGAATTAAATCAAGATTTATATAATGAATTATTAAAAATAAAAGAAATACTGGAACAACAGTATAATAAATAGGTGAATAATATGAGTAATGAAATAATTAAAGTGTTAGACCACTTATGTGATAAGTTTGGTATAGCGATAGACTGGTCATCAAATAATGTGATGCCTTACTTACAAGATTTAATGGTTAGAATAACAAAATATGCAATATATACAAATATTTTATGGTTAGCTATGTCTATTTTAATTATTAGTGCAACTGTATTTGCTTTGGTTAAAATAACAAAAGTGACAAGAAAAAGTATGTATGATTGGGATTTAATTATTGGAATTTCTTTTTTTATTGGAAGTATTATAATCATAATCTTCTTTATTACTGGTATGAATGCTTGTCAAAATCTTATAGAAGTTAATACCGTTCCTGAAAAATACATGATTGAAATGATAAGAAATAATGTTTCTGATAATGATTGATAAATTTAGAAAGGAGATAATATGATTTTATATAATGAAATAAATAATTTATTCGAAAGAAAACAAGCACCGATTAAAAATAAAATAAAAGCGATGGAAAATGTTTTAGGTTATAGTATATCTGATGAATTAAGAAAATGTTTGAATAAAGAGATATTTAAATTAAAAACAAGATTAGATATTTCTCAAGAAATGCAGGTAGATATACTCAATAAAATACTAGAATATGAAAAGCAAAAATAGTTAACAATATTATTAAAATTATTAAAACTTTGTTAAATTGGAATATTTTTGATACCAATTTGCATATGCTATGATATATGTAGCATATATGTAATAGCTATAAAATAGCTAACTGAAATATATGCGGAATGTTCATATCGGTTATAGCAATTTAGGTGAAATACGCCCCTTTTTAAAAAGTATATAAAAATAAATAAAATTATATAAAAATGTATAAAAAAAATAAGAGTTGGAGATATTTCAACTCTTATTTTGGGTTAATCAACCTATACGAATTATCCATATAGGCACATATAAATATCAATTACAATTATATGATACAATAAGTTACATATTTTGTCAATAGTTATTTTGGCAACTTTACAATAAATGCCGAATATCCTTTCTCTTCATTTCTGATTAAACACAATGCATGAAATCGCTTCAAATTAAGCATATCCGTCTCTGTATACCCTTCTTTATAGAATAATCCCCTTAGTTCTTCAAAACACTTTACATCAGCTCCTGCAAGGAGGATAAAACTGCAACCGCTGCTTAAAATTGCATCTTTGCATTTTTTATTACATTGATTTAAGAAGTGTAAAGATATCGTAGGTATAAAAGAATACTTTCTACATTCAGTTAATATATCTTGAAGAATTGTCTGTGCTGTTGGAAATAGATTGATTTCATCAAAGAATATTTCTGTTCTAGTATTTGAACTGATTTGTTTTGACAACCAAACTTTACTTAAATAAAATGTAGCAATTAAATCTCTTATATTTCTGTTAGTAAAATCCTCTTCTCTAGCCTTTATTAATATAACTTTATTTTCATCTAATGCTTTTACAAAATTTATATTCTCTTCCGCTGACTTATTGAAGGCTAGTTTAGTATATAAATTGGTTTTTAATAAGCTCACTCTATCTATTATACCATCTATCTTGCTATCGTAATTTTCCACTTCCCCATCTTTATTTTCTTTATCTAACTCACTTAAATCGTTTATTTCATCTTCAAGTAATTTTTTTTGACCTTCTGTAAGCCATTCTAAGGCTTTTCTTCTTGCATTAGGATACATAAGTATACCTATTATATCTTTAAAACTGGCATTAAAATTTTTATAAAAGGCTACCGTACAAGCAGAATAAAAATATCTAAGCATTCTAGGAGTTAATTTAGTATCTGCATTAATAGTGTTTAATAAGATGTGTAATTGTGTAGCCTTTTCCATACATTTGGCTAATTTCTTATATTTATCCTCACTATCATCACAAGTTAATTCATTAAAACAGAATCCTTGTAGTTGATTATAATTACTGCAATCAATTTCTATAAGTCTATCTTTAGGAATTACCTTTTTTATGGTTTCTGACAGACTACAATCTCTAATAATATCTAATACTACTAATCCATCTCCTTTAGCTATTATAGATTTAGCAAGGTTTGTCATGTAATAAGTTTTACCACAACCCATACCGCCCATTAGAATCCTTCCTAGACGGCTTAATTCTTTATCTGTAGAATAATAGATAGGTTCATTTTTTAAAGATGTTCCTATAAGTATATCACCATTAGCTAAACATCTAGGGAATTTTTTATTATATACACTATTATGTTCTATATTAGGGAATTGTTGAATTAATTCTTCTCCCGGAAGTGCAATAAAATTACTACATTCAAGTACAGATGTATTTAATTGATTAACATTGCTTAACACAGGTTTCAAAATATCCATTTCTTTTTTCACTCTCCTACATATAAATTCATTATCATCTTTTATCTCTCCATAAGAACCAACAATAGCATCTGCTATAATCTTATCTCTTCTCTTATTTTCTCCTTTTGTAGAAATTAGGATTTGGGTTTTGCATAAATCACTCATTCCCTTTTTTAAAGTATTGTTACTTAAAGAATCAAAATTAACAACTTTTTCTGATTTATTTTGTTTAACTCCAAACATTAAGTCTAAAGTTGAATTAAAAAAATCCACAGTAAAATCTAATATCTTAATAACAATATTCATCATTTTATTTGAAGTATATTTAACAGAAGTATTTCTGTATTCTTTTATAAACTTTTGACAAGATGCTCTAAAATAATTTGATTGCTTTTCTGATACAGGAATGAAGTTATAAAATATCCCTGCCTCTTCTTCATCTTGAAGTAATTCAATTACATTCATATTTGCATTTAATAAATCATTATTTCTCATATCTGTATCGCTAGATAAAAAGTCTCTATTTTTATAGACAAGTTGATATTTAGATCCGCCTTCTATTAAAGGAATATTATCAACTTCTTTTATCTCTACAGACTTCCATATTTCTTTGAATTTAACTTTGAATTTAGAATAGAATAATTTGGGTACAATAAAATAAAAATTAATTTTATCATTTGTAATGTGTATATAATAACTTGCTTTGAATTGTGTTTTTAGAATAATTTTTTTATTCTCGATTTGTATAAGTTTATTTAAGTTTACAAACATTTTATTCACAAGATATAGAATTGAAAATGTTCGATTGTTTCTAATAGATTTTGTTGGGATTAATTTTAAATATATATATTCTTGATTTTTAATCTCAAAGTATTTTGAGATAGGTATACTTTTAAGCACCTGTAAGGACTCCTACTATAATGTTTAAAATTAAATATATGCAAGGTATAACAAACGCCCAACGTTTCCCTTTGTCATAACCGAATACATATAATATAAGAGCAATAAATCCTGCGACTAGACATATATTAAACGAATAATCTTGTATAGCCACTAATAACTTATAACCAGTTTCTTGTAAAAACTCTATTGGGTGTAAAAGGTTATCTCCTATATCTGTCAATTTATCTATAACACCTATTAATTTATCTATTTTCTCTTCCATAATAGCCCTCCTATAATTTAATCATTGTGAATAATTTTGGGTAGAATGTTAAAAGTATATAGATTAAAAAATATTGAACACCTGAGTTAGTAGCTTGACGGAAGTTTGCTCCCTGTAGTGCATTTTCTATAATACTTTTTATACCCATACACATACATCCATATCGTGCGAATATCATTAGTAGATTTAAAATTTGTGTTGCTACATTAGATATTTCTGCTTCCGTAGTAGCTGCATAACAAAATAATCCTTTGTGCATTAGTATTGCTATTAGTATAACCATCTTTTTATATTCTTTTTTATTTTTCTTTAAAACATTTAAGCATTTTTCTACAACTGTACATTTATTCTCTGTCATTTGTCTATATTCCTTGAAAGTATAAGATTTCATGTATAATATCCTCCTTTTAGTTAACACTAATAATATAATTATGAATAACCGAGGTGACAAAAATGAATGAAGCTTTATTTTGGTTTGGACTTGCAATGCTATTTGACCTTTTGAGTAAATTGATTTGATTCAGATAACATTTGTTTTCTTAAAATATATTTTATATAATTACTTTTATTACCATATTCTTCGAATTTATCTTCTAACCAAGAGAATAGTAATTTATCCTCCATATTATTTTTAAAACTTACAGGTATAACTGTTTTATTTCCTTTCATTATTTTTCCCTCCTTTTACTTCATTATATGAAAAAGTATGGAAAATATTACACTTTTTATTAAAAATATATAAAAAAAATAATCACCCTACTAAGAGTGATTATCCTACTGTTGATTTGAGATAGAAGTGAGGTTTATTAACAACTTTATATCCCTTTGTGTCTACTTCTCTCTCTACATAGTCCAAATAATCATCTAAAAATTCCTTTAATCCATCTTCATATAGGGAATAAATAAGTATAAGGTCTGCTCTACTTAGTTGCTTCTCGTGATTCCCTTCATCGATAAATAAATCAATAAGCCTTAATTCTCTAGCTTCCTCTACTTTAATCTGATGTTGTCGAGGAACAATAGGGAGTTCATAAGGATTTCTTTCCTCCATTTGTATTTCCTCCTTTAATAAAATAACCACCGTAATAAGACTATTAAGTTGAGCTTATAATTAGGGTTACGGTGGTCATATATATAAAAATATCGAACTATATTTATATTATATAATATTATAAACAGTTTGTCAATCATCAAATTCATCGTCAAAATTATCTATAAAATCGTCTAAATTATTCTCTACTTCATTTTCTATTTGAGAAGATTTTTGTATACTATTAGAAGTATTTAATCCTGCTATCTTTTCTAATAACATATTTATATTTATATTATTGTTTACATAATTTTGTTCTCGTTTCCTTTCTACTTCTGCTAAATCTTTAAGAAACCCTGATGCACTTCTTTTAGAAATGATATAGTCATATAGTGTTATTTCATTTTCATAAAATCTAATTCTAATCTCTTTTATTTTTGCCATTTCTTTAACCCCATTAAACGAAAGGCTTTTGCATTTACTCCAATATCATTTACTAAGATAGTTTGAGGATATTCTTTCTTAAAGTAGTCAATACCTATTTCTCCCCCACCTCCTGCAAGAATCAAATTACATGAAATAGCACTTGGGAAACTCCCTTTAAATTCATTTAATAATTTATTCATAAAGTCATCTTGGAACTCTTTAAGAAAAGAATAATCTTGTATATTAATCATTTTAATCTCTCCGTCAAATACTTTTTTGGCATCTTCAAGACTAATCTTACAATATTTCATAGAGATATATTTCTTTACATTATGATACAACTCCAATAGTCCTATGTCTAAAGATTCTCCGTCTATAAATTTATTCTTCTCATTAAATATAGCTATATCTGTTGTTCCCCCACCTATATCTACGATAAGAGTTTTTGCTTCTATTTGTGCCTTATTTACGGACTTTAAATTTTTAATTCCATAGCTTTCAGGACGAATTATCACATCTTCAATATAAATTGTTCTAGTTTCTCTATCTTTACCTGATCCAAGAGTTATCTTTTTCATATTATTTTGTTTTATTAATGCTTTTAATTCTTGGCTGTATTCATTATATTGTCCTGCTGGGATTCCTAATACAAGTTTAATTCTGTTATTTTTACTTACTTTAGCCAATCCATAGTAAAGCAAATTAAAGAAGTTGTCTTTTTTAAATTTTAAATGTTCGTTTTTAAATTCTCCTTGATTTACTATCCATTTTTCATCTGTCTCAAATATTTCATTATCTCCAAGTTCTTTAATCGTAGAATATTTTTCTATTCTACTTTCAATTATTAAAATGTCATTATTCTTATCTCCCATAAAGATACTTGTGATATTGCCTATGTCGGCACTACATATACTTACATTATTCATATTAACCCTCCATATCATTTAAAGTGGACTCTTTGTTCTTTCTGATATTATTATATGATAAATATTACAAAAATACAACTACTTTTTTAAAATTTTCCACTTAAAATGGACTATAAATAAAAATAACCCCCTAGCCATAAGACTAGAGGGTAATCCATAAATAATACAAATAGAATAACTTATCTATATTATTCGCATTTATATATTAAAATATTTATTATATTTAAAAATTATGCCGTTAATATTTTCTTTAGTATTTGATTTTCCATTTTGTTCTGTTACTAAATCAGGTGATGTATAGGGATAAGAATGCCCCCATCTTCCCCTTCTCTAACTTTCATTTTATCTCCAATTTAATCATCTCCTTTTATTTATTGTTAACTTTTAGGTACAAAAGTTTTACTAACTCCATTTATCGTAACAACCAATTCACCATTTTCGTTAAATGAAAATTGAGGTAAACTAGAAGTTTTATCATCTACATATTTTTTAGTAACTAAATCTTTATCTTCAGTAGGCGTACCTTCTTGAGATAACTTACCTGCATACCAAGCATTACCTTTCCAATCTAAAGTATGTGCATTGGAACGTGTATCTGCATCAGAACCATTACCAACTATATGTGCATATTTACCTTTAGTATCTTTTATATTATATTTACCCTGTACATGTTGGTAGTCGCCTAAAGCAATAGTACCGCACCCTTCTACATGAGAATAATCACCAGAAGCACTTGTAGACACACCTTCTGCATGTGATGATTGTCCTGAAGCCGTTGTATTGAAGCCCTCTGCATGAGATTTAGAACCTAATGCTTTAGCACCAAAACCTTCTGCATGTGAATCAGAACCTGATGCATCTGTAAAAAACCCTTCAGCGTGTGAAAATGCACCTGAGGCTGTGACAGATGCTCCAACTGCATAACTACCTTCACCAATAGTACTTCCTTCTTTTCTTCCTAAACTTATACTACCAGTAAATACAGGGTTTTCTTTAGAAATTAAATTACTTGTATCTATTACCATCTCACTATCATCTTTATTGTATAAACAATCTGTATACAACTCTTTTTCTTCTATAGATTTTGGTTTAGCAATTTAATATTATGTAACAATTTAACTAACTCTTCATCCTTTATCCCATAACTTTTTATAGACTGATATACTCTATATATCTGCATTGTTGTTCTTGGATAAGGAATCTTCCCATATTTGTCTCCGTATTTTTCATTGAAAAACTCAATTAGTTTATTCATTTAATCAACTCCTTTATTGATTTTTTGTATGATAAGAGTGGCAGTTTGTTACCACTCTTGAATTTCAGTTTGATAAATAATTTCGTAATATTTTTAAATTACGAATTTATATCATATGATTATTAATCATGTGCATTTTCCACTTATAATCCTTTTCCCAATCACTTCTAGCAACTTCATTCATAGTAACATTACTAAAAATACTATTTGCTACAATAGCCTCGCCTATTTCTTGTCTAGTAAAATGCGTATTTTTATGAATATTATTAAACATCAAAATACTTTCAGTTGTTGTTTTTACACCACAACCATTAAATTCATTATCATGTAATACCTCGTATAATCCCGAAGGCATTATAAATCCGTAATAGTTATCGTCAAAAGTACAGTTACTAACTATACAACAGTTTGCACCTTCTCTACCATCTTCAAAATCTACATGACAACCTAATCCATCTCTTCCATAATTACGTTCAAATTTACAATTTTTAACTAAGAATCTCTGTCCACCACAACAAGCAAATCCACTAGCATAATTATCGTGTATATAACAATTCTCAATATAACAATCAACACTTGTTGGAAGATGTGTTATCATCATTATTCCACCACCTAAATAATTTAATCCACCACTAGGGGGTAGACGTTTTTGATAAAACACAAGTCTACAATGAGTAGCATCTTTAGGGAATTCATATATACCATATAAATATTCATATTTATGACAACCAAGATACTCATATGTATCAGTAGCCTCATCATGTTTATAAAAGAATATATCATAAAATCTAGCTCCCATATAATCATAACCTAAATATCCAGCCCATATACCAACAGAATAACTATTGTCATTAGTATATTTATTTATAACTCGTTTATGTAACTGACAAATATTAGCCTTTTTAATTCTAACCCTATCTGTATAAGTTGTAGTATCATCTTCACCAGTTTCATAATTTATTGCTCCCCATTCAATATGACTTCCATTTATAATAGGTGACCATGATTGTTGCCCATGAACACTTCCTATATTAAATCCAGTACACCAACCAATGTCACAATTAACTATACCACATCTTTTACAAGTAGCAAAATTCACATAACGTATTTGCCAACCACCATCACTATCATTATATTGTTCGGGGAATAATTGTCTTTCACCTACTATAGTTAAATTTCGTATTTCGGAGTCTTCAAGAACCGTTTGATATTGTCCAATAGAAGATTCCGGATTATCTTTGGTTGTAAAATTAAACAATGTATATCCACGAGAAACTTTTATTCCATCTTTAGAAGCCGAATCCAATGATAAATATTCAGAGAATTGCATTTCGATACGAGAATTATTAAAATCATAAACCGTATTACTGTTAGGAATTATACTACTCTCTGCTTGATAACTATTAACACTACCATCTTCATTATATGTAGTACCTAGAGGCATTTTTAATTTAAAAACAGAACCTTTAGGAAAAACAACTTTATCATAACCAGCACTATCCTCTTCTATAATTTGTTTCATTAATCTATAATTACCTTCATAATCAGTAGCACTAAAAGAATAATCAGAAGGATTGATAGTTTTTATATTTGTAAAAATACGTTCTTTTTTAGGTTTTATAGTAAGAGGCATTTGGTAACTATATGTCTTATCATGATTATAAGCAGTTATAGTGCAAGAACCTTCCTTTAACGCCTCTACAAGCCCATATCTAACTCTAGCAACTTCTATATTAGATGATTCATAATAAACAATATTTTCTTCATCAAAACGAGGTGGAAGTGTTGTTCCAATCAATAAATATTCTTGCCCTACAGTTAATTCACTAATAGGATTAGATATAACTACACCTTCTTCTGCTTTGGTAACAGTTAAATCCTTTATATAACTTGGGGCTATAGTTACATTAGTATCAAAATTATAATCATAAGTTTTTCCACCTGCGAGAGGTTTAGAAATAGTTGTAGTAAAAGAAGATTGACCCTCTGCTTTGGCAATTACCTCATTTTTATTTTTTATAAGTTTATCATCCTTTAATGTTATAGATTTAGTACACATCGGTTCTAATGCAGTAGGAAGAACAGTAGCTGTAGATAATATAGTATCGCCAACGTTTACAGTCATGTTGTCTATTGTATTTGTAACCTCACTAGGAACTAAATTTTTCAATATCCCATTTTTAATAGTATTTATATCATCTAAACTAAGTATTCCGTTATATACTTGATATGCAACAAAAGTTGTGTTCGATTCTTTAGATACATTTTTATAAGAACTAATTTTGCTAGTTAAATCCTTACCATAATCAAACCAACCAGTACTTCCTATGCTTGTATAATTAGTATCATCAATCATATAAGTAATTCCGACAGGTGCATCAGAAGGATTAAACATAAATACATTAAAATGTAAATCGGCACTTGTAGTCTTTTCGTTAAATGAAGTATAAAAATATGAGTCTACAGCTTCATACCCTTTTGTAGAAGGTTTTTTTGTATACCCAAATAAATATGATGAATTATTCATTTTAATAGAATTAATACCTAACAAATTAAGATAAGAGTTTAACTTCTTATCTACAAAAGGATACCCCATACTAACATAAATAGCAGTTATACCTTTAGACTCATTAAGATATGGTTTTAAACTAGGAACATCAATAGTTACATATTGTAATCCATTAGCTGTAGCTTTACTAACATTATCGTCACCTTCATTGGAAATTGGTGTAACTGCACAGGAAATATTATTAACACTTGATTCCAATGTTGTAGGAACACTATTTAATCCATAAGCGTGTATATCAAGTACTTTATCACTTAAAGTACAATTTGAGGTATGGATGTAATTATCTGTATTAATTATAGTACATTTAGCTGTATAATCAGCAACCCCTTTGCTACTTAATACTAATTCACCACGTCTATTTAAATAATCATTATTTTTTCTTATAGGTGAAATACTAACTTTTTGAGCCACTGAATAATTATCGGGAGTAAAAGTAAGAGTATTAGGAGATATTGTAATATATTCGGGAGTATTATTTGTTATAGTAATTGTTTGGTTTAAGTTAGGAGCTGTTGCTAAGCTAACCTGTAAATCGGGGTCAAGTTTTCCTTTAATTTCATTTATTTTAAAAGTATAGTTAGGAGTTGCCTTTATATTTCCATAAACAGGGTTAGCTGGTTCTTCAACACAATTCACAGTTATAATAACATCACCTGTAACAGAATTTATAGTAATAATGTTACCTTTTAAAACAGTACTGGTTACATCTGTTCCACCCATAGTAATAATAGCAGAACCTATAATAAAACCTTTGTTTACCGAAATATTACAAGTATATTTATTTCCATAATCAATAGAAGTATTAGTATTATCTAAAGTGCAGTGAGTTAAATTACTTGTTACGGAATAAGCTAATAAAGTGGCAATATATTCTCCTTTATCGTTTTTGGATAGCTTGTATTTTTTATTATTTAAAGTAAATATAATGCCACTCGCATCAGAAACTGTCTGTATACTGTTTATATTAGTTGCCATAGTTTGAAATGTATCTGTATTACTCGTTGATACACCTTTGCCAGTAATAGCTTGAGCAATTAAAGTTTTACCATTACTGGCATTTTGAAAAACCTCATTTATTGCACCGACAATGCTAGATTTTTCAGTTGTATTTAAATCTGTCAATTTACCTGTGTTCGCAATATCTCCTAATTGTGTATTAATTGTTTGTATATCGTTTTTAATAATTGTATCATTATAATTAGACAATCCTTTAAGTTTAGTTTCATAAGCAGTAGTAAAATCTACTGTAGATAATCCTTTGCCTTCTACTTTATCTACTTTGCCACTTATGTCTTGATGTTTAGTTAAATAACCTTTGGTATTTAATTCGTCTTCTGTAACATATTCTGCTGGAACAGATGTTAGGAATTTACTATCATTTGTTAATTGAGAAACTTTAGTAGGAACAGTTATTGCATCTATTAATTTCTTTAATTCTACGCCTTGTTTAGCTGACAAGGCTTTATTTGTAATGTTTGTAGTTAAATTATCTGCTACATCTGAAATATTTAATTTACTTGTAGTAATTCCGTCAATTAATGATTTATTATTCTTAATATATGTAACTATTTCAGATAATTGGTCTAATGTTGTATCGTCTGAATCAGCAAGAGCGTTCAATTTATTAGTTAAATTTGTAATAAGTAATCTAATATCATTATGAGAAACATTTGAGGTATTATGTTCAGTCACTTTTGTTGTAGCTGTTCCAGTAGCATCTGCTCCAACATCACTTGCTGATTTGGGAATTTCATTCTTTTTTGCATAATCCGTTAAATCTATACTTCCACCTTGTTCTACTTTTTTCGCAATATCTCCTAATTGTGTATTAATTGTTTGTATATCTTTTTTAATAGTAGTGTCATTATAGTTTTCTAGCTTTTTAAGTTTTGTTTCATAAGCAGTAGTAAAATCTACAGTAGACAATCCTTTTCCATTTACTTTATCAACTTTATTATCTACTTCTTGTTTAGTTAAAAATCCATCTGATTTACATAAAACTAAATCACTAACATAAGTATTAGCATAAAAATCTGTTACATCATCTTTGACAGTAAAAGCAATAAATATTCCGTCACTTCTATTTAAGCCGTCTCTTACCATAATTTCTTTGTATTCTCCAAGAGGGAAATCTTTTATTTTATTTAATAATTGTTTTGTTTTATGTTGGTAAACCCTTACTATAACATCGGGACCAGCTTTAATAAATAATTTATATTCAGACATGGACTCGGCTGGAATATATTGACCGTAACCTATTCCTTCACTATCTTTTTGTTTAACTTTTATATTATGCTCATAATATTCATTCTTTTTTACTCCACTTGTATCATCTAATCGTTCATTTATTTTATTGGCATCCCAAATAAATAAATTATCGAATAAAGATGCATATTCCCCAGTCTTTAGTGTTTTTGTTGAACCCTCTACAAGAGCAGTTAACTTATAAGGGACATTATTAATTTTAGAATAATCAATACTTTTTAAATAATCGTCATCTAGTAAGTTGGTAATATACGAATATGAAAGTGAAACTTTTTTCACCTCATAAAAAATCGGAGATTTCATAGGTTGTTTCATATAATAAACGTATATAAAAAATTTGTTAATACCATAGTCAAATCCAAATGTTATATTCAATATACTAGATTCAGTATAGTCACTATAATCAAAATAGTTTGAAGTAAAATTTTCGTCACGTGTCAATTCTATTTCTTTTGTTATATCATTTACACCATCATTATATGAAATGACGGCATTTAACACTCCTTTAGAGTGAGAAGCTATGGCTAAAAACTTATTTTCAAAATCTTCTAATACTAAGCTGTCTGGTATTGTTATTTGTTCGTCATTAAATATATATGCTTTATAGTTATTTCCATCTAAAGTTATATTTTGTTGAGAAACTGGTACTCCATCTCGGATAACCTGATGTGTATTTTTTACAGGAAGTATTTCTAGTTTGTTCGAAATATCTTTAATCTTTCTTTCTGATTCACTATCATCCATATTATATAAACAATAAACATATAACTCCCATTCTTCTGTATTTTTAGGTTTAGGTAATTTTACGTTATGTAGCAACTCAACCAATTTATCATCATTTATTCCATAAGATTTTATAGCTTGATATACTCTATATATTTGTAGAGTAGTTCTAGGATAAGAAACCTTTCCGTATTCTTTACTATATTCTTCATTAAAATATTTTATTAATTCATTCATTTAATTATCACCCTCTACTATCTTTTTGATAGCTTTATTAGTGCTTATCATATTTCTCATGTCTATTAATGAGTCATCTACCCATTTACTAAAAGTATCAAATGGGATAAGACAAGATATAAATTTATATTTGCTAACAAATAAATCATACACATATCTTAATTTCACTTTGCCTGTTTTACTACCTAACATTTTTTCGGCTTCAAGACAGGCAAATATAAGCCATTGTTTGATATTTTCTACTTGTCTTTCTTTACTTAAACTAATAAATTTGTATACTGCATATATAACAGCTATAGCTATTATAAATAATATTAAAATAGTTTGAACATCCATTTTTATTCCTCTCCTTCTGAATCATCAGTATTTATATTTTCACTATTACTATTCTTTGTTTTTGTTTTTGTGATAGATGCTAATAACCAAAGCTCACCACCACAAAATCCGTAGAAACAAGTTATTAAAGTTGAAGATAACTCTGTGTTAGTAGCATATTGTAACCATATTGCAATACCTGTAAAAGCAAATATAGATGTGATTACTAGAGGTATTACCCACTTTCTAGTACTACGTTTTTTCTTAACCTTATTTTTGTTGTCCATATTTTACATCTCCTTGTATTTAATAAAAAAGAGTAGGGCAATCCCTACTCTAAATTATTATATTTAATTAATTCATTCATTTAATTAACGCTATCTCTCAAATACTTCTACATATTTACTACTAGCAGTTATATAATAACCTGCTTTTACTAAATACATATCTGTTCCTGATCTCTCTATCTTTTTAACAATAGTAAGTGCTTCTCCTTTTTCTGCTTTACCACAAACAGAACTAGACTTAAAGTCAGGAGTGCTATGTACATTAACATCTTGAAGCACTCTTAAATATTGTTTTTTAGTTGTAGTACTAGGTACTTTAGAAGTATGTTTTCCCCCATTAGTACAATTCACAATATCAGATACTTTTATTTTACCTTCTTTAAGATTATAGCAATCTAATTTAAATTGATTCCATTTATCTTTATGATTAACGAAATATCTTGGACATATCTTTCTAGTTACATCATAATGTCTTATAAAGTCTTTTCTAGGGTCTAGTCCGTAATATTGAGCCAACCAAGCTCCTAATTTAACCATAGACACGTATTCTTTATCTGAATAATGGTCATCAGTTCCAGTAGTTGCACATTCTATACCGATAGAATAATAGTTTGCACTGTTAGTTGTATATGCTATTTCGCTCATAGGAACTATATAATATATTTCTCCCTCAAGTCCACATACAAAGTGAGAACTTGCATAAGTTGTGTGTGTTGTTGCTAAGTTTTTAAAGTAATTCATAGTTGCTTTAGCAGATACATCATGTGCACCAGTATAATGCCATGCTATTTTAGTAGTTCTTGAACGTTTTGTTCCGGGTCTACTATATTTATTTTTTGTAATAAAACTTTCTATCATTTTTGGTTTTGATACCATAAAACCATCTCCTTTATATTAAAAAAAGAGTAGGGGTTGCCCCTACTCTAAATTATTTATAAGTGTTTAATTAATTTAATTAGTTCTTTATACGGGTATCATATTCCCATAATCAGAACCTTCAGTTGCAATCTGTATCTCTTTGGTTTCCAAATTTATTTCCACACTTTTAGCAGTACATATTATACCTTCATCATTTTCTACTAAAATAATCTTACCTTTTCTTATAGCTTCTTCTATCTCATCTATTTCATTCTCCCATTTGTCTGGGTCTTTTGGCACACTTATAGTATAATATTCGTTTCCATCTTCATTTAAAGAAAAATAATCTTTCCATGAATCTATTTTAGGCAATTTAATATCTTTTAACATCTCTTGTATTTCATTATTTTGTATACGAGATAAAAATTTATATGTTTTTAATATTTGTAAATCTGTTTTTGGATATGGAAGATAAAATACATCACCAAATAAGTCGTTATATTTATTTATTATTTTATTCATTAATTCAGCACTCCCTCCAAATAATAATATAAACATCCATTTTCTTCATAAACCTCATGAAACCCCAATTTATGAAAACCCTCATTAAGAGGATGGACACTTTTGTTTCCTGTTTTAGAAATTCTAATACCATTAATAAAATCAACACACTCTCTATAAACGTCTAACTCTTTTAAAGTTGTTGGTTTTGGTATTTCTATTTTCTCAAATAATTTTCTTAATTCATCATCATCGTATTCATTTATTTTATTTTGTAAAAATAAATAAACATAGTAAAAATCTAATTTAGTTTTTGGATATTCTATTTTAGAATATTTATTATTATATAGTTTAATTAATTCGTTCATGTTTAAACTCCTTTCTTTATTACTCTAATGGTTGGCTTTGGCTTAATCCATTTTCAAATAGCGTGATATTAATTCCGCTGTTAAGACTTTTAAGCGTTATACTTTTTTCTTCTTTGTTTATTGTCCAATAAGGCAAAATATTTTTACTACCCATATATATAGATTTACCTTTTTTAATTGCATCTAATACTGTATAATAATTATCTTTATTAGGATTTACAAAATAAGCATTTTCTCTAAGGTTAAAATCATCACAATGCCATATTTCATCAAAATATAAGTTAATTTCATCTATGTTATTAGGATATGGGAGTTTTATATCTTCTATATAACCCCTTAAAGAATAGTCCTCAATGGAATTAACTATTGTACTTATAAAATTATATGCTCTGTACATATCCATTTTATTTTTAGGATATTCTAATTTAGGTAATTCAAGAGAATCTATATATAATGTAAGAGAACAGGCTTCTGTGTCTATAAACACATTGTTTGGTGCTAAAAAAACTTCATCTCCATTTATTGTAATTCTAGTGTCATCGTCTTCATATACATTTTCCTGAATGCGTCCCGTAACTCCTTCATATTCTTCATTGTCTATTTTAAAAATATAAGAAATAGTTCTCGGTCTATTGTTTTTTATTTTCGATATTTTAAATAGTGGATAGTAACGCACTTCTTGTGGTATTAGGAGACCAGCATCGTTTAAAATTTTATAATATTCATCTTTACTTAACATTCTAGTGGGTTTTAAATCTTTACATATATATTCTTTCTTTTTAGTATAATTTTCATTATAATAATCAATTAATTTTTTTATACCTATTACAGGGCGTGTTACACCTTGCGTTTTTAACGTATCTTTCATCTAATCAACTCCTTCAAAATCTAATTTAATACTAAACACTTCTTCTTCTGTCTTGCAATTTCTAATATTAACCTCCATTTGTTGTTGTTTTTCTACTAAAGGCTCAACATATAATTTTATCTCCTTAGATAACCTTCCTAACTGTTCAAAAGAATAAGGTTCGCATACATTTTTAGTATCATTCCATTTCAAGTTTGATTCTGTTCCGAATATGTTGTCTAACTGATATGAAAGCAAAGTACTTGTTAATAACTGTTGTTTTTCCATTGTAACATTGTAATATCTTCCTTCTTCATATTTAACAGTAGAAAACAATGGATTGTCTTTAAGATATTGTGCTAAATTATTTTTACTCAACTCAATTCTCTGTTCTTTCAATTCTTTAAGGGGGTCTAATTCTTCAATTTTCTTTTGTACTTCTTTATAGTTTACATCCTCTATAGTAGAATAAGCACTAGGAGTCGCATTGACTCCTAGTATCACATCCCCTTCAAAGATTTCTCCATCTTTATAAAGGACATAACCCTCTTTTGGTCTTAATATTCTATAGCCTTTTTTTTCTATTATTTCTATATTATTCATATAATCACCTACGCTAAAGTCCAACCATTTGCTACTGCATTAGCTTTTTGTTCTTCCGATAATCTATTTAAAGTTGCTTGACCTAATGTTAATGTTTCTGCTTGTACTGTTCCTAACCCATTCATAAGAGATTCTATAGTAGCAGCAGGAGTTAATTCTAAATTATACATCTTATATGAATTTGTTAATTTTTTAGTATTACCATTTTCGTCTGTCGCAAATACCCAATCCTTCATAAATTCAAAAGATGTATCATAAGTAAAATACCAAGCGTTATCATTTGGTCTTCTATCATCTCTATGAAGATTGCTTAAATCAAATCCTTTTATAGATTCTATATATTTATCCTGTCTAAACATTGCTCTAAAATCTGATTTACTTTCTAATCTAGTCATATTCAATTCTACATTTATAAGCTTTTTACAATAAGCAAATATATTACCATTTTCAGAGCAAGTCTGTGCATCATCATTAAAATATAGAGAATAAGGAAATTTAATATAGGCATCTGTAAGTTCTCCGCAGTTATTACAAAAACTACTAAATCCATAAGAATATGTGCCATTAAATTCTGCTCTAATAGATTTCATATTGCTACAACCTTCGAAACAATGTTTAGAACTTGTTCTATCAGAATTAACTACTATAGAAGGATTTACCAATCCATGACAAGCATAATAAATATAATCCATATTACTTACATTATATGGAAGAGTTTTATATATATTATCGTCTGTTAATGAAGAACAACCATAGCAACAAGAACTCATATTGCATTTATTACTGAAATCATTAGGCAAAGGAATTACTTTTGTAAGCTTTTTATCTCCATAATACGCTCCCTCCATTGTTACCAATGTTGGGGGTAGAGTAGCCCCTCCAATAGTTACAGAAGTTAAATTAGGACAATCTCTAAATGCCCAGTCCATATATTCTAAAGGAGTGTTTTCTGTTATTTCATTAAGATGTAATTCAGTTAAAGAAGTACAACCTCTAACAAACCCACTCATTCTCTCTACATTAGTTAAAGTAGGCAATGCTAATTCTGTTAGTTGAGGACAATAAGCATACATTTGATTTACATTCTTCGCATTTACATTTACTGTTCCAACTCTTTTCAATTTAGGACAACTAGCAAACCAATTTGTGGTACTATTAGCCCCAGTCATATTGATGCACTCTACTTCTTCTAAGTTTTTACTGTTTTGGAACAAACTTTCAGAAGTCCACCACACATAACTACCTTGACAATTTATTGTTCCAACTTTTACAAGGTTTGAACTTCTAAAAGTACCGTATGCTATAGCGTTTCCTTTAAAATTACATTCTCTAATGTATTTAAGATTAGAGCCAACAAAAGGTGTGTCTCCATAGTTATAATCTGCTATATCATAATTATTTTCTATTGTAACCGCCTGTTCTTCATAAGAAGATTGTTCTTGAAGTATTGCATATTTATAAGTTCTTCCTAAGTCATCTCTATTTTGTAATAACTTAAAGAATCTACCTGCAAATTCCCAAGTAAAATCAGAATTCTTACAATCAAAGAATATGCCTCTTACTCTTTTCAGACGAGTATCTATTAGATAATCCCAGTCATTAGGCATAATAAATTCTAAATTATCAGAAGTAAAATCAACATTTGTAAACCACCAGTATGCTTCCGTCCAATCATAATTAGATAAGTTTATTTTACCCTGAACTTTTACTTGAGGATATAATTCAGAGCCTCTTTCTTTTTCATCCATATTATTAAATACAGGACTAACATAGGTATTTTTAGTATTTACTCCTTTAATAATTCCTGTTGATTGAATTACTCCAGATAAACATAATTCTGTTAATTCCCTATTTCCAAAATCTATTCCTTCATATCCGTTTGGATGGTCTTCTTTAAAATATATATTCTTTAAAGTACATTTTGATTTTAAACAGTTATTAGGATAATTAGTACTAGAGAATCCACACATCGGCTTAATCCATATCGTCTTTAATGTAGAAGGAAGAATTATCGTGTTCAAATCTTGAGTAGTAATATTACAAGTAAATGTTTCAAGATTTTCAAACTTAGTTAAATCTATTACATTAGTTCCACTATTAAACCATTTAGGTTGTCTCTCATCATATTGATGTATTCTAAATGTTTTTATATTAGGACATTCTGTGATATTAATATTATTAAAATCAAAAGAACCACACATATCATCTGTTACATTCCATCTATGTCCTGTTTGAGTTTCTCCAATAGTCAACTCTTGAAGATTAGGTAGGTATTTTAATGTTAATTCTTCTAGTCTATAATTAAATCTAAAAGACATATATCTAGTAGATAACATACTGTTTTCTATATGAATAGAAGTTGCATTGCATAATCCTAGTCCAAAAAGAGCCATCTTTCTAAACTTAGTAGCGTCTTCATAATCTCCTAATGTATCCACATTCCTTGCATTCCCATTAAAATCATAAAATGTTTGATTCCATCCACTCATACTTATATCTGAACGGGTAGTAAGTCTTTCTACTAAAGGACAATTAATTAATGTAAATGATGTTATATCACTTGCTCCGCTTAAAGCCTCTGTATGAAACGGAGAGTACCAACTAACACTTGTCAAACCTACAATTTTTAAAGCATATTGGTTTCTCAAGTATAATGATGTTATTGTTTTAGGAAGATATATTTCCTCTAAGTTACCACCATTATTATCAAAGTTTACCCCTGTCATTTTTGTTCCTCTTATATCTAAATATTTCAAGTTTTGACAGGTAGCTAATTCCATAACCTGATAACTGGTTAAACTACCTAAATTAGAACAGCCGTTAAAATCTATTTTTTGTAAATAGCTGCAACCATTTATTTCTGCATTTACTAATTTTGAACTGTTTCTACATATTACCTCATTTATTCTCGTAGCATTTGATAAAAGTAAGTGAGTTGGATTGCAGGTACTTAAATCTCCTAAAGACTTGATGTATTCTGCTCCATATATAATAACTTCCTGATCTGTAGCAGTAGGAATCGTATAACTAAATTTAACTGATTTATTTCTAGGTATTTTTAACGTTTGTATTCCGCTGCCATCTGCTTCGTCTCTCCATTTTACAGATAAATACATAGGACTATAAGTTGATATGTTCATTGAAACCTTACCTTGTTTATTACAACGAACAGTAACAAAGTTAGAGGTAGAAGGTTCGTATCCAAATAAAGTATCACAATATAACAATCTTTCTTTTAACCATCTTTTTATTTGGAAATATCTATTGCCATGACAAGCATATAAATATTTTGCTCCAAATCTTAAATATTTATATTCAGTAGATTTATTATAGTATCTTACAGGTATTTTATCCATTTGATTATCGTAGAAATATTTATACATATTTTCAAGTGTGAATACACCATTTCTCATATTAATATATTCTTGTTTTAATTCATTAGCAAAATAAAGTCTAATTTTACTCCATAGTTTAGAATTAGATGTATTAAATACTCCACTTTCAACTTCTATGTCAACATCAAACGTTAATGCACCAGTATTGTCTAATCCCATTAAACTATCTAAGTCATATACTTGCAAATACCATTTTACACCATCAAATGTAACTATTTTCATATTTTTTCCCAGAGAATCTATTCCCCCGAATACTTGTACAAATAAATAATATCTAAATACAGACTGTCTATCAAAATAAGTATCAAACTGTTCTTTAAATAAATCTTCATCTGCACCACTTACGAAATCAACTAATGTTTTTAATTCTGCAAAGTTGTCATTACCATTTTGTCTACTTGGAGGATATAAACATTCAAAGTCAGAAGCATAATAATTTTGTTCTGTCTTACCACTAGAAGAAGTCCAAGAATTAAAAGCACCTGCTGTTGTGTCAGAGTTGGCTGATACTTCATAAGCTAAACACTTATCGAATAAGTTATATCCATAAGAACGATAACTATATCTATCTAAGTTGAAATCATACAGTCCAACAAATTCATCATTTATATATAAAAGCATAGGAAAGCCTTCGATAGCCTGTCTAACCTTATCATTCTTTAATTGGGCAGGATTCTTTTCTACATATAAGTTGTCATTAACAAACATAGCAGACCCTGTATTCATAACATTAGAAGATTCCATTTGATTACATTTTAAACAGAATAAATATTCTAAAATACCATTCTTAAAAGGAGTATAAAATACTTGGTTTCCGTCACTATCTCCTAATTCTATATTAAAATTCTTATTAGCATATTGAATAGAAGAAGTCCCTTGCCAATACATTTTACATCTAGGATATTCAAAAGATGACCCATATAAATCAGCATTAGGTGAAACATATTTTATTCTAACTTCTTTTTTATTTGTTAAAGTCATATTGCTTATATCTCCATAAATGTACATACAAGGCATATAAGCATCGTTATAGTTTTTGTTATATTCTTCTTCTTGTTCTTCTATTTTCATATCTGCTATTCTATTTTGAAGAACTTCTTCGTCTGATAATTCTCTTTCATACATCATTATTCTTTTTATTTTGCAAGAACCAAAATTACTTGTCCCTTTTTCACTGTTTAAATATATTTTTTCTTCGTGTTTAATTTGTTCATATATTATTTGGCTACCAGAAGATGAATCTGATAACTGGAATGGGTCACAACATACTCCGTTGATGAATACCTTACCAAATTTAGAAACCCTATCAATCATAAAAGTAATCTGTATATCTTCTCCTTGCCCTATATCTAATTCTGTCTTATGAGATACAGTAGCCAAATTAGCCTTATAAGGATTAACATATAGCCCCGGATAAGGAGCAGAAAGACTTGTGCAGTCTATAACTCTAGCTAAAGGATTACCTATATCCTCTACGCTAAACACCATGTCTAAAGTGAATCCTCTAGTTACATTATCACTAAAAGGAGTCATATCAATCTCTACATATGTGTTACCATTTAATACTAATTCTCCGTCTATCCAACCGTTAGTACCATAATTTGAATTATATAATCTTCCTATATATCCATTTATATCGTCTACCCAATACCCTCTGTCAACATCTGAATTAGTTCTATTTTTCGCATTGAAAGAAGCTATTAGACCTGTACTAACATATTCCATAGCTTGATAACTAGAAGCAACTAATTCAAAAGGCAAATCTAATGTGGCAGTTTTACTCTTATCAGAGTTATAAGCTTCTATTCTTAAAGTATGTTTCCCTAACTCAAATTCAGGAGTAAAAGTCCAATAGTAGTTTCCGGGTTGTTGAGATAATGTCTTAATAGGTTTTTCAAAATCATCAACATACATATTAATAGTATAATAATCTGTGTTTGCTATAGAGACTCTGTAATTAATATTCATAGGTTGACCCTTTTCATATTGTTTAGTTGTGTCAAATGTTGAGGTTATAAATAATTGTTCTGTAGCAACAATTATAACATTAAATACTTGCGAAGGGGTAGAATAAACATCGGCGGTTGCGTATATTTCGACTTTATGAATCCCTACTGTTAAACCCTTAATTTCATAAGAGTTATACCCTTTATTGGATTTAACTGTATATTCTGTTCCGTCAATAGTAATAATCGTATTTATATCAGTTTGTAAATCACAGTCTATATTATAAGTTAATAATATTCTATCTTTAAGAGTATAATCTATATCTGTGTTCATCGTTACAGTTAGTTTAATACCACCACAAACAATATCCCATGTTAATTGATTAGACATAAGTTGTCCTCTATCTCTTACATAAATAGAAAGTCTTTTTTTACCACTCCCTAAAGCAGGTATTTTAATAGTATTGTTACCTTGAGAAATTGTCTGTATAGATGTTTCTACATTATTAATTAAGACATATAAAGTACCTTCTCCTAAATTGGGAGATGTAAAATAAATAGGAATTGTAAAGTCTTTATCTCCGTCAATAGAAGTTTCGTTCCAGTCGGTGCTTATAGTAGGCATTGTTCCTCCGCCACCCCCACCACCAGGGTGATTTTTGATATGGTCAGTAAGAGTAGAATTAACAGCGTCTATAATGCCTCTATTAACTTCTATTTGCCCCTTAGCGTCTCCTAATTCTCTTAAAGCACCCTCTACATTATCAGATTCAAAATTTCCTTCTGCGTCTAAAATAGCCACCTCCAACGCATCGGAGGTAGCTATTCTTTTATATTTCTCTGTTTCTTTATTATATTTTCTTATTGTAGGCATTTAATCACCTCTTATTTATTTCTGTCTGAATAATTAACAGTAAGCGTATCAAATAAAACTCTTTCATTCTTAGTAGAATCAAAATCATTTACTGTAATTTTTTCTTCTAAATCTTTAGTAAGTACATCTTTAATATAATACATATTAAATGTGACTTTATCATATCCAAAGTCCACCATAATGTATGTTGGTTGTACTGGCAAAGCACCTGTATAAGCGTACCACCAAGGCTGACCATTACCATTGTCATGTATAGAACTTGAATTTTCAGTTTTTAATAAATTTTGTCCACTAGGTAAATTAATAGCTTTTTCCTTACCCTTTTGCTTATAACCTGTCGCCTGACACATTATGTAATATGTTCCATTAGCTTTATTGGCTGTTCTTGTTATACTTTCATCTACTATTTTTAATTGAGTAGAGCCAGTAGATACAACATCTACATAATTGTTATATGGTGCAAGTGTAAACTTTCTAGTAGAAGAATCATATGTCGCTCCTTTATATCCTGTGTATAGTGGGATACTTCTTGAATAAGTATGGTTATGGCCGCATAATACAAAATCCACTTTATGTTTTTCTATATAAGGAATCCATTGTTGTAATCTCTTAGTTCTAACTATTGTAAAAGGACTTAAATGACAAGTAACAACTACCCATCTAGGTTTAGTCGCTCTTGCTTCAACCTTAGTTAAATCATCATCTAAGAATTCTATTTGTTTTCTTAGAAACTCATCTGTATTTACTTCTGGGTACATATATTCTGTATTAGAATTAATCACTACAAAATGTACAAAACCAACATCAAAACTATAACTAGAAACCATTGGAACTGCTCTTTCCCCTTCTACATGAGGTTCATAAGCATTTAATAATGGTTGATTTTCAAAGGTGCCATAATATTCAAAAGCTGTACCAAATTTCTTGTCTATTAAGTCGTTATTTCCGCAATTAAGTATATGTGGCATAGTTTTAAGATTATTTTCATGATATTTATAATAGTATCGCCATTCCTGTGGTCTGTTTGCATTTTGTGAAATATCGCCACTATTTAAATGACAGTCGAAGTTAGGAGTGCCATTTGAATATTCATAATGTTCTATAGCATCACAAGCTGTTCTTACTGCATTATATTCATATTCTGTAAATCCTTGTTCGTCAGTAGTCCATATCATCTTTAAGTTGTTGGATTGGTTATATTGTTTTACTTCAAATGTTTCTATATCTGTAAGCATACCTTCTACACCTAGCTGATATTCGTAAGTTCCATAAGTTAAATCATGTATGATTACTCTATGGATATTGATTACTTGGTCATAAAGATTTACAATATCTTTAGTTGTTTTTTTCTTTATCCACTTTGCGTCTCCTTGTTTTCTATATTTAATAATTCCATCATAATCTGTTACTGGAGTTTCAAAAGTGAAAGTTCTTGAAGTATTACCATCTTCCCCATAACACATATTGACCATTGAAGGACTATATTTATTAAATTGTATTGTTTCTGCACTTGAGTTCCAATATCCGTCTACTAAACTTCTTGGTCTAAATTTTTCAACTTCACAAGTTTGATAATTTATAATCTTTGCATCGTCTCTATTATTTTTACCATTATTAAAATTCATTCTTCTTAAAGAACAATATCTACTCATTCCCATATTATAATATCCGCCTTCGTATACTGCGATAGTGTGAGAATCTTCTGTCCCACCACCGCCAAGCATATCAACCCATCTTTGGTTAGTAGATGTTACTGCTCCTAATTCATTTTTTATATATTTAACTGGCGTTGCCTCGGGTTCTTTTTCTCCTACACATAAATATATTGTGAATCCATTTTCTGAAAAAGATATATTCCATTCTTGGTCATATTCTTTTATTTTACATCTAACTATATCACTATTTATATTGTAAAGTGCATTACCTCTAATTAAAAAAGAATGTCCGGCAGGGACTATTCCTCTTAAAGCTAAAGAACTCCAACTTCCACCATTAGGTTTATACCAAAGATATAAGCCATTTAAATTTATATCAACGGTATTACAATTATATAACTCAACAAAATTATGGCTTACTGCTGTTTCTTTTGTAGTTAATGAACCACCACCATATATTTGTTGAATAACTAAACCACTATTATTTGCCGAATCTATTTTATTACTTGGGATTATTTTTAAAGGGGATTCTAAATTCTGTCCTTCTGTATAAGGAGTGCTAGTATAGGCTTCTATAGGGAAAATATGTATTTTACCATTTCCATCTAATGTTAATCTAAATTCTTTTTTTCCATCAGAAGATAATAAATTTAAATATTGATTAGAAGTATCTCCTAACAATGCTTTTTTTAAAGTTTCTATACTAGCTATTTTATTTTCAAACCCATTATCTAAATTTGTTCCCAATAATAAATAGTCTGTGTCATTAATGACAATAGTTTTATTAAGTTCATTAAATTTAGTCATCTTATCACCTCTAATTTATTTCTAAAAAAGTATTATTCGCTAATTCTAAAAATGTTCCATCTGCTAATTGTAAATATTTTTTACTCGAAGAATTCCCTGAAGATAATTCTAAGAATGTTCCATCTGCTAATTGTAAATTTGTTCCATCTGCTAATTGTAAATAGTCTCCTGTTGTTGGAGAAATTATTCCTAAGCCAACTTTTTCTTCCAAAACTAATATTCTTTTTTGAAGATTTTTAACTGTTTCTAAAAGCTCTTTAATTATTCCTTCATGAGCCGATTGCTCTTTTAATGTGTCTATAGTTCCTATATCAACCCAATAAGCATCTTTATCTTCCGGGGGAATATTGCTCTCTATAAAGAAATCTTCTATATCGCTTTTACGAGAACTTAAAGTATTTAAAGCTTCTTCTATTTTATTCATTCTAACAGAAGATATAATATCTCTTGTTTTCCAAAAGGTTTTAATATATACATTATTTTTATCAAATATGGTTACCTCTTCTGCTGTATCTCCTATATAAGAAATATCTATGCCGGAGATATCTATTTGTCCTATATCTGAATCGCTATCATCAAATAATGGTTCTAAAACATGAAATTGATTATAAATAGGGGGGATAGTAATAAACCCATCGTCTTCGTCATATAAGTCTATTTGAAAAACATATGTCCCAACTTCTGCCTTTTCGTCTATTAAATCTTCTGTAACTGAAAATTTAGCGTAACCATTTTCTACTTTTCTTTTTTTTGTAACAAATTTACTACCATCTGGTTTCATCACTTTAAACCTAGCATATTCTGCATTATAACTAATAATATAATTAATTTCGTTTTCAAATTTAAAACAAGCATTTTTAATTTCAAAATAATAATCTACATTTTTATTTTTTCTGTATAAATAAATGTTTTTATCCATACTAGCTTTATTACCATTAACCGTTATTGTATAATTATAAAAAATAGCCATACAACATCACCTATTCTGTTACTTCATTATCTTCAAAGATAGGTGCAAGTACGCAAAATTGTTCTATAACAGGAGGTATTGTTACTCTACCTTTATTTGTAGCATTATCATATAGGTCTATTTGAAAAGTATATTTACCTATTTCAGATACCTCATCCATAAATTTATCATCTATTTCTAATTTTACTTTCCCATTTTCAATAGGAATATTTTTTATTCTTTTCTTTACTCCGTTGGGTTTTAATATTTTTATATCTGCCGTAGAAGCGTTTAAGCTTTCTACCATATCTACCGCATTAATAAATTTAAAGGGAGCATTTTGTATCGTAAAATAATAAGTTATATTTTTATTATTTTTATATAAGTATATATTTTTATTTAATTTAGCTTTATCTCCGTCTACAGTTATCGTATAGTCATAAAATATTGCCATACGAAATCACCTCCTTATAAAAAAAATAACGAGGGAAATCCCCTCGTCATATTATTCATCTTCTTTAAATTCTTTATGGTCAATATTTAATTCATTTTCTATTGTATTTAATCTCATTGAATGTTTAAGCATTATCTTTTCCATTTCGGATATCTTGTTTTTATTTCTTTCATCTTCTTCTCTTGATTCATTTATTTGAGCTTTTAAATCGTCTAATGATTGAGCTATATAATCTAATTTAACTTCAACAGTCGCTCGTTCTCTTCCGTTTCTATCACTTTCTTTACTCCTAGAAGCTAAAAATGACCCAACTCCTATTATCATGGCTATGCATGAAAACACTAGCTCTAAAGATATTGTATATGTATTAGAATCCATAAATTTCCAACTCTGTTCCTGCTTTAAATACAAAAGAAGCTGAATCCCCATATAATTCAATAGATTTTATACCATTAGTTTGACCTTTAACTACCCTAAAGAATCCATTATCAAATAAAACTGAACTTTCAAGTATGTCTTGAGTAAGATATTTAGTGTCTCTTTCTATAAAGAAACCTTTATCTTCATATGTCTCATAAATATATCTAGTCCCACTTACATAAGTCGAATTTACTCCTGAAAATTCCATAGTATCATTTATCTTACACATAGGTTTACTTGTTATGTTAGAAACAATTTTACCAACAATTATTATTTTTTCACAACTAAATTCATTGCCTTCTGCATCTTGTCTTATAAGTATTCTTGGATTATTTGCTGTTAATTTAATTTCCGATAAAAGTTTCCATTTTTTTTCTTTTTCTTCTTTTTTATTGTTAGAACACTCATCTGTTCTTCCAACACCTACAAATATTGCCATCTTGACCATCTCCTTTTTCTTAAAATACCTTGTTAATTTATATTATATTTGATATGTTTAAAATGTTTCCTTTAATATATCATCTAATATAATTACAAAATAAGATAATACAAACCATAAAAAAGAAAACGGCAAACATATTTGCCCCATAACATTAAAAGGGATATTGGAATAGTCCCATATACCTAATCCTAATTTTATATTTAAAATATATCCAAGTATAAATTCAAAAACAGTAATAAGTATTGTTCCTAAAAGCATTTGTTTCCACATTCTCATATTTGGAGTTATTTCATTAATTAACCCTATAAGAACGCTTACTATTCCACCTAAAAATATCATAGTCCAATGTGAATATCCCCTATAAAGAATTTCTAATGTAAAATAGGATATACCAAATATTATAAAAATAAAAAATTCTTTTTTAAGCCATTTTTTCATTTAGCCCACTTCCTTAACTTTTGAATACGTTCCAGACATATAACATTCTTTTCCTTTAAAGTCTACTTTGTGCCATCCATTTTTAAATGTTTTTATCCAAGTAAAATGGCAATCTTTTACTGCATGACCAACTTTATCATAAGAAGTACTCGTACCTGATCTTATATTGACACCTGCTGTTGTTACAACTATTTTCCCATCAGTTACAATGTCTCCTACTAAAACATTTCCTATCATTTCGTCATATGCATTTGCAGTAGCTTTGTTTTCCATACATAATTTTATATTTAATGAATTATTTAATTCGTCACATCTATCTACTACAGTAAATATTTTACCGTCTAAATCTGAACCTGTTCCCTGTATAAATACCTTACTGCCTAGAGGAATACCCTCTGGAGCAGAACAAATTAATTCTGTTGGATAACCAATGCATTTATTGCCCATAGCGTCAATTAGCTCTGTGGTTGTTGTTGGTTGACCAGATGTTAAAACTACATCTTCAAAATTTAATTTTTTATTATCATCATCATAGAAATATGGTAATTGCCCATTAACTGATTTATAATATTGTAAATAAAGTTCTACATTATTAGCAGTTCCCGGACCAGCATTAAGATAATTATGTCCTGTTGTTGTATACCATTTTCTATATTTTAAATATCCCAAGTCTCCTTGTTTAAGCATTTCTTTAACTTTCTTTTGAACCTGAGAACTTTGTTTGCTTAAAGACCCACTACGAATTAATTCATATCCATATTTTTCACAGATATATTTACTACATATAAGATTAAAAGCTCCTGCTCCCATATTATAAGCGACTAAAGAGTGTATAATATTCCAATAATAATTTCTAGCCCTATCTCTAAGTTCATGGCAGCCGAATTCTACCTGTAGTCTTCTACCACTTTCTGTGTTCCCATCCATTGTAGTCATAGATAATGTTACCTTTTTAGTTGTTCCATCTAAATACTTTATAGTATGTACTCCGGAATTTGTTTTCCCTGTATTTGGGTTTTTAAATCCTTTTATATATACACTTCTCTCACATTGCATTAACCCATAACCACCATTTGAACCAGTTTTTTGATTAGGGTCTCCTCCACTTTCTGCAGCAATTATCATTATCGCTACAGTAGGGTCTACTCCAAATTTAGGAGCAATTTCATCAACTAAAGACTGCCATTTTATAGCGTTTTTATAATTTGAATAAGTTAATCCTTTTCCCATATTTAAGTCTTTAAGAATTTTCGTAGCCTCTGATTTAGAAGATGTGTTTACTGTAGCTGTTGTAGGATAATAAGTAGATATACTAGCCTTATATGCTTTGCCTTTTAATTCAACCACTTGCCCATCTTCTGTTTTTGTCCAAGGACATTCATCAAGATAAGTAATCCAAGGTAATTTACCATGTTTTTTCCATGTTCTTTTTTTGCTACTATAGGTTTTATTGAAAGGTAAATTTCCTAACCCTGATATCTGAACATTATTAGTCCATCCTGTGCCGGATTTAGGAGTACATTCAATTACCAATCCCTCTCCTACATAAATTCCTATATGTCCATTTGTCCAAACTGCTTCTCCTAATTGTATATCGTCCCAAGGTATAGGATTATTATTTTTATCCCAATAACTTTTTACATTTTTACATATGCTTATACAACCATCTGCACTTACATCGGAAACTCCATTACTTCCATAAGTCGCCCCTCCGTAACTTTTGCTTTGGTCACCATTCCATCCCCAAAGAACAGCTTTTATAACGTTTACACAGTCAAATCCCCATATATACTTATTTTTCTTTTTAGCATCTGCCATTATTTTTTCATATTGGTTTAATTTAGATTGTGTATAAAAGTTCATACTTCTCCATCTATCAGCCAATGTTGATATTAACGATGCAGTTAAATGTTGTCCGACAGCTCCATATACATAACAGGTATCATAGTCTTCAACTATTTCATTTAATTTTGCTACAAGTTTATATTGGTTATTTATTTTACCTGTTACCCTTGGAAAATCTCTAAACCCCATCTCAGAAGGAGTCGGTTTAATATTTATATTTTCATTCATAACATAAGAAATATCATAATTAACTTCATAATAATTTAATGCGCTATTGTCTGCTCGTCTGAAAGTAAATCTAAATTTTTTCGCTCCTGTTGGTATGCTTTTGTTATAAGAAGAACCTCCGACTCCTTCATATGAAATCATTTTATCATTATCATCATAATAAAAGACATTGGCAATTATTATATCTTTATTAGATACCGATAATTTAATTCCTTTTACGTCTCCTAAATGAATATACCCCATATTTCTTACATATGTAGAAGATTGTGTATTATTTCCTGTAGAAGTAGATATCCCACCATTTTCTAACATATTTTCAGAAGGGTTAGAAGGGTCATCTTCAATATCCCAACCGTCTTGTCCTCCAGAAGAGCCTACTGTTAATTGAGGTCTTGCTATCATACATATTTTTTCAGGAGTATTATCTAATATACTAATCTTTCTTAATCCATTAACCGCTGTGCCACTTGTTGCCTCATATAAATAAGCTATTCCTTCTTCTATTCCAGTTACTAAAGCAACATGACCAACCCTCATAAATCTTGTTCCCCATGCACTTACTTTTCCTACTGGTCTTTCTGAATAAAAAACTAAGTCTCCTGCTTGTAATAAATTATAATTATCTCCCCAATATTCTTTAGGAAGAATCCAACCCTTTTCAATACAATATCTTGCCTGTTCTGCCGCAGTTCTTGGGAGTTCTATTACATAAGAGTATTTAGAAGTCCTAGCAGAGTTAGTTTTAGTCCAGTCATTATATTTTGAGTCAGAATATAAAATGCCTCTATATGATAAAGAAGTTAATGTAGAACAATCAATATAAAACTTCCCAGTAGAATCTGTAACTTCTGATTTAGCAGTAACACTTGATAATATTGTTGTTGTTCCATAGCAAAAGCTAGTAGCATTATCAATATAAGATTTTGCTACTCCAACTATATTTCCTCCACCAGTAAAATTAGATAAAGTAGCTACATATCCATAATTTGCTCCATAAACTTTTCCTATCAGTCTTGTACCACCGTAAGCAATTTCTATTCTATAATCCGTAGAAACTCTAGGTATAAATGCTCCAAACAAACAATCATCTCCAACCATATAAAGGTTAGTGGATTGTGAAAATTTCATAGGAGTATTATCTTGTGTTCTAAAAGTTACTGCAACATTGTAATCAGGAAGTTCTTTTTCTGCTGTATTTGTTAATAACGTAAGAGAACTTAATGTTCCATATACATATCTATTATTAGTTCTTACTATTATAGAGACCTTAGAAGAAGTCTTGTCAGTATTAGTTTTTATTTGATTTGAAACATCTACTCCATCTCCATCTACTGTAACCGCTTCCCCTCTAGGCAGTCCTAAACTTAGGACAAAACTATTATCTGTTGGCTCTTCAATGACTGCTGTTGCATCACTTCCTGCTGGTAAAGTTGTAACAGTCCCTATTCTAAATTCAACATCTGTGTTAGAAGGGGGGTTACTTCCCCCTCCCCCTCCACTAGACCCACCTATATCTGCCACTGAAAATAAATTAATCCAGTTTTCATCACCTTTATATCTCCATTTAACCCAAACTCCATCAAACACCATTTCTATTTGTTTTGCTTCTCCCGAAGACAATGCTAATGTTGTTCCGTCTCCTATTTGAGTCCCATCAGATGCAATAAGATAAATTTTGTTATTTTCATTCATCTTTATATCTATAGGTTGTTTGCTTAAAAGGTTTTTAAGTTGTATCTTTTTTGTACTCTCGTTATCTTCTATAATTAAATAATCACTACCATTTGTAGTACTTTTTTCCGTTAAATCATCAATAAAAGCCAATTATTTCACCTCCGAATCTTTTGATAAATTATTAAGTAATTCTGTTAATTTCTCTATTTCTTTTTCCTGTTGTCTAATTAATGCTTCTTTTAAAATTATATTCTGTTGTAATTCTAAAACCCTTTCCATAGCTACCATATAAACAAAATCCGGTTTAACTTGTTTGTTCATTAAAATCCTCTCCCTTATTTTTTAATAGTTATTTCTAATTTTACATTATCGTAATGAGAATATTGTTGTGTAGGATTTCCATCACTTGCAACATAAAATTGTAATTCATCTGCTCCATTTAATAGGAATGTTTTAAAAGAGTTATTATCAATAGGAATTGTTTTAGTATCCCCTCTGGCAAATTTAATACTGCTATTAGCGTAATAACTAGAATAAGTTCCTTTACTTGTATTTTTTAATCTCATTCTTGGATATGGGACTGCCGCAGAAGTACCATGTGAAGTATTTAATCTATGACAAGTTAATGAAACAGATTCTATTGAGGTAGCGGATTTAATAAAATCTAAAGCAGAAGAAGGGATTTTTGCTTCACCTCTATGAAGTTTATAAGAACTATATTTCCCTTGAGCCATTTTTCCACTAAATCCAGACGTTGCTTTCCCACTACCTTCGGGAACACTTTTTAAATTAGTTAAAGTAAATGTTTTAGTAACAGTTTGAGTATTTGTTGAAGAACCGTCTTGTCCTCCAGATGAACCTCCGCTTCCACCTGAGCCACTACTACTATACCAACCCATAGTAGTTGTTTCAGTTAATGTACCAGTTTGATGTATAAATCCTCTACTTATGCTGTCTTTTGTATCTGTAGTTGAAGGAATAACTCCTCCTGATACTACAATTCCACCATTTTGAACAGTTCTTCTTACTTTTGTTTTACCTTTTACATTCCAGAATCCTACTTGTGAACCATAATCACTTATAATTGGAGTTTCGTAATAAATAACGTCACAATCGCTTACTGTTCCCCTTGAACCATTTGTAAATCTGGCAAATGTGCCATAATAACTTGTACCACTACTAGATAAATTTTTAGCTTTAAATCCATCTATTGTACAATAAGAATTTCTTACAACTATAGCATCTTGCTCTTTTGATTGATATGAATATATTATTGCTCCTGACGTAGATGTGTTTGTCTTTTGTCCGTCTAAAGAAATATTTAAAGTATTATTCTCTACATGAATTTGACCATATAACACAGAAGATGTGTCAAACAACAATGTCAACGTTCCATATCCCAAAAATCCGTTAACTGCAACTTCTTCATTATATTTTCCGCCTTCTATTTTTATAGTAATGTCTTCGTCTTCAAAATAAACACCATAATTATCTTTAATTTCATTGATAACTCTATTTATTGTACTCGCTTTATTGTTAACATCTCTTCCTGATCCATCTCCTGTTTCAGTAGGTGCGACATACCAAGTTTTAGGCATATCTCTATTTTCTGTTGTAGCTAAAACATTTGCTCCGTTCATTTTATCTGTTTTTAAATTAGATATATAACATTCGTCCATTGAGAAATAGGCTATTGGAGTTCCGTCTACTTCTTTGTATATATATAGCCCTTGTCCGTTTATATTTGTAGAAGCTACTGGAGAAGAGCCTTCTATAATATCTCCGTTGCTATCAAAACAATCATCGTCATACATATTAATCGTAATACCGTCAGAAGAAATAACCGTAACATTATTTTCTATTTTACTATTCATTTCTGAAAATTTAATTGTTAAGCTATTTACTGTTTGATTTACTTCTGACTGTCTTGCAAATGTCTTTGTTCCATCTTGTTCAGTTGATTCTTTAACTGTGTTTATTATGCCTTCGGGTTTTATGCTCTCAAAAGATTCTCCAGTTATTTTTTTAAGAGAATCTAAATCTTCTGAAGTTTTTCCAACAGTAGTTCTTATTTCTCCTACTAATGTTTCTATCTTTTGATATTGCTCTATTCTTTCACTACGCTCATCATCAATTTTTTTACTGGCTATTGCATCTATTGCATTATTAATAGCTTTTTTATAATCTTGTAATTTAGCTCTATAATCAGCAAATGCTTTATCTAAAGTAGTTTTATCATTACTATCTATTATTCCTGTCTTAGCTAATAAATCATTTATAATTTTAACTAATTTTGTGTGAGAAGAAATATAATCATTATAAGCATTTTCTAAATCTAATTTTGGGTGAATAGTCGCATCTTTATCCACCAAATCTGAATTACTATGTATGGAAGTATAGTCTGCATCTATACCTGTTTTTTCATTTTGTAAAACTTGTAATGATTGTTTAATGGAGTTTTTTTCTGCATCTGTTAATATTCCGTCTCTAAATACTCCATTTAAATTTTCTTCTAAGCTAGAAATTGTATCATTTATGTCTTTTATATTTTTTTCTAATTCTTGTTTTGTTTTTTCTACAAAGTTTTTAGTACTTTCTTCAACCATTTCTTTATATACAAGACTATAATTTTCTAAAGCTTCATTATGAGCCAATACATATGTGTCTAATATATTTCTATCATCCTCACAGAGCATATCTGTTCTTTTTAACAATGTGTCTACTGCATTATATAAATTATTATAAGCGGATATATAGTTATCATAAGCTGAGGTTAAACGAGTTTTACTGTCCTGTAGCGTTAGGTCATTCAAAATACTGTTATATTTTGTTTCAATGGTATCTTTTTTAACTTTAAAATCATTTAAATATCCTCTTATAGTAGTCTTTTCTGCATCTGTTAATTTAGAATCATTAAATATATCTTCCATGCTATCATCTAATGTCTTTAAAGCTTCCATAACCTCTCTAGTTTCTTTAGTCATGCTAGTTTTCATTTCACTAGATATATTTCTAGTTAAATCGTCTACTGTTAGTTGATGTTGTTTTGAAAAGGCATCTAATTTAGCTTTATATTCTTCATATGCTTTTTCATATTGAGTTCTTAAAGTGTTATCTATTGTTCCTGTTGTATTTATAATATCATTTATACTTTCTACATATGTATTATAAGCAGCAATATAACTTTTATATGCTTTCTTATATTTTCCTCTAGCAAACATTGACACCATTTTATTTTTAAATAACTCATTATATTGGTTATCTATATTAAGTTTTGATGTTTCTAAAGCCTTTAAAGCTGCCTTCAAAATTTTTCTTTCTGATTTACTAACTATACTATCAGAAAGAGTTGCATCTATTACAGTATCTATATTGTTTAAACTATCTTCTAATTTTCCTATTCTAGTATCGAAATTAGAAGTATATTGTTTTGTTTGCTCATTTGCAATATCTTCTATAACTTTATTTGCGACTGTAACAAAATTAGATAATGAATTGCTAAAATCACTCATAGCGTTATTTATTTTTTCTACATCAGGGTCATCAAGCAAAGTTGTTTTAGCTAAAGCATCATCTATTGCCTTATTTAAAGCAGTATATTTACTTGCATATGTATTATAAGCAGTAGTTAATTTAGTTTTATCAGAAGAAGTTATATAAGTTGAGGAATTAAGAGATTCATATTGAGCTTTTATGTCTGCATTTTGTACTTCTAATATATGTCTTTTTGATTTAATTTCCTTTCTCTCTGCCTGATCTATTATATTATCTGCAAAAGTCTCATCATAACCGACTTCTATATTATCAACCCTAGCTTTTAAATTTGCAATATCTTTAGCCAAAGAATCATTTATTGCTTTAGCCTCATTTTCAGATATATAAATCAAAGCACTATTAGCAGAAGTTGTATACACCTTTATAGCTTCTCTTGCAATATTATATAAAGAATCCATAGCGGCTTTATCCTCATCGGTAACTAATTCTTCTTTATTTAAAATTCTCGTAACTTCATTTGTTATATTGGTATAAGCAGTTATAAACGCATTGTATTTTTCATCTAAATCTTTTCTTTCTGCTAAAGATGTATTTTGCATACTCGCTTTTAATATAATTCTTTTATACTGGCTGTCCACCTCTTCTTTTTGGAAGGACAAAGAACTTAGATTAGCTTCTATAGAAGCCCTTTCTATTTTATCTATCATATTATTTGCAAACGTCTCATCAAGAGTAACACTTAAATCGTTTAGTGCTTCTGTTACTTGTTGTATTTGAAGAGATACCTCTCCCTTAGCATCTTCTATCTCTTGAGTATATCTATTATTTTCTGATTTAGCTATCATTTTACCTAAATAATTAAAGAATAAATTTACTGTAGCTCTATACTCTTCTAAGGCAGTAATTACTTGTACTTTTTCTATCTCATTGAAATAATTGTCAGCTGTAACTTGATTTATATTATTTACTAAAGAATTATAACTAGCAGAGTATTTTAAAAACTCTAATCTCATCTCTGCAAATTCATCTTCACTTAAACTTAAAGTTTCTAAATACTCATCATATTTTTCTATTAAATCATCACTTTCTTTTTCTAAATTAGCCATTCTTTCTTTTAATATATTTCTTTCTATAACTGTAATAGTTCCGTCTTCTGAAGCTTCTTTAATCCATGCTTCAAGCAGATTTAGTTGGGCTAATATATCTTCATATTGTGCTTGTAAAGATGACTTCTCGATACTTAAAGAACTTTTTAAAGTAGTTGTAACTGCTTTAAGTTCCATTAATATTTTATTCTTTTCTACGTTTAATTTTGCAATTTCTTCATAAATCGCACCACCAATTCCTATAAATAAAAAATCATCACAAGTTTTCTTTAAATCATCTAATCTAGCTTGGCAAGTTGTCGCAAACCCAATTAATATAGAGGTTTCTGTTGGTGTTACTGCCTGATCTTCAATAGAATCCCAAAGTGTTTTTTGAAAGTTATTAAATGCTCCCTCTAATGCCTCTTTTTGGCTTTTTAATAAATTCGCATTTTCAGTTTCTTTTTTCTGTTCCATAACTTCAACTAATTCATCTATATAGTTAAAATATACCTTCATTTCTGTGTCCAATTTATTCATTTCATTAATTAATTGATAATTTTCTTCACTTGATACAAAACTATCTGCAAACACATCTCTCATTGTCTTAATAAAATCAGAGAACATAGTATTCATTTTAATAGAATATGAGATTATCTTTTGTCTTAAATCGTCTTCTTTGTTACTATTAGAATACTCTTTATTAACTTCTTGTGCTAATAATTGTATCTCTTTGGCTGTTTGTTGAATTTTTGAATAAATATCGGCACTCCCACTTAAATCTTTTCTTAATATTCCTACTGTTTTAGTTATCCCATCTACTGTTTGGGAAACAGTAGTGTATTTCTTTTCTATTTCATCAACTTTTTCAACAATATTAGTTAAGTTAGAATCATTGTCTCCGCCACTACTGTTATCAAAATTTATTGTTATTTCTACTTGATTTGGGAGTATAAATGTTCCCTTATTATTTACTACGACTAAAAATAGCCCCTCTTTACTTTCTAGTGTAGTATTTGAAGTTATAAGTTCATAAGGTGATTCGTTTTTATCCCAATAAAAATACTTATCACTACTATACATATTTTTAATATTGTAATATATATTTTTATACCCTATTACCATATTTTGTACACTTACATAAGTAAAGGAAGGAGTATTAGATAAACAAGCCATATACTCACCGTCCTTATTCTTCAATATTAATTTTATTTTCTTTTAATAGATTCCATAATCTTCTATTTTTCAACATTTGTTTATTATCTTCTTTTGCATTTTTTAATACATCTAAAATAACTTTTTTAGTATTACTTTCTAATTTTTTATTAGATAATCTAATTTGTAAAGTGCCTTCTTTTAAAGAATATTCATAACCAACTAAATAAAACCACTCTTCTGTTTCTTTTTCTTTGTCATATATAGCAATTATGTCTCCTAGCCCTAAAACTCCGTTCCAATGTTGTCTAAAATCATTATCTATAAGTTTATTTAAAAAACTTTCAATATCTATAGATATGTCTCTGGTAGGGCAACATCTTAATTCTAATTCTCTCTTCCCGCAAGATATTATTTCTTGGGCATCATAAAAGGCATCATTTGAATATGTATCATAATATATGAAGTTCTTTAATTCTTCTAATAATTTATCACTAAATAATCTTTTCCCGTCTACTAAACAACTTTCTCTATTACACTGAATATTTAATTGTTTTATTGATTCTTTTATTTCTTCTACCTTTTTTTCACTCTTCATTGTATTAGCCATATATATGGCTTCTTTATCCATGCCTTCATTTAATTGAAGTGCTATTTCTGTTGCTCTTTCGATATTCCCTGAATTTCTATAGTTTGCTTCAATTTCTTTTAATTGTTTATTATATTCTATATAGAAGAACCATTGAGTTTTATAGTCTGTTAATTTTTTTTCTTCTTCTAATTTTTCTGCCCTTAATTTTCTTAATTGCGTATCTACTCCTTCAAGTAAAGCATCATGTTTTTCTAAAGCCAAAATTAATTCATCACTCATCTCTTTATTCTTAATAAAATAAGAATAATTTTCTACATAGTTTTTTCCAGTAGGAAGATAGTCACTTACGATACATTTATCTTCATTTCCTATCAAAGTAAGTCGAGTAATTATATCGGAAGAATTATCTGACACTTCTAAGCTTTTAATATAATTGTCATAAGATAGTATTAATCCTAGATTATCCCCAAAATTATCTATATAATATAAATTAATCTCTTGTTTTGTATTATCAAATACAGGAACACATTCAAATTCTTCTGATATATTTTCAGATATAAAAGTAAACCAATCAGTATCTATATCCTCTAACCATCTCATACGTGGATTAAAATGTTGTTTTATCTCTATTAATTCCGCACTTTTTGTTAAAATATAATTCCCTGCTTTATCCATTAAATAAGAACTACCTTTTGTGTAATTTGAATACAAAACTTCTTCGTCTATATGACCAAATTTCCACCCTGTTTCTTGATACATATATTCGTTTAAATTAATAATTATATTATTTCCATTAGAGTAATCTGAATTATTAAGCATTATTCCTATATTGGTTAAAACAATATTATTTTTCTCTAATTTTTTTTGGAATCCATATGCTTTAATTGTCTTAGATTTTTCATCTTTATTTTCTGTACATTCTTTAATTATAAAAAATTCCCCATCTAAAGATATAAGCCTTTCAATTTTAAATTCGTCATAAAAAGGATATTCTTTATTATTATCTATGATTTTGTTAACTATAATTGTTATTGAATCAATATCTGTAATTCCTCTTGTGACACTCGATAAAAAATCAATAGGCATAGCACATATTATCTCTTTATTGGTTTTATGTAATAGTAAATCAGTATATCCTTGTTTCATTTCTTTTAAAATTATACCCATGTTCATCACCTATAATATTACTGGAAATTCTGCTTTTATTTTAATTTTACCATAACCATATAATTTTAAATTATTACTTCCGGGTAATAATTTAATCCATTTCCTATTACAATAAGATAATTTATTTTCACCTTTAGAATTTAAAACTGTAAGCATTTTATTATCTACAGATACAGGTTCGTTTAATTGTAATTTTAAAGTCATATCATTAATTTCTATAGTGTTAATTATATCATCTGTTGTTTCGGCTATTATTATAGGATAACAAATTTCTTGACTTATATTTTCTATAGTTATCGCATTATCACCGCTTAAAAGAACATCTGTTTCGAATTGTTTATAAAAGTAATGAGTATATGGCTGGAATGTCACTTCTAAAAACCCTTGATTTCCAAAAGTCAGTTTATCTTGTATTTTTACACATTTTAAATAAATAATATAATCAGGGTAATCTTCTGTTATAAAAGGGGCAAAATAATCAGTAATTAACCACGTTTTTATTCTTTTAAATATCTCGCTTGAAAAAGTTGCTAAATTTCCCTCTTTATTTACATAAGCTAAGTTTAAAACAACTTGATCAGGAGTATTTGTTTCTTCTTTATATACCGGATAAATACTATCTTTGCTATCTGAATTAACAGATATAGAAAAGGGTATCTTCATATCATTAACTATATTATTTTCAAAATATACCAATCTAACGTTATATTCATCACATGACACTCCGTTAAACATAAATTTATCTGAAATAAACATTATATCACTCCTTATAATAAAAAAAATAGGAGCTAATTAAAGCTCCTATAATTTATTTGAAATATATTTAAATTCTTCTTCTATTGCCTTTGTTAATTTGTTAATCGTAACTTCGTCAGGATTTCCTTGAATATTAACATGTATGCCTCCTAATTGAAGATTTGTATTACGAGGATTTTTATTGTCATACATATCTTTATAATTTGTTCCATATTGTTTTAAGCCTAAAGAATTATATATATCCGTATATTGTTTTAATACATCTGTTGCAATTTGTAAGTTATTAATTAAATCATTTTTAATAGAATCTCCCATTATACCCAATGCGTCTCCTGAAGTTTCTGCAAATTCTATAAGCGTATCTTGTAGATTTTTAACATTCCCATCTAAATCTGTAAAAGTATTAGTAGACAAATTCTTTGTAACCATTTCTGCTATTTTTTCAGGCGTCCATAAATTCTCAAGTGCCTTTATTTTATCTTCTGATTCTTTTTCTGCTTTATCTATTTCATCATCATACATATTTTCAATTTTTTCATCCAATCTGTCTTGTTGAATATCTTTTAACGCCTTTTCTTCTTCTGCTAATTCATCATAAGCTTCTTGCAACTTACTTCTCGAAGCTAAAGAAGTATCTCTTTCAAGTACAGAAATCTTACTTTTTAATTTATTAATTTTATCTAATTGTTCATTATAATCATCTTTATAATCAACTTCGCTTCTATAGTCTTGATAAGCCTTTTTTTGTTCTTCTAAAGCCTTAACTCTTGCATCTTTTTCTTCTTCTATTGCATCTTTTCTTTTTTCTATTTCATCTTCATATACTTTTGTGATTTCTTCTTCCATGTCTTTTACTATATCTAATTTTTCATTTTGGATATCTTTAATTTTATTTCCTAATTCTTCCCATTGAACGATGGCATCAGGCAATTCATCTGTTTGAAGTTTTATATATTCTTCAAGTAAATCCGTCACTTTTTCTAAATCGTCTGTGTTTTGATACTTGTCTAAGATTTCTTTTTGATTTGTCACATTGTTATTATCATCAAATTTAAATCCATATGAAGATAAACTATCTTTATAAACATCTACCATTTCATTATATTGGTCTATTGTTTTTTGAAGATTGGCTCTTTGTTTTTCAATTTGTTCAATTTCTTGTCCGTATAAATCAACCTTTTCTTTACCAGTAGCATATTCTAATTTTGCGTCTAATAAATCTAATTGATTACCTAATACTTTAAATTCGTTAGACAATTCAGTCACGCCATTTTTAAATTTATAAAGTCTATCCTCTAATAGAAGTTTTTCAATCTCATCTTTATTTTCTTCAATAGCATTTTTCATATCTTGCCATTCTTGTTCGGCTTTAGGTAAATCTGTATATTGGATTTTAATATATTCTTCTGTAAGGTCTTTTGTTTCGTCTAATTTTTCTTTATATTTATCTAACTTGTTTTTTGCATTTTCTGTAGCTTTGCTATATGATTTTTTCTTTTTGTCGCTTTTGCCTTTATAATTACTTTCTGATTTTTGAGCTTTATCATATGCTTTTTCTAATTTATCATATTCTTTTTGCATCTTGGCTAATTTTTCTTCATAGCTAATTAGATTTCCCTGATTATTAAAAGCAAATCCTTTTTTCTTTAGTTGCTCTCTTAATATTTTCTTTTCGTCCATTAACGAATCATAGTATTCTTTTTGTAAACCAACTTGTTGTTCGTATAATTCATTTTGTTTCTTTAAGTTCTTTATTTTTTCTGTTCCAGTTGCACGTTCCATTTTTTTATCTAATAAAGCTAGTTGGTTAGTACAACGAGAAATTCTATTCTCTAATTCTTGGAACATATTAATGCCGTTCTTTAAAGCATAAAGTAAATTTTTAGAAGTAATGTCTATTTTTGTTTTAGTAGATTTGCTAGAACCTACTGCTCCAAAATCTTTAAATGCTGTAGCAGAGACCCCATCAGTGCCTTCTGTTGGTGTTGGAGATGCTCCGTCAACGGAACTCATGCTAACATCAGATTGAGCTGTTACAGGAGGAGATGGAGCGTTTATTTCAACAGGCGTATCAGAAATATTCTTAAATCCTTCAACACTACCAAATCTTACAGGGATACTTGCGCCTTGTATAAATTTATCTATTCTATTAAATATCGACTTTAATCCGTCTGACATAGCACCAATAAATGTAACTTTTTTAGTTTCAGGTTTAGCCTTTTTTGTAACGGTATCTTCTTTATTTACTGTATCTGTAAACCCATTTTTACCGTCCATTGTAACTTTTTTAGTCTCGTTTTTAGCTTTTCTTGTAACAGTATCTTCTTTGTTTACTGTATCTGTATATCCGTTTTTACCATCCATTGTAACCTTTTTAGTTTCAGGTTTGGATTTTTGAGTAACAGTATCAGTTTTATTTACTGTGTCTGTATATCCATTTGTAGAGAAGTTTATAGGTTTTATAACAGGATTACCTTTTTCATCTATTTCAATAGTTTGACCTAATGTTTCTGCGAAATTTTCGCTCTTAAATACTACTGATTTTTCTGCTGGTTTACCTTCTATTTCTGATGTTTTTTCATCTACTTCATCTTTTTCTATAAAGAATTTTACAAGTTTTTCTTTTATCGTTCTAGCGTCTACAGTATCTAATCCGTCTAAAGCATCAACTATATCACTTACGACCTTAACTCTTTTTTCCTCGTCTAATTCGTTTAAAGCCTCTCTTACTTGTACTATGTCGCCCTTCGCTAATCCATTCTCTACTTTAACTGCTATTTTTTTTTCTTCATCTGTTTCCATGAATTTATCTAATTCATTTTTAACAGTATCTACTGTTTTTTCTCCTACAACTGTGACTCCAACTTTATTTGCTATGTTAGGATGGTCTAACAAATATTCTATGATACTTTTATAATTTGTAAGTTCCCCATTATTAAATGCTCCACCTAATTCACAAATTAAATCAACAGTCTTGTCTCCAAAAGGCATACTTTCAAGTAATTTATTTACATATTCTAACTGACTTGTATCAATAGTTCCGCTAGTAAATAAGTCTGATATTTTTTCGTTTTCACTTACTTTAGTATATTTCTTTATTTCAGATTTAATATTTTCAAGTTGCTCTTTAAGATAATCTTTATTTAGGTCTACTTTTATTTGATTATCTTTGTCTTTTTGAGCATTGTTTATAGCTGTAGTTATCTCAGGGCTTATTTTATTTCCGTCTTTAAGAGATATTCCTACTTGACATTCTGCCTCTGTAAGTTCCCCATTCAACATCTTATTAATCAATTCAAGATTTTCATTATCTGCTATACCACCAGTGTTTTTAAAAGACGTAGAGATTGCTGTTATTACTTCTAATTCTGTAGTAGTTACCTTATCTCCGCCATCAGTTATACCTTGAATAAGATTTCTTATTTGAGGTGGTAAATCAACAAATGGGTCATCATTTTTACCTATTTTAGTAACTAAGTCTATTTTTGTTTCAATAGGAATGTCACTACCCGCTATTTCATCGGTTACCTCTTTTAAGTCATCAAATTGTTTTTGAAGTTGAAGAGCCATATCGTCTCCTAAATTAACATCCATAAGATTCTTACCAAATCCCTTTAAGAATCCGTTTAGCTCTATCATATCTTGTTGTAGGTTTCCTTGTAATTGAGGAACAAAACTTTCAATCCACTCACTAGAATCTATTCCAGTTAATTTTTCAAGTTCTTCAGCCACTCCGGAAATTGATTTTTTATAATCATCTATATTTCCTGTTGCTTGGAAGGCATCATTAGCCGCATTAAGTGTTTTATTCCATTCTTCAACTTTATCATAGTTATCTACTGCATAATCGGCTACTTTATCAAACCCTGCTAAAAAGTCATTTCTTTTATTAATGTTTTCTGCAACTAATTCATTTGACCAGTCATATATGCCCATTAATTCTATTAACTTACCTTTTTGAGTATCTCCAAGGTTAGCATAGTTTTTATATTGGCGAACATTTCTGTTCATTTCATTCATAGCATCTTTTTGTTGGTCTTGTTCTAATGAATAATATTTTGAACTTTTTTCGTAATTACTACTGTTTATTGAAGCGATTTTATCAGCTGTATTTTGTGCAATCTGTTCGTATCTTTTACATCCTTTTTCATAGTTAGCCAATCCATTACTAAATACAGAATAATCAAAGAAAGGGTTTGTAAGAGCATTTCTTTTTATATTATCCTCTACATTTCCTTTTTGGTCTTGTCTGTATTTACCAACCATTTTACTTGCTTCATTGGCAGCATCTTTTTCCTCTAATCTAAGCAATTCTTGTTTCTTTTTAATTGCTATATCTAGTTTTTCAATTAAATCATCGGCACTGCCACTTAAAGCTAATAAAGGGTCACCGTTTTCGTCATAACCAGTCACTAGCTCAGGGAACATCTCTGCTAATTGTTGTTTATATTGAGATAGTTTTTCGGCTTCCTCGCTAGTAAGATTCATTTTACCTGACAATTCTTCAAAATCATCGGCTATATTTTTTAAACTACTTTTTTTGCTATTTAAGTCTCCGATTTCTTTTTGTGTTTTGTCTATATTCTCTTTAGTGTTTTGGTACATATCTTCTGTTCTATGAATATAATCATCTACTGCTCCTATAACATTACCAATTAATGTAGCGGCTAATGTTATCATAGCTCCGTTCAATAATGATATACCTACGGACGCAGCCATAGATTTAGCACCTGCTAACACCATTGACCCTGCTGTTTTGCCAAGTCCCTTTTGAGTTTCTTCTGCAACTATTGTTGCACTACTATATGTATTACTTATTTGTTTTAAATTTCCTGTCGCATCTTTTCTGTATACTTTAAATTGTTTATTAGAACTCCCCAATGATTTTTGAATTCTCATATTACTTGTTTGAATATTACCAGCTAGTTTATTTGAATTTTTAGAAATCATACTTGTTACAGTACCAGAGGAATCTTTTAATTGGTTTGTTACCACTTTTGTTTGGGTTTGTGCTTTCTTTAGGTCATTATAAAAACTACTACCAAATAGAGTTAATTGTTCTCCTTTAGCAGATGCCTTTAATGTTCTAAATAAACTTGCAACAGTCCCTATTGTCGCAGGTAGAGCCATACCCATACTATCTAATGATTTAGTAACCTTATTTACAATTTCCATAACTTCTGCAAAACCAGTAATTAACCCTTTAGTCATATCACTTGATATTACAGTTGTTATAAAATCTCTAAATTGGTCTTTTAATGCCACTATTTTCCCTTCAAGGGAGTCTATATAACGAGCATTTTCTTGTTTAGCAGAATCAACAGTAAATCCCTCATTATATTCTTGAACGTATTGTAATACTGTTTCCCAGTTATCTAGCATAGCCTGTAATACGTTGGCATGATATTTACTACCTATTGCTTCTGTAACTGTTTTTTGTTCAACATCATTAAGTGAATCCCATTTGTCATGTAATTCATTTAATACATCGAATAAAGGTCTTGTAGTACCTTTTGCTAAGTCAGCAGTTTCTATTCCTGCTACTTCTCTTAATGCCTTCGCTGTTTTATTAAGAGTTACTTCTCCTTCTTTAGCATTATAAGTAACCCCATTTATGTTAACTGCTATAGTTTTTAATGCGTTACCTAATTTAGAAGCATCTTGTACTGTTTCCTGAGCACCAACAATCATACCAATGGCTTCACTCATGCTATTGCCGTTTGCTTTTAATTGTGACGCAGAACGTTGTAATGCTTCACCTATGTCACCTGAAGTGACTGCAAAGTTGTTCGATTATCTTCATATGAGTTCGCTACTTCTCATACAGTTCTCTTATGAACTTCTCTAGCTTTCACTAGAAGTCGAGACTATATCTTCATCTTGTTATAAAACAAGAGCCTTCCACTTCCACTCGCTTGAGTGTACTTTTCTGCCGAAAATAGTCGTTGGAGTTTATTCTCATTGTATTTTACAATAGGGAATCTTACCTGCTGATTACCCAATCCTTAAATTTTTCAAACATTCACACTTGCCATTTCTAGCTATGTTGTAGTATTAAGTCTCTAAGGGTTTCCCAGTCAATTCAAAAGGTTAAATAATACAATCGCTTGTATTACTAGGCGACTAATTTACATTCACCTGCATAGTTTCGTAATGTTCATATAGATTCGCTACATCTATACAGTTCTCTTATGAACTTCCTTATCTTTCGATAAGCGTCCAGACTATTTCTTCACCCTCACCATTATGTGTTAGGGGCAATCCACTTCCATTTAAGGGATTCTCACCCACTCCATTAGCTTGAGCCGTACTGCTATTGATGTATTTCAACATCCAAAGGCATAGTCGTTGAAGTTTGTTCTTGGTCTTAATGACTTTAGAACCTTACCTGCATGAACATCCATTGTGATATGGTAATTACTTTAACCATATCTAAGTACTTAGGGTTTAACCATATACTTATCCTTGCGTTGTTTCTACTTTCGTACCTTCATATCGTGATTTCTCCGATATTGTGGTGCAAGGCTTTAGGAGTTACCTGCAATTCAAATTGTGTAAATCCATTGCCGATTTCTCGACAATTAGGCAATTTTGTTTGCCTGATCCATATAATCAGTTAACATATTATAAGAATCACTAGCACCCTTAACTTTTTGAGTCATAGGTTCTAATGATTTTGTTACACCACCATAAGCTGATGCTATAGTTTTTAAATACTTATCGGCTGTTTCCTCATTAACATCTGCGACATTTGCATACATATTTACATCTTTTGCATATTCCATCGCTTGTTTAACATTATCTATACCTAATTGGAAAGCTGCCGCAGTCGAGTTAATAATGTCAACAGAACTTCTAGCAACATCTTGTCCTGTTTGGAACGCTAATTCCTTAACTTCTTGTAGCTCTTCTTTTGTTCCTGTAAAACTAGCAGGAGCAACTTTTTCCATATCTCTGAAGGCACTATCTAAATCTACAATAGTTTCTTTTATTGCATAGATACCTTTAGTTATTTGCATACCTAAAATATTACCTAATGAATAAGTAGATAATGTAGAATATAAATTAGTGACAAATGAACTTGTTTTCTTTGCAGAAGTAGCTACTGCTGAAGACATTTGTTTAGAAGAACTTGCAGTTTGTCTAAGTGCCTTATCTAAAAGTCTTGCTTCACTTGTAACACTTCTGATTTGAGCGTCCGCTTCTTTTAAAGAGACCCCATTTAGCCCATTTAACTGATTTCTTAAATTAGTTATAGGTGTAACATCTTTACCCATAGACTGATATTTTCTTTGTAATTGGTCTAATGTTGCATTTGCATTTTTAAGAGCAGTCTCTAAATTAAAGTTTCCTTCATTAATTTTAGAAACTTCTTTAACTTGCTTAAATTCATTTTCTAATTCATTCGCTAATCTTATTAAATCTTGAATATCTGCCTCTGCTGCTTCTGAATCTAAATCTATTTTAGTCTTAGATAATTTATCTGCTTTCTCAATTAATCTGTCTAATTGAGTTGTATCTCCGAACATTTTAGTAACTTTAAAGGAGTCCATTTGAGACTGTAAAGTCTTAAATTTACTAATAGCAGTATTAAACTGACTATCAAGTTTTCCTGTAAAATTAATATTTTTACCTAAATTAGATAAAGCATTTTCTAATTCTCTTGTGCTTTGTATTAATTTAGTCATTTCATTATAAGGAACTGAACTGCTTAAAATATCTCCAAATTTAGTTATTTTAAGATTTCCTAATTGAGTCATTAAACTTTGTAATTCTTGCAGTTGCCCTTTTGTAAGATTAGTTTTGCTACCAAATTCATTTAATTTGCTCTCTGCATTAGTTAATGATTTTTGTACATTATCAAAAGATTTTGCAAATTCTTTAGTTGTTTCTGTTGAAGTTCCGGTAATCTTTATATTAGGAAGCAATTTAGCTATAGTATTTATTTTACCTTCAACAACACCTAGTTCTGATTCTAAAGCTTTAAAAGTTTCTGTCCCAACAGGAGTTTTTCCAAGTTGTTTAATTAAAGCATCTCTTTGTGTTATTGCCTTATTAAAGGCATTTAAAGCATCTGTTTGAGATTTAATACCAGTTGCATTTTGAATCATTTTATTGATTTCTTTATTTACCTGACTTAATCTTGTAGATGCCTCGTCATAAGGTAAATCAAGTAGATTTAATAATTTTTGTTCTAAAGCAGTAACAGGGGCAGTATTCTCTCCTAGTGTTTGTATAACACGTTTATATTCTCCCAATCTATTTAAAGATTCGCTTATACCTGCTTCAATCTTAAAAGATTGCTTATTTGCTTTAGCAACATTATTTAATCTTTGGATTTCTGATTCTGTCTTCTCTATAGAACGGTTAAGTTCCATTAACTCTGAAACCGCAGTATCGGAACTAATATTTATTTTTACATTTTTTAATTTTTCATAAGATGCTACTACCTTATCAATGTCTGCGACCATTTGAGGACTATCAGTAAATCCTTTATTTTTTAAATCAGCAATTTTTGAACCAATATCTGTTACTTTCTTATAAGCAGTTTCAAGTCTTGAGTTAAAATTACCATTTATCTCTATACTTTTCGCTATATTCTTTACATTTTGTAAGTCAGATAAAAGCGTAGACATTGTCTCATGAGAATTAGATACGTTTAGAATATTATCTAATTTCGTACCCTTAATCCTATCCATTTCTTTTCTTAAAGCTTCTAATTGAGAGATTTGCCCTTCTGTTAGATTCTTATTTTTGAACATATTGTCTATAGTTTGAGATGTTTTAGTTGCAGAATCTTGTAATTGATTAAATGTTGCTGCCAAACTTTTAGTTATATTTGGTTCAAAATTCTTATTCTTTAATACATCTAACTCTTTAGATACATTCCTAATCTTAACTAAATTTTCATCTAACTGCTTATTTAAAACTGCATAAGATTGATTATTTGTAGTCTTAGACATTTGTTTTTCTAAAGAAGCTCTTTCATTCATCAACTTATTAAATTGATTCATAGCAGAAGTAGCCTTTGGTATTTCTCCTGACACTTCACTTATTCGAGTTTTTATTTTAGAAAATTCTTCTTGTGCCTGTGCAAAGGTTAATTTATTTAACCCTTCTAACTTAGTTTTTAAAGAATCTATTTGAGATGTGTCTTTCCCTAAACTTGTAAATTTAGTTCTTAATTCTTCTAATTGTTTCATTGATGCAGATACATTTATTTTGAAAACATCCATCTTTTTATTTCTTTGCATATCTGCTACCAACTTATTATAATCAGTATCTAAATCTTTTATTTTATTATTAAGATTAATTAAATCTGCTTCTGCTGTTTTACCATTAACTCTTATATTAATATTGCTTAATTCTTTTGCTCTAGTAAATAATTTATCAATAGAATTGTTGTCTCCATACCCTTTTGTATATAAGGACTTAATCTTATTTTGAAGGATACTCGCATCTGCCTCTGCTTTTCTTATACTTCTAGCTAGATTATCTGATAATTCTAGTTTCTTAAAAGACCTAGAGAGTTCATCTGCCTTAGTGATTAACTTAGACATTTCAGCATATGGTTTATCTGCTTTCAGTATATTCTCAAGATTCGCTTCTTGTTTAAACTTTTCAACTTGGTTTTGTAAAGTCTTAATATCAGCTACTTGATTACCTGCAAGTTTACGTTTCCCTAAAGCATTTTCGATAGAAGTTCCTAATTCAGTTACCTTTTTAATTGTTGATTCAAATGAAGAATTTAAACTAGAAGTAATATCAGATTTAATATTCTTTTTATTTAAAGCATCAATTTTACTACCAACTGATTCAATGTCTTTATTAACTTTTGTTAAATCTTTAGATAAAGCTTTATAAGCCTGTCCTTGATATGTCTGTTTAGACATTTTCTTTTCAAGTTTATCTTTTTCAGATATTAACTTTTTATATTCTGCGACTAATTCTTTTGCACTTTTTGCTTCGCCTTGAAACATTTTAGAATTGCCTTTTGTATTTGACCCTTTAGTCAAGCTATTTATTTGCTCTTTAAGTTTTTCAATTTGTGTAAGCAATTCTTTGTCATCTATTCCAACCTTTATTTTCTTAGCATTTTTTTCTAAATCTGCTATAACTTTTGATAACTCTGATGCTGATTGTCCTTTATCAACGGTTGGATAGACTCTAATTCTTATATCATCAGCCAATTAAATTCACCACCTTTAATACGCATAAGAATTACCACCTATACGAAGTGGTAATTTAATTTTTTTATACTACTCTAAGACCCCTAGCTAAAAGTCTTTCTTTTAACTCCATAGGAATTTTAGCATCTATTGCTGTTTTTGAATTGTCAACTACGTTGGTTGCTGGATAATAAACAGGGTTATTATCAGTATAACCCGGAGCCCAAACAGTTCCTTCTTCCCAACGGTTTAATGGGAAATAATGTGAACCATGCTTATCTACCCATCCACCATTATCTTGGAATACCCCATCTATTTCCATATGGCTAACTTGTTCAGAAGTAACTATATTTTTAAAATCTCCACTTCTTTCGTACATATTTGGAACTCTTCCATCATATCCTGTTTCTTGCATAAGGATTTCATTCATAATTTCTTCCATTTTTTCTCCTACGCTATCTAATTCATCAGCAACTATTCTTTCTATATGGGCGACAACCTGATCTAAATTATCAAATACCATCTTGTTCGCCTTCTTTTTTAATTTCCTCTATTTCTTTCTTTAGCTTTTCACAATCTTTAGTTAAAAGTTCTATTTTCTCTCCCTTTAATAAATTTCTTTTCAATATTAATCCTTTTTCTAATTCAGTTAATTGCTGAGACTGGTTCAATAATACTTCTAGGTATATTTCATCTAATATCTCTCTTACTTCGTTTAATACTAAAATCATATCTTTATTAGGGTTATTTAATGCCCCTATAATATTTTCATCAACTTCTATATTCGTACATACAGGAAATAATATATTGTATATATCTTCTATATCTTCTGCATCTAAAGTATGTTCAGTTTTCCCCTCTATAATATCCTCTAATTGTAACCTTATTTCTTCTCTTTCCTCATTTAATATATTATAAACTGTTACTTTTTCTAACTCCCCGTTAATTTCTACTACAAATTCTTTTCTCACTTTTTCTAATTTAAAATCGCTTACTTTCATTTTGTTTATTCTCCCTTCTAAAAATAGGTAAAAAAAAATGCGTCAACAGAACTTAATCTGCTGACGCTATAAATTATTACATAGTTTTTTTGTCTATTTCTAATATTAAGTCTTGGTCATCAACTAATATGTCCCAAGTTAAACTAAAGTCTGATATTTCTTGTGCTGAAATTGTTAAGTCAGCATTAGGTTGTGCTTTTGCTTTGCTGAATTTTATTGATTTAATTTCTGTACTACCATCTTCATTAACAACTTCAAATGTACCTTCCATTTTATAATATTTACTTGGTATAGTACCTTTAACTTGTATTTTAGTACCAGTTATTTCTCCACCAAGCATTTGAGCTAAGAAGAAGTCATCTATAACTTGAGCATCCATTTGTAATGTTCCTTTTCTTTGACCTGCTATAGTTATACATAAATCCCCTCTTTTATAAGCTTCAAAGTTTTCTGATTCAGTAGTTATATTAAAACTATTAAGGAAATCTATAGTAGTAGTGTCTTCAGCATTAGCTAAATTTGTTAAAGTTAGGTCACAAGCACTTTTTATCGCATATCCCATAATCATTCATCCTTTCTATTTTTTTAATTTAGTTATTTTTTGCCAAGATTTTATTTTTTTAGGACTATATTTTCCACCACTTGCCATTTGCCATTGTTTCTGTTCAGAACTCCTTAAAGCCTCAACAGAATAGCAATCTCTTAGCCACCATATAGTTTTATTTCTCATTTCTTCATAAGAATTAATATTCCTAAAATACATAACTTCTCTGACAACATTTTCAAAAAGCATACTATTATCAACTTTTCTTTTTTGATAATATTCTTTTTGTTTTTGCTTAAATCTTTTAACAAGTTCTGGGTCTCCCTTTAGCTCTGTTGGCTTTTGAGGTTCTTCAAAATGACTCATTTCTAAAATTATTTTACAAAGAATAACGAAATTTTCATCAGTAATAAATGCTATCGGATTTCCTACTCCATCTTTACTTTCTTTTCTGCTACCTTTTTCGTCTATTCTAAGAATAAACCTCTTTTCTTCATCTTGAAAAAATCCCATATCCTCAAGAGATGTATCGTATAATAAAGTTAGCCCTTTATAAAAGTCATTTAATATCTTCTTTGATTTATTCATCATTTCCAAAAAAATAGTGAAGAAAAGTTTACTTTCTTCACATACTTCATCATACGATAAGGACAATCCCATATAATATGGTTTTATAAAATCTATGAAATCATAATCATACATAAAATAATCTACGATTGGTTGTTTTATGATTCCCAATGTATATTTTTTTAAATCTAAAGGGTTACCTGTAATATATTCTTTAGTAAAATACATTACATACCTTCAAAATATTCAAGCCTATATACAGACATATATCCTATATAGTCACTAGGAATATTATACATTGGGTAAGTTTGTTCTAATGTTGGGAATCCAATAGCTTTTAAGTTTTTATTTTCTTTAAGCATTTGTTCTATTCCCTTATATATCAAAATATCTCTCAAACCATTTAATGTAAATCTACAATCTTTATGACATAATACGCCAATTTCAAACTTAAATTGTTGTATTTTATTACTTTGTCTATATACTCCCGTATAAGGAAAGTCTCTATATATATTAACAAATAAAGAAACATCTGATTCCTTCATTACTTCCGGAGCCTTTTTATTTATAAATACTTTTTTCTCTTTAAGTTTTTTAATTGGATTTTCTAAATCCTCGAGCTTATATATGTCTCTTTCTTTTTCGTTGTTATAATATATCAATTTATTTATTTTATCATCTAACATTATTTCATTTGAGAGTTTAATCAAATATTTATTTGGAAATTGTTCTATCATCTTAAACACCTCTCACAGTAATAACAAACATATCTATTGTTTCTTTTGTTTTCTTATCTCTAGCAATAAGCATAATGTTATCTCCTATTGATTCAATATTAGATGATTGTTTAATAGTACATTTATTATTTTCTTGTTTTATAATACTTGTATTTGAATAATCTGTATCTAGTATAAATTCTATTTCTTTATCTGTGTCGACATTGTATTCGTTTTCTTCGCCTAGATAAATGTAATCTAATCCCATCACGTTGTTATCTTCCTCAACATTTTTTTCTCCTACTCTATTGTAGGCTATTTTATTTTCGCAGTCATCTTCTAAAATGCGAACCGTTTGTTGAGTTAGTGCTTTTATTAATCCATCAGCACCACTATATCTACCATTAAATTCAAAATCATTTATATGTGTAACTCTAAATACTGTTTTTCTAGTCAACATTATTCTTGTCCCAGTATCAAATGTTCTTGTAATTGGATTTGAGCCTATGAATATATGCCTTTTAGCATCTCCTATATCTACATATCTAGTTTGGTTAACACCATCGCTATACATTGTTAGGTTTAATATAGAAACTGGGATAGGATATACTATACCATTATAAGCATAATTAATAATTTGATTACATCTTCTAGCTACAAAGTGTAAATAAGCACCCATTTCATGATGCTCTTTAAATATAATTAACCAATAACAATTATCAAAGAAACAATAACACCCTATATCGACATTAGTGCCGACAGGGAAATATATTTCTTTTTCATCTAATGATGTTTGGTCATTATCTGTTATATTATTAACTACTGCCATAACAGTTTTTGTATTTTCTGTTATAAGCACTTCATCGACATCTGTTACTTGTATATCTATTACTGTGGGTGACCTGTATAGCATTTTTTCGAATGTTAGTTTAGCCGTTGCCCTTAATTTTTCTCTTTTATTATTTTGACCACGTAAAGTAAAAGTTTTGTATTCATCTAAAAACTTACTCAAAACCATAATGCCCTTCGTAAGTATAATCGACTTTCATTTTTCGAAAATCCTCTTCGTGAAGTTTCTTCAATGTCATTAAATTTTTTAATAAATTGGCATTTGAAGTTTTCTTAAAATCGTGGTCTGTAATAATATTCCTTAAATTATCTTCACTATTTACAATTCTTTGTAGCCATCTACATACCATACCCAAAGCAAGAATTTCTATTTCTCTTTCAGTTAGATCAGCTTTAATATAACCTGAAACTCCATCATCTTCGGAAACGATAGTTAAATCCTTTTCACAAGTGTCGAATTTTATAGTCGCTCCACGAAGATATCTGGTCATTGTTTTCATTTGTATTTCTTCAGGTGCTAAAGCCAGTCCGTCATCTTCAACTTGGTTTAAAAAAACAACAAATATCTTCTCTATTGGAGTACTCATATTAACACCTTCTAATTTGATTTAAATATATAAGCATTATTAAATTTGCTTTCGATTGCAGAACGCTTACCCATAGAATCAAATTCATTTAAGTGAGCTAAATAAACTGCTCTTTGGCATAATCTTTTAGCTAATTCAGGGGATTCGCTTTCAAGTATTCCCACAAATTCATCAACAGTACTATTTTCTAATACCTCATCTAAGTAATCCAAAGTAAGAACTTTGTCATTATATATTTTAGTTAAATCTAATATATCAAGCACATCTTTTAATTCATATTCATCACTATATATATCTACTATTGATAAAAATAATTTTCTCATAGTTGGAGAATTTTTCATTTTTAATAATAAATCTAATCCTACTATGGCTGTTTCTCCGGGTTCATTCATTCTTATAGAATCATAACCATTTTCATAAATAAATGAGCCATTGGTTAAATTCATTACTTCAATGTCTATTTTAGATGCTTCTCTTTTTAATTCTCTTATCATTTCTGCTCTTGTTCTTTTTCTTGCTTTCTTTGTTTCTTCAACTGTTTCCTTCCCTAAATTAACCTTTTCCTCTACTTTTTTAGTTGCCATTTACTATCATCTCCCTATTTATATTTACTAAGCTATATCATATCTACCGAAGTTAACTGCTTTTACAACACCTATATGTACTCTTCTAGTGAATAGATATTCGATTTCTCTATCATTTCTAGCACCAGATTTATCTTCTAGTACAAATGCTTTTCCTTCAAAACCAACCATTATAGGTTTAGTCATTCCACTTGGAACTATGTATAGATGTTCGTCGTCACCTAAACCAAATTTACCAGTTTCTTTATTGAATGTATTTTTTAATTCTACACATTTCATACCTTCGAACATTTTTAAGTAACCATTGTTTCTTAAATCTTCTCCGTCTAAAACGAATCCTTCTAATGCAGGTATTTTAGCTAATGCAGTTTTAGTACCATATATAACTGGGTCTCCTAATCCTAAACCGTCTACTTTAGCACATAATAAAGATAAAGCATCTCTAGTTACTGTACCACTTTCAACTAAGTTAGCATGACATTGACCATAAGCACTAACAAAAGCGTTACCTATTCTTCTAACCATATCTTGTTGAGTAGATTTTTGAACTCTATCTACTAATTTTGCTAAATCTATTCTTCCTGCTAACCAAGCAGTAAATGGAGCATAGATTTTTACACCTAATTCACTAGCAGTCATAGGAACTTTTCTGTTCATTAATTTTTGTCTTAATAGGTTGTTATTATCTGTTGCAACTACAGATACTTCAAATAATCTATCGTCTTCTACTGTAAATTCAACAGTATCTCCTAATTCAAAATCTCTGAATTCACAGAATGGTTCGAATACCTCTCTTAAAACACGAGAAGTACTTTCAGTTAATATTTCTGATAATATTGCGAATACTTTATATTTGTTATCTTGGAAAGTATAATAATCCCAAGTTCCACCCATTTCGTTTAATACTAATTTTCTTAATTTGTCTTCAGCAGTATTTAAATCGTATGTATCAGGGTTTCCGTCTAATATATCTATTGCCATTTGAGCAACTTGACTTCTTTTTTCCACTATAATCATCCTTTCTTTTATTTATTTTCTTATGCGTGTAAACATACTTCTATCATAGTTGAAGGTTGTCCTTCAAAGTCTATACCTACTCTTCTAACTAAGAACATGCCATTATCGGCATCTTTAACGTATTTTCCTAAATTTGCAGTGTCAGGAGCTAATTTATCTCCTACTACTAATCCTTCTGGTAAGAAAGCGTTAGATATTGTATAAACATCACCATGTCCTAAATATTCAAATCTACCTCTTTCACCTGCTAATAGTTGGAAGTCTCTTTCATCCATTTGATTATCATACATCAAAACAGAACAATCAACTATAGCCGCTAAATCTCCTTCTGCGAATTGACCAACTTTGTAAAGTTCTCTTTCTCCATTTTCAGCAAAACTTTTAACACCGACTACCATACCATTTTCTAATACTTGTTCGCATATACCATTTATAGGATTTGGATATGGTTGTCTATCTTTTCTCATTATTGCTCTCATAACTGTTCTTATCACACTTATTCACTCCTTTTAATTTTATAAATTTTCAAATATACCACCATAAGGAATATGAGTATCTCCCTTAGTTGGCATGTGTAAACTAGGCTCTTGTTCTGGTTCTTTAGGTTGTTTATTTTGCATATTTTCAAATGCTTTTTTACCATATAATGTAAATAATTTATTACTTAATTCTTCTACATTAAATTCTCCATTTAAACATTGTTCTTTCATTTCTTTAGTTTCTTCTTCGTCAAATGAGAATTTAGCTAGAACTTCTTCAACCTTTTCTACAAGTTTTTCTTGTTCTGCTTGAGCCTCTTTAGCTTTTAATTCCTTAACTTCTTCTCCTAAAGAGAATACAGTTTCATTAGCATTTTTTAATGCTTCTTTAGTTTCTTCTAATTCTTTATTAACACCTTTTAAATCATTTTTAAAAGTGTCGACAACTGTTTTGGCTTCTTGACCAACCTTTTCCACTTCTGCATTAAAAGTAAGTTCTGCCATTTCTTTAGCATCTTCTTCATCTAATGCAAAATTAGCAGATTCATCAACCTTTTTCTCTCTCCACTCACTTATATATTCTTTTTTATTATCAAAGTCTAAAGTAAGAGTATCTTCTTTTACAGAATAAGGAACACCATAGTATTTATAGCCATCATTTCCTTGAACTACTACTACAGAATCATCGGGTATAGTATCTACATAGTAAAACTCTCTAGTTTGATATGTTTCTCCCCAAGAGTATTGTTTTTCTATTAGTCTATTACTTAATTGTTCTCTTATTTGTAATGCCATACTTCTATTAGAAAGAGAATATTTGTTAGTGTTATCCATACTTTCGTCTCCTTTCACATTTTGTTCTATATTATTTAAAAAATTAATTAAATCTTTTTCAGTTTTTATTCTTGTAAATTCAAGAGTTGCATTAGCACCATCTATTCCCGGAGCATAATCGTCACCTAATATAGTAACTCCTAAAAATTCAAATTTAGATATATTTAAAACTCCACTATATTTATCTTTTTCGCTTTCGAGTATATTGATTTCCATACTTACAGATTTATCTCCTTCTTTAAGAAGATTATAAGCATCTTTGCAGTATCTGTTCCATATAGTGCCTGTGGCAGTAAGATACTCTTTTCCGTTTTCACCTTTTTCGTAAGAAAGGTCAAAGTTTTGGGAAAAAGTTCCTATAGGTTGTTCTATATATTTAATCTCATAACTTCTTTTACCATTGACAACTTTTGGAACAAGTATCATTTCATGTTCTCCAAAGTCTAAAGGTTCTCCATTTTCATCATACTTAACATATGCCAATATTGGTTTATCATAAATTGATGCTTTAGCTTCTTCTATCGCTTCTTTTGAAAAACTTGTTCCTTTTGGATTAACTCCTTCATGTAAGATTTGCATTTTAACACTTGGATTTGATTCATTATTTTCTGAAAAGTTTAAGAAATTTTCTTCTAAAGTCATAGAACATGGTATTCTAATTATCAAAGGATTTCCTCCTTTCTTTAAGAATTAAAAACACATATATAATTCATCACTTATTATATATTCTTTTTTTTCATCATCTGAAAAAAGCAGATATTTATTTGAGTTTTCAAATACATAATGCATTTCTTTGCCCATTTCTTGTACTAAAATAGGCTCAAAACCTAATCTTTTTAATTTTTCTGCACCATCTCTTGTATTTGCTATTATATATCTTCCCATATTATTCACATCCATTCCCTAGATATAAGACACCGTTTCCTTGTGCCTTCGTATCTATATCATTGAGGAAATTAGTACATTTGATAAGTCTTGCCCACAATTCCTCTTCAGTTGGCTTTCTACTATAAGTTTTAACAAAATCTTCTTTAATCAATGCTAACGCTCCTGAAACGTGTGGAGTAGCCTGAGAAGTACCACTTGTCGTTGCATATCTATTATTCTTATAAGTCGACATTATATTGACACCATATGATACAATATCTATTTCCGAATTTGTATTACTGAATTTTGCAATATTATTATCTCTATCTACTGCTCCAACTTCTATTACTTCATGATAATTTCCGGGAAAATTAATCTCATCTGTATCTGCACTTCCGTCCCCATTATTACCACTAGCACAACAAATACATATTCCTTTATTTGTTGCCTTTTTAATAATATCGTGTAAAGAATCGTCATCTGCTTTACCACCTAAAGACATATTTATAATATCTACATTTTGTTCAATAGCATATTCTAATCCTTTTACTATACTAGAAAATGCACCGTCACCAAATCTATCTAAAACTTTTACTATTAATAAATTACATTCAGGTGCAACTCCAGTAATTCCTTTTTCAGCTCTATTACCTGCTATAATACCTGCTACATGAGTTCCATGACCATTCCAATCAGTAAAATCATCTTCTTTACCTTCATTTGTAAAGTTTTTACCGCCAATTATTCTGTCTTTTAAACACACATGCTCTGTATCTACTCCTGTATCTAATATAGCTACAGTTATACCTTTACCATAAATTCCTTTATCCCAAAATGATTCTGCTCCTAATAGTTCTATATTAGAAGGGATTTTATATGGTATATCTTCTTTAATTTCTCCTAAAGAACAAGGAGTTAATTTAAAATTGCTCATTCTTATCACCTTTGTCTGTTAACGCTTCTTCAATTCTTTTTTTTGCTATCCTAAAATATTTTTCGTCTAATTCAATACCTACAAACTTACGATTAGTGTTTAGACAAGCAACCCCAGTACTTCCTGAACCCATTGTAAAGTCTAACACCAAATCACCTTCATCTGTGTATGTTCTTATAAGATATTCTAATAAATCTACTGGTTTTTGAGTTGGATGAAGTGAATTTTTATTAGGATTGCTAAACTTAATTATGTTGCTTGGGTATCTTGTCCCTTTGTTTATAGTGGTAGTACCATTTCTTTTTTCAGCGCCATAAACAACACCTTTAGTGCTATTGACATGCTTTTTAATATAAGGTTTACCTTCTCTCATTTGGGGATTGTAAGTTGGTAATTTATTATAAAATATATGGATATACTCCGAATAAGATAACGGCATTTTTTTTGCCTGAACAAATCTTTGAGGTCTAGTTTTTTCCCATACCCAATCATATCTATAATTTTTAATATTGCTGATTCTTAATTTGCTACTAAAAGGCTCATTTCCAAATAATACTATAGCCCCATTTGGTTTAATTAATTTATTGATTCTATTCCACATGTCTTTAAAAGGAATAACTTCATCCCATTTACAAGCAGTAGTTCCGTAAGGAGGGTCTGTGATAATAGCATCAAATTTAATCCCTTCTTTAATTAGCTTATCCATTGCCTCTAAACAATCACCTTGATATAATTTATATCTTTCTTCCATATTCTCACCTATTCATTTGGATTTGTACTACTATTTTTAGCATTAGATTCTCCTGTTTCTGCCTTACTAGGTCTTCCACCCGCTTCATTACCAACTTGAGTATATGCAGTTGATAATGGCAGCATTTTAGATGCTATATCTTCTAATTCTTCCGATTCTATAGTACTTAACGCTCTTAAAGGAGTTAATCCTATAGTACCTAAATATTTCCATTTAGGAGAATAAATAGTTAAAGCATTTCTTTGTCTTTCTGCTTCTAATCCTTGATTGTATTCATTAGTAGGTATAAATTCTAAGAACCAATTCGAAGTAGCTCTAACGCTTCTCATATGGTCATTAACCCAATTTTCTATTTCTTTTTGTATCCTTAAAGGCATTAAAGTATCTATTGTAAATCCTATACTTACTGCTTCTGTATTTGTTGTATCACCATTGAATAAGTTGTCATTTACACCACTAGAATCATATATGGTTGTTTTTGTCTTTTCTTTAGCATCAAGTATACTAGAACTATTTCCATCACTAGATATTAATTTTAAATCTAAAGGAGAAGTTAAAGTACAATAACCATAAGGAACTAAACTTTTTAATGAATTATGGTAGTTTAATATTTTCTTTCTTTCCATTTTTAATTGACCTCTATCGTCAAGCTCAGGTTTCTGATGTAATAATCTAAAACTATCTATATAGGCATTTAAATTAACTAAATCTGATAATTCTTCTAGTGACGCTAAACTATCAAATAAATAAGAATAATATGGAGTACCTTTTTCTTGCCATTCATCTAATGTAAAAGCCATATAAGTGACCTCTGTCATTTGATACCATGAATTTTTTATAATTCTTCTTTTATCCAGTCTACCTTCTTGATAATCCCAATATAAATTTTGTATGTCTTGTGGGAATGTATAATAATTAGTAGAATTTAAATATCCTAAATTTATAGCAAATTTAGAGACCATATTACCAGTCTTTTGAGTTATCATACACATCTCTCTAGGGAATTTAAAAAATAAATAATTATTTTTACCTTTAACCAAAGATAAATAAATTTCTCCATATTCTATAATATCCTGTGCAATCCATTTACAGTTATATTTTAGATTGTATTTTTCTACTTGTTTCGAAGCTTTTCTTCTAGCTTCTTTTATACTTTCTTCTGTTTTATACTTACTAGCATCTAATGGCATTATATAGTGGTCATAAGTAAGTAAATTAGATTTATAGGTAATTAATTCCTTTAGCTGACCGTTCTTTTTAGTAAGCATATCTCCTATTTTTTGAAGTTCTGTTTCCGTATATTGATTATTTGTTTGATTACTTAACATTTTTCTTATATTATTTTTAACTCTTACACTATTGTCTCTTATTGTTGAAATTTGGGAATTATAAGTTTTTAAACTGTACAACAGGTCTTCGGAAAAATCATAAGCATCATAAGAATCAATATTTTCTTTTTTTACATCTTCACTCAAATATATCAACTCCTTATATTGAATTTAATCTCTCTTTAGCTATATTAAAATATTCTTCATCTAATTCAATGCCTATAAACTTGCGATTAGTGTTTAGACAAGCTACTCCAGTGCTTCCTGAGCCCATTGTGAAGTCTAATACTAAATCATTTTCATTTGTATAGGTTTTTATTAGATATTCTAGTAAATCAACTGGCTTTTGTGTGGGATGAACATTTCCCCTTCTAATTTTATTAAATTCTATTAAAGTTATAGGATTTTTATATTCGTAAGTTTTTTTATATTCCTTCCCATCACCCATGCATTTAAACCCACTATAAGCACTTGCTTGTTTTGTATTTCCTCCACTTTTTATAGGCTTATCCCTCTTAATCATTTGAGGATTATAAATTGTTTTTTCTCCGTTTTTAGTAAAAACACAAATATCCTCTGTTTGTTGCATTGGTCTATATTTAGCATATCCCATGCCGCTTGGTATTTTTTTATCCCAATCCCATCTATATTTAAATCCTTTTAAATTACTTGTTATTAAACAACTGGTGAATGGTTCATTCCCAAACAAACAGATAGCTCCATTATCTTTTATTAAATTATTTATTCTTTCCCACATTTCATTAAAGGGAATTATATTATCCCATTTACAAGCTATAGTTCCAATTTCAACCATATGGAGGGTCTGTTAATATCATATCTACTTTAATTTCACGTTCTATTAAATAGTCCATTACTTCTAAACAATCACCTTGAAATAAAACATAATCAGAGCATCCATATGAGTTGAAATCACCTCCTTTAGTTAAATTCTTTAAATTTATCATATCAAATAATCACCAATCCTTTCTTCTATTTTATTTCGTTCTTCATATGCCATATTATTTTTGCATATTCACTCTTTATATTAATTCTAATCTTTTATTTGTTATTTCTACTGCTTTAGGGTTTAAGTCGCATCCTATATAATTTCTGCCTAATTCTTTAGCTACAACTAAACTTGTACCACTGCCACAGAAAAAATCAGCAACCACATCTCCTTCGTTAGAAGATGATTTAATTATTCTCTCTAATAACTCTTTAGGTTTTTGAGTATCATATCCTGATCTCTCTTTGCTTGAAGGAGATAAAGGTTTAATGTCCCACACATCGGTTATATTAGCTCCTTCTTTCTTAGGAGTATAATAATAAACTTTGTTACCATCTTTGTCTCTTCTGCAAGTACGAACACATAACTCTCCTTTTTCGTTTCTATGTCTAAATTCTTTTAGTGTCCTTTCAGTGTAAGGTTGATATTGTGTATTATAAACATACTTGTCTCCATTAGAATATCTTAATATATTATCATGTTTACAGCTTATATCTTTACTCCTAGATTGTCCTCCGTAATTCCAAATAATATCATTTCTGAAATTATCAATTCCAAAAATGCAATCCATATCTACTTTTAAATAATGAACTAATCTATAATCGCATTGAAGATAAATTAATCCTGTACTTTTAAGAACTCTTTTCATCTGAAATAATCTTGGTCGATACCATTTCATAGCCTGTGTTACCGTTCCTAGATTATCATTATAATCTTTAAAAATTTTACCTGTGTTATAAAGAATATCACAATATATAAGGTCGATAGAGCCAGTAGGTAGCTGCTCTAACAATTCTAAATTATCCATACAATAAACTTTATTTAATTCCATACCATCACCCTTATATCAAACTAAGAATAAGATATCGTCATCGTCATCACCGAAACCTTCTTCTTGTGCAATTAAATTACTCAAGAATACGGCATATCCTAATGAAGAATATCTATCTTTTCTATTTGCCCCTCTTTCAAAAAGTTTTATTTTCCCTTCTTTGCTTTCATGGTTCAAACTTATCATTTCATTAACCATAATAGTTGTTTGAACAAACGGAGCTAGTAATCTAGCTTCTCTGTAAGCCGCCTCTTCTAAATCTAAATCTAAACTAGACACTTTTTCAGTTACTAATATTTTTGCTTCTCTATCATTCATAGGAAGTATTAAATCTTTATCTGCTAATAATTTTCTTACACTTACTGCTATTCTACTGTTGACTTCACTATTAGGCTGCATTGAATAAACAAAAGGTAAGCCAGTTCTTTTAGATAAATCATCTACTCTATTATCATCATTAAAGCAAGTAAATCCATCATATCTGACTCCCCTCTCTTCATCATAGTTACTTTCTCTGACGAATTCCCAAACTGCTTCTCCGACACCAGTTGTATCTATAATAAGTTTATCTGCCCCGAAATCATAGAATAATTGTTTTATTCTTATAGCCTGTTGTTTAGCCGCCATACCATTGTGTGCTTCCATATATACAACATGGCGTTTAAACTTACCTCTATCAGGTATCATTCTCATTAATAAGAAACTGGAGTTATCGTTTGCTACACCTTTAGCTAAGGCGATATCACAAGCCATAATTCTTATCTCACCGTTAACTCTAGGCATATACCATGATTGTTCGGATTTCTTTTTCTTCTTCTCTGATATCCATTCTTCAGAAGTAGGAGGGTAAAATACATCAAGTGTATCTCTACAAGGATTAATAATAGAAGATTTAAAGAAGGCATCATCAGCTTCATTAAAGAATACTGCACAGTATTCCATTAAAAAAGATGCATAGTTCATACCTTCTGCATCCATTTCTCTTTCCATTTTCTTCTTAGTATTTAATCCATGTTCTAAAGAACAGGTAAAAGGAATATTACAAGCAAAGGAATCAAATTTAGTTAGCATATCTTTAACTGTTGTTTTCCACTTAGAGTAACTCCAATGGTCGCTATACCATGCTGAACTTAGGAACAATTCTTTATTCTCTTCACGATAAAAAGAATATCTAGGATTAGTTAAATATCCGGCTTGTCTTGGAACTGCACCAAATGGAGATAAAACACTTCTAACTATTGTTTCATTTATCATACGGAACTCGTCCATTACTAAAACATTACATCTTGCACCTCTTGAGTTCTCTGAACTGGCAAGTACTTCTATAGAAGAACCATTTTTAAATGGTATTAATACCTGATTAGAGTTGCACTTAATTCCTCTATAATCTATTTCTTTCCTTAAAGCATATGATTGAGGATATAATATACCAAGTATCTTCTCGGTCAGTACTTTCTCTGCTTGTTTCTTTTGTTTAGCACAGACTATAACTTTTGTTCCGGGTTTTAATATACATATAACTGTACAGAATACTGCCGTAAGAAATGATTTGCCCAGACCCCTACTCGCAATAAATACGAACTGGTCACTTTTCATCATAAAATACAGTAATATCTGTTGAAATATATGTAATTTATACTTCAAATAATCCATAGCAAATCTATGAGGATTAGCTAAATAAAAACAACCCCAATATTCACCTATTCCTATAAGTAAATCTTCTTTGGAATCTCCTGTTAAATTACCTCTATCCTCATACTCGGTTTCCATATATTTCCTTTCTTCCATTAGCTGTCACCATTCTTCCTCTTCGCCTTTTCCTCTTCTTCTTCCTCCTTAACGGCTTGTATAGCTCTCTCAATTTTTTCATCTAATTGTATTCCCGCATCTCCTTCTTCTAAAGAGTAATTAGCTGAACCAAATCCTAAAGCTACTGCTAATGGTTTAAATAAAAACCTCATTATATATCTTTCAATCCAATCAACATCTTGATATTCTTTAAGTCTCTTAACTACTGGTTTCTTTAATTCATATATCTTCATCATCATACCAAATATATATTTTTCATCATCTTCGTCTTTATTTTGATTAGGTTGTATATTTGCGTCTGCTCTACTTTTAGAAAGTAGCTTTGTATACATATCGTATGTCTTGTCGTCACCTTTTAATCTAGCTCTTTCCCTAAGAAGCTCTGTCATACTTAAATCTTTAAGTATCTTTTTAGTTGATAAGTCTTTAGGTTTATACTCTTCCATATATTCAGAATAAATATATTCTAACTGTTGGTATTCTCTTTTAGTAAATCCATCTCCCCATTTCATAACTATATCATTATTAACAACCAAATCCTCTATATTAGGCTTTGAATGCATTTCATTAAACATAGGGCTATCTAATGAACTTAAACTTCTAAGGATAGAATTAGTATTTATTGTTTTCATATAATTCAAGAACAAAGAGCCGTCTTGACCTTCAACTCTATTAACTATTCCTTCATCAAATACAATGTCTAAGTTATCACAAGTTCTTCTTAAAGCTAATAATTCGTCTCCGTCACATTTAGCTAAAAAGAAATTGTATCTAATATTCATACAGTTTTTACAAATAAGGTGTCTTTTTTCATTAGAATACATAAGGCTTTCTGAACCATAGAAATCCCTAGATACAAATTTTTCTTCTCCACAATAAGGGCATACTCTCTTAGCTAATTTTTGCGATTTTTCCTTTTTCACTTTATCACCTCTCTTGTTATAAAAAAATAACTACCCCGAAGGGTAGTTATTAAATGGTTTGATAATAATAGATTATCAATATATGATTTTATTTCCTTATTAATGGGTATGGCTACGAGGAATAGCAACCATACCACTAACAAGGGAGATATATGTTAGTCTAAATAAAGACTAAAGAGAACCCATGTTTCGCCAATAAACATGGATTCTATTAACCTTTATTCTAATCAAAATGAAATGATATGAACTCGCATTTTATGTAAAAAGAATTAATCTTCTTTTACCTCTGTTTCTGTTTTTATCACTTTTGTTTCTTCTTTTTTGTCAGACACATTTAATCCGTCTATTATTTCTTTAAGAAATTCATCATCATACAAATCTGTATTTATCAAACCTTTTTCCAAGGCTTCGTCATAATCATAAAACGTTAAACAAGTTTCACAAGCATCTAAGTCTTTTTGTGTTAATTTTGTGTCTTCTAAAAGTCTATCATTTAACTTTTTCTCTAATTTCTTCCAATGAGTCAATGAACTTATCATTTCTTTAGTATAACCACAAGTACCGCCACCAGTTCCATGTAGCCCAAATGTAACTAAATCTCCTGCTGTCCTAACTTCTCCACAAGCATAAATATGAACTGCCATACTAGACACTTCTCCTATACCATGAGTATGAACAGGAGCAATACAAGATTCTAAAGTGTTCATTATCGCACACCCGTCCATTACACTTCCTCCCGGAGAATTTATTGTAAGACTTATAGGCTTATAAGGTAATTGATTTTTTTCATTTAAAGTTTGATTTTTCTCATAAACATCTAAATCTTCATCATTTATCTTTTTTAAATGAGCAATTATCTCTGCTGCCATTTCGTTATTTATTTCACCGCTTATATATATTTCTCTACTTAATTCTTCATTCTTATTTGCCATATCGTAATCCTCACTAAACTTTAATATTGTAGATACATTCAACACCTTCGTCATTAACTATCAATAACTTTTGACTAGGGGGAGAAAACAATCTCTTCCCATAAGCATAGGCATCTGTGCCACATAAACTTCCATTTATAAAAACTTCTGATGTATTATCAATATAATTACATTGAGAATGTAAATGCCCCATGCATACATAATCGACATTTCTACCACTCAGGATTGCACTTAAATCAGGAGCAACACCTTTTCTTTTTTCTTGATGTCCATGAACTCCAACAAAGTCATTTCCCATAATGTTTTTATATATAATATCTGAATTTGTTTCACTACTATTGATAATAACATTCTCATTATCCCTTAAAAGAAGCATAACATATTTTTCTATAAGAATTGTAAAATTATCGCTATCTTTAGATAAGTCTTTTAATCCCGTTCTCTCATGATTTCCAAAAGTAAATGTAACTTCTATCGGAACAACTTTCGATACTGTCTCTATAAATTTTGAAAGAAGTTCACTTACTTCATATATTTGAGTAGATAAATCTTCTCTATTTTCCATTTTAATAATAGTGTGAATTTCAGAAGATATTAAATCTCCTAAACAAAATATATTTAATTTACTCACGTCATTTATTTTACAATGTTTTATAACTTTACCCGCTAATTCAGAAACTCTACTATTTGCTATCTCTGAATTGAATTTATTAACTTTGTTGTCAACTTCTATTCCATAATGCCAATCAGATAACATTAATACTGCTTCATTCGTTTTATCACTAAACTCAATCTCTCTTAGTTGAACAGGGTCGCTACTTGATATTTTATCTTCTAGCTTCTTATAGAAATCTTCTACTCTTGTTAGTTCTCTAAGTCTCTCATTTACATATCTCTTTTCATCAGATAATAAAATTCTTTGTTGTTTTAATTCTAATATTTTTTTTATTGTTTTTTCTGAATCGTCTCTTACAGACTTGCGTTTTGTTTCTTTAAGATATTCATCATAAATCTGCATTCCTCTTGCCCATCGTCTTAAAGTATCTTTATGTAAACTTATTCCTAGACTATCTATTATATCTTCCCAATCTACTTCATCGTCCCCACTTAATTTTTGTAGGGACAATTTAATCATCTGTTCTTTTTGTTTCGTATTATACTTTTCCATATTAGTCATCTTGTTCTACTGATTTTATTTGCAAATCGAATAAGTTTAAATCTGAACAATCTACTAGGAAATCAGTGAGCAATCTAAATTGAGAAAGAGGAAGTTTTATATTTAATTTAAGTTGCAACTCTTGTTCTTCTTCTATATCTTCCAACACTTTATCTAAACTTCTTGTATACAAAGGTAACAATTCTTTATCGTATTCGACAACCTGTTTTCCATTTGAACCTTCCTCTATACTTGCATTTTTAAAATCTAATTGTAACACTTTTTTCATATTATATCTCCTCTCTATACTCTTATACTTGAATATCTATCACTATTTAATGTATCTAACATTAAATCCATACCATTTTTACCACTCATAATGCTCTTAAATATCATTGGAGTACAACCACTTACATAAGTAATATTATCTGCTCCTAAATCTGATATATTGTTTCTCCTAGAACACACATTCCAATAAACTAAGTTTGGCATTGTATATCCTTCTTTTGCCCATTCTTTTCTAATACGTTCCATTAATGTTACACTATCGTTACATCTAGTTCCTTCATCAAATTCCATATCAGAAATTATAACAATGTGTTTAGGCAAGCATTCTTCTGATAAATCACTTTTCTTTAAAGTTTTTAATATTAAATCAAACACTGCTTCTATATTAGTATTCTCATAAAGAACATTTTTTACTGCACTTAAAGTTTTCTCAACTATATTGTTGCCTTTTATTTCCACTAATTTAGGAGTTCTACTAAAGCTAATATAGTGATTATGGAAATCTCCAAGATTTCTCTCTGCACAATATATTCCTAAAGAAACTGCTACATCTATTGGAATTACGCCACCATTTAAATTCCAAGTCATTGACCCCGAATTATCTATTACTGGCAATATACTACAAGGTTTACCATCAAAATAATCAGGCAAATTTTTCCAGTATTTATCAAGCACCTTTCTTTCATGAGTCTCACAATTCCAAACATTTCTTATTATGTCATATGGATATAAAGTTTTAGCATTTATTTTACTATTTTTATTATCAATAAACTCTACATATCTAGTACATAATTCCTCATGTCTTAAAAAAGCATCTCTATATTTTAATCCTGCTTTACTAGGTAATTTATCAAATTCTATTTCATTATATTTTTTTTCGCTTAATAAATTTTCAACAATTTTTATTTTATTTCTTATACTAGATAATGTCTTTCGATACTCTCTATTAGTAAGAGAAAGCTTTTTAGCTAACTTTCTAGCAAGTCTCCTAGAATCACTAGAACTGGCATTTTCACTAGGTAACCATTTAGCTAACAATGTTGGCTGATTAGTTCTGCAATCATCTATTAATGTTTTAGCTATTAAGTTAATCATCTTATCTTCACATTTAGTGTCGAATAATACTAATAAATCATCATATCTACCATAAAAGGGGATTAAATCTATATTTTTTTCAATTAAATAAGGATGAGAATTCGCTAAAGATTTAAGAATAATTCTAAAAGTTCTTCTCTCTCCTAACCCACCTCTTACATCTCTAATGTAAAACAATAATTTCATCGCTAACAGTTTGTCTTCTCTTAAAGTATCATAAAACATATCTAATATATCTTCTTCGCCTTTCCCTCTTGATGCTCCACCAAAAGCAAATAAATCATAACATTTATTTAAAGTACTTTTATGTGTTAAGCCACCATTTTCTGTATATGTATAATTAGTTGCCTTTTTTAATTCTTTAAGTAACGTTTTATTCATATTATCACCTCTCAAGATACTATTTTAATTATGCTGTTAATATCTTTTATAAATTGTTTGGAGCTGGCGATAGGAGTCGAACCTACAACCTGCTGATTACAAGTCAGCTGCTCTGCCATTGAGCCACACCAGCATAAGCCCCCTCAAAAGAGGGGTAGAAAGAAGGTAAAATGTTAAATATTCACAAGGGAAGGATTTGAACCTACATCTTTAGAATTAATCTAACGAGTTTCCATTACTCCACCTTGTCATATTAGGACTACTTCCCGTTCAGTAGTCCTATAGGAGGTATTACAAGACACATTCTTACATATCATTAAATCAAAGGAGGTATTTATGAAATTCTATTTAAGTTAATATAAATTGTTTTTTATAAAATAAAGTATTTAAAAATTGCTGTATGTGTCTTTAAGTATAATAATATAATTGAAAGGGGGTTATATCATGAGGATATAATAGGACTCGAACCTATAACTCTTTTCCGGTAAGTATTTTGCCTGTTAAACTATATATCCATATTCGCTAGGCGATGTATTAATCTAGTTATAAAAATTTGTTTTTAATTTCCTTTATAAAATAATTGCGGTAATCGCCTAAGTATAATAAAATTGGAGGATAATATGAAAAATTACTAGACACAAGTAACTTAACTCTTACCAAAAGTAGCTTGTTATATGTAAAATTAGCTGTGTGTGTCTATAAGCTCATATTATCCATTTTTTAAAGTTCTATATTACTCTTTAAAACGTTTAGTTATATATTTAGTTAATCCTACAGTTGGAACAGTAATTTCTTCTGTTCTTTCCCATTCTACAACTTCACCAAATCTATTAGTCATTTTACCTTTTCTAGGACTTAATTTTTTAGTTCCTATTTTTATAAAGCCTAATAATTTAAATTCTTCACCATCTGCTATAGCGTCCTCTACAACATCTTTAAGAACGTCATACATTTCTTCTACTTGTCTTTGAGAATAATCACATTTATCTGCTACTCTTTTTATTAAATCTTTCTTTTTCATCTTTTCCTCTTCCTTTCTTTTTTTTCTCGGTGTTTTTTTCTACAATCCGAGCAAATACTCATATATATTATTTCTCCATTCTTTACAGAATGTTTATTAAAATGCTTTACCAACTTATTCTCTCCACAGCAAGAGCATTTCTTATAAGTTCCCTTAACTAAATTCATATAATAATATTGTTCTTCATATTCGTCTATGTAGGCATTACTTATTTTTTTAGCTATTGTGTCAATTTCCCTAGATACATAAGCAACATCTACTTGCATATATTCTGCTATTTTAACTACTTGCCAATCTTTTCTCCACTTGTTTAATATTATCTTTTGATTTTTAGTAAGGTGTGTTTTTTTAATAATTTCGTCAAGAGTTATACAAAACTCATTTCTAGTAGAAAATTCTAAATTTTTATCAGTTACTAAAGCATATTTAACTTGTTGAGGGTCAAACATATCCAACATTTCAAAATTAAATGATTGATGACTGTCTCTAAGTGGTTGTTTCCATTTAATTGGTTGTGTTTTACTTAATTTAACACTTAACATATCTTCTGATATACTTGGAAGTGTGGTTTTAACAAATTTATAAAGTTTACCATTAGAAATGTCATAACCCTTATTCTTTAGTCTTTCTATCAGCTCAAGTCTATTCTCTTTGGCATTTTCACCATGGAATAAGGTTTTCATATATTCCTTGTAGTCATCATAACATTTAAGTTCGGAATATTCTTTAATGTCAGATTTATTAACAGTAGTTTTCTTGTATTTTTTATAATTTTTTACATCTTTAAGAACTACAACCTCATCATCTTCGTTAACTCCAATCTGACAAACCTTTTCCCTATCTTTTTCTGCTCTTTTTGTTAATTTGTAATCATCATACATTTTACATTCTTTTCTTTTTTCTTTATCGTCTTTCATAAGTATGTACGATGCTAATATCTCTAGTGTTTTGCATACTTCTGTATTGCTCCAACATAATTCGTTTGTATTTATATCTGCTTTACAAACTCCTTCGTCCCAAATAACTTGCCAAAATAAATCACCATTAAACTGAACCCCATTAATCTCTTCTATATTTAAAATTTTATTCACTTGGTCGATTATCTCTTGGCTTGTTTTAACACTTAAATCTATTTTGTTTTGATAGTCTTTAATAGACTTGCCATCTATCTTCCCTTTAAACGTGTAATTTGCTAACAATATCTTTCCTACTTTCTGATTGTAATTATCAGAATGTTGTCAACTCAGATATTAAGTTTTTTAACTCCCTAATAATATTATATCCAGTTTTAAGAAATATATTCATTTTTTTTAAAAATATTTTTTTATTTTCGTCTATGTACCAAATATAACGGAAAAATAATTGACACTGTTTGCTCTATAAGAAGACACCATAAGATATTAAATAATTGATTCTTTCAGTTGTTCTTATACTCTTAATATACCATGAATTTTACTCTTTATTCAAAAAAAAAGAAAAAAAATAAAAATTTTAAAAATAGTGTTTGCGTATGCTATGCGACAAGTTAAGAATTAATCTCGTTTAAACTATAAGGATTAAATTAAAAGAAAAAAATACCAAGAAAAAGATGTACCGGAGCGATAGCTTCGCAAAAATAATAATATATTTATATATTATTATTTAATATTAAATATATAATATACATACATTACTGAACCAGTATTTTCTCTTGTAGAGGTCTTTATTTTCTCTTGTAAGAGGTCTTTATTTGGAATTTTGAAAAGCCAAAAAATAGAGGTCTTTATTTGGTGGCAGTAAGGGTCTTTATTTGACTTTGTGCTTGAATAAATAGCGTTTAATGGAATTAAAAAAATTTTGACATTATTAGCCAAATATTACAAAAAAATGAATAAAAAATCTAAAAATGGTTATAATTATAGTATAAGAACTTTAAAGAGAGGTGGTTCGTTGAGAAAATATTTATCCAAAAAAGAAATAGATAATTGTTTAATGAATAAAGATTATGAGACTATAGTTGCCAATTTCACTCCCCTAGTGGCAAGTATATCTAGTAATTTTTATATAAACAATTATTCTAAAGAGGATTTAATGGCGACAGGAATGTTAGGGCTTATGGAAGGGATAAATAAGATTCCGATTTCTAAAGATAAAAAACCAATCTCTTATTTCTACAGAAGTATAGAAAATGAATTAATTAATGCTTTTAATAGAGAAAAAAGAAATATAAAAACGGTTTCTTTTAATGCAGAAATTTCAAAGAACGAAGAAAACGACAATTCTTTTGAAGGTTTTCTTAAAGAAGAAGTTGATTTTGATAAAAATATAAGAATAAGCGAAACTAAAGAATTGGTTAATAAAATATTAAATATGCTATCAGAAGACAATAAACTTCTTATAGAAAGAAGATATGGGTTAAATGGATACGAAAAATGTACACAACAACAGTTGGCAGATTCTTTAGGAATAAAGAGAAGCACATTGGCTATGAAAGAACGTAGAATAATGAAAGATTTAAGAAAGGAGTTAATACATGAGATTTAAAATGAACACCCCTCATAGAGGGGATATGAAAATTCGTACTCGTAATAATATTTTACCTAGAGTAGTAAATGGTAAACTTATATGGTTAGAGAAGACTAAAGTTACTTATAGATTTAATCATTATGTAGAGCCAGGTCAATCCCTGTTAATGTATTTTCTTGATGTGTTATGGGGTTGGGAAGTTTATGATGTAGAATTTATAAAAAGGGGTAGATGCAATGGAAATAATACAAATGAATAGAGGTAGAGGAAAAACAACATATCTTATTAAAAAATCTGCTGAATTTAAATATCCTATAATTTGTTGTAGTGAAACACAAAGAAGAATGATTAAAGATACGGCTAATGAAATGGGATTAGATATTCCTGATCCAATTTCATTTAGTTCAATTAATTCTAAAGAAAAGCTTAGAGGATTAAGTAATTTTGATAAATTACTTATAGACGATTTAGAGTGTGTATTAAAAAGACTTTTTGATAAAGAGATATATGCGGCTACAGTGACTTGCGATTCATGCGAATCTATGAATAATTATTTAAGATAGGTGATGTAAATGAATGAAAAAGTTTTATGTACATTTGAACAAGATGGCGATAAAATAAACATTAAAGAGATTAAGAATTTTACAACTGAAGAAGTATTTAATAAAAGATTTAATGATTATTGTGAGAATAATAAAGAATGTGACAGAATATGTCCTTTAGAGACATATATAGGTTGTTTAGTCGATTTCTTATTTAATAAATATCATGTAATACCAAAAGGAGTAGAAGAGAATGAATAAAATGGTTAATATTTTTAGAGCCTTAGTAGACGCTGAGGATATTTTAAAAACACACAGCGGTCTTGGGACTTCTATAGAAATATTTATAAGTAAAGAAGATAATAAAAACTTCTTTGCAGACGATTTAAATTTAGATGATATTGAAGATTATAATAAAGTTGTAAACGGTTATATAAAGACTTTTGAAGGTATACCTGTAAAAGTAGATGAAGATTTGCAACCAAATGAGTTTAAAATAAAAGTTAATTGGGAGGATTAAATGGAAAAATATTTATATCATTATGTTATAGTAACAAGCGAACAAGATAAAACAAAATATGCAGATTTCTTTAAGGCAGAAGCAGATGAAACAGCAGGTGAATTTATGGATTATCTTTTAGAAAACCTTAAATTTGATGACGGCAGTGGAGAACTAAGAAAAGCAAATATAACAGATGCTTGGTATGAAAAATTAGAGACAGTAAAATGGAATGGTAAGGAACATAAAGTAATGTTAGTTCCTCAATTTGAAGAAGAGACAGAAGTGGTGATAGAAGATGAAGAATAAGCTGCTTTATGTTCAAGGTTATGATAATTTAATCAAAGAATTGCAGACAAATGAAGAATTAAAGACAAATATAAAAATAATGATTGATAATAAATCTCCGGTGTATTCTTTTTATGACGGAGATAAATACATAAAATTGAGACTTGAAGAAATTGATGTAGAGGAAGATGAATTTGATGATAATATTCATGTTCTAAATGGTAATGGAATTGAATTTATAGATGGTAATTAGATTGGAGATGATATATTGAACGATAAATATTATACTTGTAAAAATTGTGAAGCTATGATTAACGGAGTAGAATTTAATAATATAAATTGGTACAAGATTGTTAAAAAAGAAGATAAACTTTATCTTGAAATAAATAATGAAGTCTTAACAAAAGAACAATATGAATGTCTTTTAAAAATAATCCGTAAACATTATTATTTTAGAGATAATCTTTTTTATATAAGACTTATACACGCTCTTATATCAGATGATGGAAGCAAAACTAATAAAGTATTAACATATACTTGTAGAATACCTGACGGAGAAATTATAAAGATATTGAATGGTGAAGTTTCAAATCTTATGCTTAAATTTGAAATAGTTAGTATAAGGGGATAATAAATACAAAGAAAGGGATTATATCATGAAAAAAATACCAGTAATAATTGAAAAAGAATTTCTTAAAGATAAAAACTGTGATTACCATGCTCTAATGGTAGCATCTTGTTTTGGAACAAATAACTTAAAGAAAAAGAATATATCAATAGATAGCAGAACTATAAGAAATGAAAAAGAAGATATAGAGAAGATAAGCCACAAATCATGGGCAACCACATATAAATCTTTAATGAAAATGTCAACCAAACACAAAAAATTAATTAAGGTAAAAAAAATAAAAAAAGAAAATACATATACTATTTCTTATAGCAATAAAAACAGTAAAGGATATATATTAATAGATGACAACATTATTAAAATACTTTTAAGAAATAGAGATTCTGCAACTATAAAGACTTATATGTTGTTAAAAATGATATGTAAGAATGGAAGTAAGATAGTTACTAGAAATTACATATGTGATAATATAGGGTTGGCTTCTGGAAGTAGTACGAATTTGAATAAGATAACGAAAATAACCAACTTCTTAGAAACCAATAATTTAATAAGAAAAGAGTATATTAAAAATGGGAATTGCACTAAGAGTATAAAATATTCAATAGTTTGAGGAGCGATAATATGAGTTATTTAGGTAAAAAATTAGATGATATGAATTTTGCGGGTAAGGCATTAAATGATTTTGAATTTAATAATAATATAATAAATACATTATCTAATGCCTTAATTAAAAATGATAAAAAGGAATCTCCAACCCCTAAAGACAGTACAAGAAAATATATTTTTATGAGAAGGTTCTATAATGATGATAGTTTGAAATGTTCTTTTAATGAATTTAGTCTTGTTGTAGATTGCGATATTGAGACTATTAAAAAATGTGCTAAAAAGAGAATTCCTCTTTGGTATGAATCTGAAAACGGAAGTATGTTTATTACCCCTAAAGATTCAGCATTAATAGATGAAAAGAATTCTGATAAAATATATGAATTTACATATGTTAGCTTATGTGGATTTTATATAGTAGATATATTTACAGAATATGAGGAGGAGATATAATATGCCACATGGGAAATATGCAGAGTGTCCTTGTTGCGGAAAGTCAGCTTTGGGAGAAGACAAGATAATGGAGTTATTCGGGTTTAGATTCAAACCTAATGGTAAGATAGTACCTCAATCTTATTGTAGAGAATGTAGGTCAGAACAAATTAGGAAAAGAAATAAAATTAAAAGAGAACAGGGAATAGAAAAGAATATTGATATTAGCTCTTTAAAACATTGTAATTATGAACATTTTAATTGCGAATCTTTTGATGGTAAATGGAATAATTCTGTAGTTATAACTTTAAATTTTGAGTATAATGGCGATAATTTGACGATAATTAACTTTCCTGTGAAGGAGACATTTGAGACCTATCTTAAAGCATTTGTTCACCTATTAGAAAATAAAGAGAGATATAATAATAAACTAGATGCCAGTAAATGGCTAAAGGAGATAAATAATGATTAGTAAAGAAAAAGCTTATTCAGATTTTATAATAGAATGTAAATCACATAAAGAACAACAAGAATCATATAGAATATCTTTACAAAATGAAGGTATCTATAGTGTTGCAGAACCTTGTTGTCCTCGTTTCTATAGTTGGTGTTTTGAGGATTATTATGATAATTTAATAAAATATTCAAATGGAGAAGGATTTAATTGGAGATGTGCCTTTGAAGGAAATGAAGTTTTTTATACAAAAGGCAAAGACGAGTATGTATCAATAGAATACGTTAGAGCGAAATGTAAAGAATTAGGTATAGATTTAGATTAAGGAGAGATGAATATGAAAAAAGTATTTTTAGGAGGTATATGCAATGAAAGAAATATGTAAACATTGTGAAGGAACTGGGAAACTGGGATTTCAAAGAGAGACTTGTTGTTTCTGTGGGGGCAAAGGATATACAGGTAAAAATTATAAGAAAGTATTTCTAGGTGGAACTTGTAATGAGTCTACTTGGAGAGACAAATTAATACCAATGCTTAATATAGATTATTTTAACCCAGTAGTAGATGATTGGACAGAAGAATGTTATCAAGAAGAATTAAAACAAAGAGAGACGTGTGATTATTGTTTATATGTAATAACACCTAGAATGACAGGAGTTTATAGTATCGCAGAAGTCGTAGATGATTCAAATAAAAGACCCAATAAAACCGTATTTTGCGTGTTAACCGAAGATAGGAATCCAATTTGTGATTTTACAGAATTACCTCTTCCAAAGCTAACATTTAATGAAGCACAAATGAAATCTTTAGACAAAGTTGGTGTTATGGTAGAAAGAAATGGTGGTAAATATTTTAAATCGCTAGAAGATGTTGCAAATTATTTAAATTTAGAAAAATATTTAGATTAGGAGTGATGTAAATGATAGAAACAGTATTATGTACAATGGGTGGAACTTTAATTGGAGTTATAATTGTAAACATAATAGACTCTTTAATAAGAAGATATGAGGATAAGAAAATATGGAACAATGGTATGTGTAGTTATCATAATGAACCTTGGAGATATGTATATGAAAATAAAAGAGGAGAAAGAGTTTATACCTGTAATCATGGTCATTGGTGTGAAATTTATTATAATGTAGATGGGAGAAAATAATGACATTAGCAAATATACTACCTCAAGTAATTATAGTATGGATAATCCTTCTTATAGTATTATATCTCATACTTAGTAAACTTGAGAAAAGAAGATGGAATCATGGTATGTGCCCTCAATGTGGGAAACCTTGGAGATATAAGTCTCGTAATAAAAAAGAAAGAATATATATGTGTGATAATTCACATTACTGTTATATTAGATGTGGTCAAGATAATTGGTAAATATTCCAGAGGAGAACTGAAAATGTTTTCCTCTTTTTTTTTGCCCTTTTATATTTCCTCTCTAATATACCTAAAAAATACTCTTAATACAAATACTTAACTTATTGATTTTATCTTCTTAAAATGGCACACAGAAGGTCATTATTATTCAACTTTAGAAAAAGTATGCAAACCACCCCTCCCCTACCTTTAATATCATTTTTGTTGTGTTTATTGAGACTTTAATCTTTTATTGTATACAATGTTATGTATATGTAAAAGGTTGTTTTATTGTATTTACCTATATTTGGGAACTATATATAATTACTGTTGTTATTCTTTCGTTTAATACAATTAATTGTTTTTAATGAGATATGAAGGGTTGAAAAAGGGATATTTGGGGTGTTGTGGAGGTGGAAGGATTGATTGGAGATAATGGGAAAATGGTGTGAAAAATGGTGCTTTGAGAAAAAATGGTGCTTGAGTGTAGTAGCTAGGGGCCGCAGAATGATTATCATTATCAAGTATTATGAAACATCCCCCCTATTAATGACCTATAACAATACTATTATCCGACATTAAATACTTTGATAATCAAAATATTTGAATGGAAAAATATTTGATATATAAAGAAAAAAATTGTAGTTGATTATGATTATCAAATTCATATAAGAAGCTTAATTAAATGAGGGTGAGAATGATTATCGAATGATTAGTCAATGAAGGAAAAAATTTTTTTGTCGTGTAAAAATGAAGGAACTTATTCAACCCAAAAATCCCCAAATACATGAATACATATTCATATAAAAACATATTCAATTATTCATACATTCCAATAAAAAAATACGTTAACCCAAAATACAAAAATGGTTAACCAAAAAATGCAAGGCTATCAATCGATAATCGTTCTCACCTTTGCTATACCTATCAAGTGACCAATGCATTGGTATAACATATATACCTATATAATACATACTATATATAACAATGCAATACAATAATACATCATATATAATACATCAATACATACTATATATACATATGCAATACGTATATAATAATACATATACAAATATAATACATAATAGTATAACATATATACATAATATATCGTATACTATACTATACAATACAATAGTACAGTACGTTATAATATATATAAGACAATATAACATACTATAATATTAATGTATACAATAGTATATATAAACATATTGTATTAATAAAACAAGTTGGCAATTATGTATATTGTATAATTTAGTTATCATATTGATAATGTTATGATTATCAAATATTTTGATTATCAAAATAATATTATTATTATTCTATTATTATTATTAATTAAAACATTAACTTATTTAAGAAACATTATCAATTAATACTTATTCTATTCTCTGCTATTCCACTATGAATTGTAGTGTATACAAAAACAAATATAAACATATTGTATTTTGTATACAAGTTGTTACTTTTTACCATTCGATAACCATTCTCACCTACTCATGGACCGCAGTCGATAACGATTATCATTTACATTGTATACATTAATCATTATCATTATGATAATATCATACTATTTTAATAGGAATTATAGTAATTCCAAAAACTTGTATAGTGGTATACAATTGTAAGTTGGTACTTTGAATCATTCGATAATCATTCTCAATTGAGAATACAATATCAGTTGATAATGGATTTCATTTACGCTTATTCATGGACCGCAGTCTGTGGCGATAATCATTCTCAACTATTCATGGACCGCAGTTGAGAGCCATTATCATTTACATTCTTCCTGATTTCCTACTATCTAACTATGAAATAAATTGTATAATAATTGCAAGTTATAATTAACAACTTGCAACATATTCTTGTTGTTACTTGTTAATTTATTCTTGCCTATTCTTATATAGGCGTTCATAAGGTTAAATGTACTTTTAAAATCGTACGATAGAATATAAAGGCAACTTTTTAGAACGCCTCACAAGGGCGTACAGAAGCGTCGATTAGTGTTGAATAAAGTCGTAAATTACCTTGATACATACATTTCCGAATTATAACAAATAATAGTTCGTGTTATTCAGAACGATAGCACACCAAAAGCCTTATAACGTTATACATTTGAGCTAATGAAATACGATAATTAATAAAATCATGACCTTTTTAACTATCTTTATTCTAACATCTTTTTATTTATATATATAAAGATAGGTATAATTTACAATTATTCAATATTATACTATAAAACACTTACAAATAAAATAATTTTTTTTTATATTTTTCTAAAAATAACTATAATAATTATAATGTAAAAATTTTTATTATTTTTAATTTACAAATATAAAAATAGAGTAAAAAATCTAAACACTTGTAAACTAACAAGTGATTTTTGATAAACAATATATTTTAAAAATATAAATTTTTCAGAAATCATGGTAAATTTTTGTAAAGCATTATAAAAAAATACTTACTATTTGATAAAATTTATTTGATTTTTATTTATCACTTGTAAATAATTTTTTTATAAATTGCCTAACAAAAAAACGTGCTAGTTTTTGGATATTTTTCATATACAAATATTAATTTCCATCTTATTTTAATATCATATGTAAATAACATTTTTAAAAAGTTGTATCAATTGTAAGTTGTATTTTATACTTTTTTGTGTTACTATTATATTAACAATTAAATAATACATAATAAGATAACATAATAAGAGTTGACAATAATATTAAAAAATCCATTCTTTAAAAATCTTAATTATATCGGTTACAATTCTAGTGACCAATAATTTTATAAAAGTGAATAAGTAAAATAAATAATAAGGAGGAAATAAAATGAAATATATAAAATTAATAGGATTAAATAAAAAAGAAATAAGAAAACAAATTCATGAATTAGAAGAAAAAGGGATGTACTTTGGAAAGTGTATAAGTAACTTAATAAATGAAGAAAACAAAATAGAATTAATATTTAAAGTAGAAAATCAATTCATGGATAAAAAAGAATATGAATGTTTAACTATTGACCATGACCCAAGAATTACAATAGGTGCTAGAGTTAGAATTAAAAATACTAATGAAGAGTTTACCTTAAAAAGTTTATATGAATTTTCAAGAAGTCATAAAGTTGTTTACTGTACATCGGATGGTAGAAATTGGCGACCAAGTACAGTCTATAAAAGATGTATATTTGTTAAATAGGAGGGGATAAAATGAAGTATAGATATAAAGACTTAAATAAAAAAGATAAAATAAAACTTGATAACGCTAGAAAAAAAAGCTTTTATGTTTCCTATCATGCATTAAAAAGAAATACAGTTTTTATAGATAAAGAATACATTAGAAGCGTAGCCCAAAATGGAAAAATCCTATTATATGAAATAAGGGAAAACAAAAAAAAGAAGGGTACGATGGAGGAGGTATTAACCATCGGTAACCGTAAAGACGATATAATAGAAGGTAAACAAGCCACTTTGATGGTAGTTTTAAGTTTAACTGGTGGCAATATTTTAACTTGCTATTATAGAACAAGACAAGAAAAAATTTACGATTTTTGCAAAGTAAAATAAAAAGGGAGGGCTTTATATGAATAAAAAAATAAATAGAATAGTAAAAACAATTTGCATAATAGTAGCTTTAATAGTAACTTTTAAAAATCCTATTAGTTTAAAATTAATGGATATTACGGACTTTGTAGGCGTTCAAAGTGGATTAAATGTATCTTATATAATAGACACTTTAAATGAAATTTATTATTTATAAGTTGACAATATTTTTAAAATTAGGTTTTTAGGGAATACCTTTATAAATTCCCTAACTATAAAACAATTAGGAGGTAAAATTATATGTTAAACAATAAAGAATTAGTAAGTTTATTAGAAGGCTTAAATTTAGATATACAAGTCTTTAAACAACTTGAAAGTGAGGCTTTTTGCAAGTGTAATAACTGTAATATTTTAAACAATTTATTAGAAAATAAAAGCACTAATAATAAAATAGTAAATTGCTATATGTATGACGATAAAGAAAATATAAAACAAGTAAATGTTTTTATGGAATGTAAAAACTGTATGGAATATAATGGATGGTATTTTATGGAATATTGTAATAAACATAATCGTTATGAAGTATTACCTCACAAATTTTTGTGGATAAATGAAAATACTTGCATTTGTGGTTATGGTGAAAAAATGAATTTTTCAATATTTGTAAGTAAAGAAATTGAAAAAATATCTACTTTTAAAAATGACCTAAACTGTATTTGTGACCCTCTATATTTAAGGAATGACCGATTCTTTTCTAGTTATGTTAATCAAGCCTTTGAGAAAGAATCGACTTGTTTAATTAGAGCATACCAAAAAGAAGGTATAGAAATTCCAAAAAAATATTGCGAATGTAAAAATAATGATTTTTCAAATTGTTGTTGTTGTATATGGAATTATTGGAAAAAATTATATAATGATTATTTAAACAATAATCAATAATTTTATAAAAGGTTTTTAGGGAATACCTTTAAAAATTCCCTAACTATAATAAATAATTAGGAGGTAAAATTATATGTTAAATAATAGTTTATTAGTTGAGGTATTAGAAAATAATAATTTTAGCGTTGAATTTATGAAAAATTTAAAAGGTAGTTGTTCTTGTAATACTTGTCCTTATATGGAGAATATAATGGACTCTATCAATGAATTAGATAATAAAGACGATATCAACGACGTTGAAATAATAGACGATATAGAAGAAATCCATGTATTAGAAGACAATATCTATATAAATATATTCGACGGATGTAGAGACTGTATTAACGATTTTTCTTTAAGATATTATATTGATTATTGCGATTTCCATCACGAATTAGAAGCCTCTACCGATGAATTTGTTGAGGTTGAATGCAATACTTATTGTTATTCTTCTAGGAGTGAGGCGTGGAATTATTGCTACAACTGTGAAGAGGCTATCGATATAGAAGACTTATATTATAATGAAGGGGATGGAGAGTTTTATTGTATTGATTGCTACTGTGAGACTTGCAACGACTTTGTATACAGTTATCATGAATGGGATGGAGAATATAGTCCTATTGGAGAGAGTAAAGAAGGCGTATTTTTAGGACTTGAATTAGAGGTAATAACACGCTCAAATATAAATGAATGTATAAATGATTTTATACAAATTTGTGACAATAATAATTTTAATTGGCAAAAATATTTCCATATAGAAGAGGATGGGTCGTTAAATAATGGTATAGAGTTTATAAGTCAACCGTTAGGCTTTAATGTTGCATACGATGTAATTCCAAAAATGACTAGATTTTTAAAATGCGCTAACTTTGATATAGATTCTTCTTGTGGAGGTCATATTCATATAACTAAAAATAATTTTGTAAAAAGTAGAATGATAGATATTCTTCAATTTATGGAATTAAACAAGGACTTTATATTTGACTATAGTCAAAGGGATATAGGTCGTTTTAATAGATGGTCTCCATTTTATGACACTAGTTTAGGTAACTTGGAAAATATAGCATTAGAAAACAAGTGGGGAGATAGATATCATATAATTAATTTTAATAACTACTCTACAATAGAATTTAGACTTTTTAAGGGGACTTTATCTTTTAGAAATATATTTGCAAATATAGAGTTAATTAAATTACTATTATTTAATGATATTAATAAAACTAACAATAAATATAAGATTAGAGAAATAATTGATAATAACCTTGAAGAATATCAAAATTTAGATATATATCTATCTCACTATTTAAATGACACTTTTTAATTAAATAACTTACTTTAAACCTTTGGATTTTTCCAAAGGTATTTTTTTTTCAGAAGTAACCAGAGGTGATAATCATTCTCAATTAATATCAATTCTCACTGCGGACCCTCAGATGATCAGAATTTATGATAATAATTATCAACTGAAAATAATTTTCAATTAGACTGCGGTCCTTCCTGATGAAAATAATTATTAATTGAGAATGATTATTAATTAGAAAAAAGCGGCCTACTCGGAAATAATTTAAATTTTAAATACTCTTATAAAGAAACAACTTGTATACATTAAACAAGTTTTTATACAATATTATAAATGATAATGATTATCATTTTAGGTCACTTTTTATAATTTGAATAAATTACAGTAATATTTTTAAAAATCTTAAAATAATAACCTTCTATACGCCTTTTTAAGACACTTATAAATACATCTTAATATAAATATATGATTAATATATACTAACTCTTTAAAATTGAAATATAAGGATATTTTAGCATATACCTATATTTGTATACAATATACATATATAAAATATCGTATTTTACAATATATTAAATTATCCAATATAACTAAAACACCTTCTATACGCCAATTTAAGAGGTTTTAGCTATTAGCTATATATTAGTATTAAAAACTTTTTAAAGCCTTTTACACGCTAAAATAGAACGGTTGTTTTTTTGTATAATATTGTCGAATAGTGTCAAAAACTTTTCCTTGACTTTTTAGGTCAAAAATGTTATAATATATATAGAAGAAATAAGAGTATTTTGAATTGTCAGAAAATTCACGTTTGTATAAACAATTCAAATAATTCTAGTCAATTTAAAAAATAAAGTCAATTCAATGTTTTAATTTAATAATATAGAATATAACTAAAATACCTTCTATACGCCAATTTAAGAGGCGTTAACATCTTAATGATATATTATATCAATTCTTTTTTATAACTCTTTACAATGGAATACAGAACTTTAATAAAATTAAGTATTTTTAAAATTTACTTTATTTATTAAGGTTGACAATATATGAATATATATTCATATGGAAAATTGAATATATGAACATATGTTCAAGTGTTCAATTAAAAAGAAAAATATTTTCCTATATAAGAATAAAAAAATCATATAGAAAAATTTTTTCAATTCCATAGAAAATAAAAAAATCATAGGAATATATAAAAAAACACTTGACAACACTATTAATTTATGATACAATATAAGTATGAATAGGGGGTAAGACCCTAAAAATCCTTCGACTTTATTTTGCACAAAGAGGGGAGGACTCAAAAAATCCTTCGACTTTATGTAAAAATAATGCAAAAAAAATAAACAATAATAAATAGAATAAATAAATAACAAGTGTAACATTAATTTAATATATAATTTAAGGAATATTAATTTTATCTTTAAGTGAAACATTAAGCACACTTGTTATTTACTACATATATTATTATACTATATTATATTTATAAGTCAATAAAAAAAAATAAAAAAGTTTTAAAAAAAATCAAAAAACACTTGACAACAGTATTAATTTATGATATAATATAAGTATAGTAAGAAATGAGATATTAAAAGGAGTGATGTGGAATGTGTATAATAGCTGTAAAAGAAAAAGGGTATAAATTAAATGAAGAGTATGTAAAAAACTGTTTCCTTCATAATTCTGACGGAGCAGGATTCATGTTTGTGGACAATAATAAGGTTCACATAGAAAAAGGGTTCTTTGATGTAGACAAATATATTGAAAGACTAGAAGAACTTTGGGATAATAAACATCTTGAAGAAAAGAATTTAGTAATGCACTTTAGAATTTCAACAAGTGGTGGAATAAGTAAGGAAACTTGCCATCCATTCCCAATAACTAACAAATTGAAAAAATTAAGAAAAACTGAAATAAATTGTGGATCAGGTATCGTTCACAATGGTATTATAGGTAAATATGCTTGGGAAGAAAAAATGAGTGACACACAAAGATTTATATTAGATGATGTATTTAGCTTATGGAGACTTAATAATAAAGATGTTTTAGCTAAAGAAATGAAGGGCAACGGTAAATTCTGTATTCTTAAATCTAATGGAGAAATAGAATTATATGGAGACTTCATAGAAAAAGAAGAAGGTTGGATATTCTCTAACGATTCTTATGAACCTAGAAGTTGGGATAAATATTACTATAATAAAAGTTTTTCTAATCCTTATAGTTATGACCATGAATGGGATGATGACTACGGATATTATTGGGACACAAACACAAAAAAATATGTAAAATTTAATTATAAATCTGCTGAAAAAGTAAAAAAAGATTTATCACCTTCTTATGACGATATAGTTGATGACCCTGCACTTTATTTTGATAACTTTGAAGACTATTTCCAAGCTTTCTTTGTAGAAAATAAACGTATGGATAAATTAGACTTCATAGAGGCTTTAGCAGATAAAACTCCATTAACTGATGAGTTTGTCGAATTAGTAAGCGGTATGTATCTTTACACTTATCAAGATAAATACGTTATTGATAACGATTGTTGGTTATACAGAGTTAACTATGATGAAAGAAGACTTACTATGACTGGTGAAAAGGTGTATAAAATATGGTAGATTATAAGTATAACTACAAGAGAGAACGGAGACGGTAAATTACAGGTATCGAGGGCTATGTAAAAGCATAGCCTTTGGTATTAATGTAATTACTTGTTTAAGTGTTACAATATGCTTAAAATCTAAATACGGGGGTATTTTAGGTATATTGAAATACTTAAATAATATTATATCTATATATATCAACAATACATCAAATTACAGAATGATAATAGACTTAGAATGATGATATATTAAGTATAGTTAAATAATGTTTGAGATGATGACTATTTTAGTAACTTTATTAAATGATAATCATTTTAGTATCTTTATAAAATGAATGATAAAAATTTTAGTATCTTTAAAAATAATACTTGACAATGTTATTAATATATGATATAATATAAATATAATAAAAAATAAGGGGGATTAAAAATGAAAATAACAAAGAAAAACTTACAAAGCCAACCAGACTTTGAGGAATTTATGGACTTTTTAATTCAAGAAGTTTTTATAAGACATGAAGATGAAGAAGGTGATGATGTAGATGGAATGATGGAAGAGGCTTATAAACTAGCTACAGTAAAAAACTACAAATTGTGGTTAAATGATAAATTAGAATTTTAACAAAAGACTCGAAGGTTATCTTAAAAATTCTCAAAAAAAATTAAAAAAAATACTTGACAACATTTTGATAATGTGATATAATATAAGTATAATAAAGAATGAGGGGGATTGATAATATGGTAGAAATGATAAGAAAAGAAATGGTGGATTTTGTAAATAGCATGAAAGAAGAACATAGAGACTTGATTTTAGAGTATATAAAAAATACTCCTATAAATATATCTTCCAGAATGACTAGAACTTTGGGGCAAGTTAGTTATCTAAATGCTAACGGGAAGCCTGTAAAGTTTACGTTCAATAAAAAGTATCTTGAATACGGAGAAAAAAGCGATGTTATAGATACTATTCATCATGAAGTAATTCATGTATTAGCAAATATATACTGCGGAAAACCAGTAGGACACAATGATACTTGGAAGAGATTTTGTAGAATGTATGGAGTAAGAGATAACAGAACTAAAACTACAGACTATATGAAGAAATACAGAGAAGCTAATCCAGTCGTTGCTATTAATAATAGCGTAGTTAATGTACCTGTTGCTCCAGTTTATAAATACCATATAATATGTAGCGAATGTGGTAAGGTGGTAGCTAAGAGAAATAGACTAAACAAGAGTTTACTTTTAAGATATCGTCCTACTTGTCATAGAACTGCTAACTTAGTTGCTAAAGAAGTAGCAACTGGAAGAATAATAACACTTTAGGGTTGACAACAACCTTAAAGTGTGATAAAATAGAAGGAGGTAATGGTATGATAAAATTGAGAAAAAGAATAAATCTAAGAAAGAAAATTAACCTTATTAAAGGAGGTAAATAGCATGATAAGGTGCAAAGAGGAAATAATATTCCCGAATGAATTATCTATGCAAGAACATCTTATGTTCCTACATAACCTAATATACGATATGATAAATGATCTGGGAATAATAACAGGAGTTGATGCAGAAGTCTTATTTGAGGATTATAAGTTTAGAAACGGCACGAACCTTGTTAAAGACGTTCTAAAATCAGAAGGTATAGATATAGACAATGAAGAGAGTATTGCTTTAAAAACGGTAAGAGGGGTGAATAAGAATGGATAAATATATAAAACTGCTAAAAGACGAAGTGATAAGAGAAGAAATTATAACCATGTATGATATATTTTATACAGGGCTAGAGTTTGGGTCAGAGGATATAAAATATGTTTTATGTTTAGATGATGAAGCATACGTTATACCTTATATAGATAATAAACCTGTAGTAAATGAAGGAATAGAATTAACAATTATAAGTAAAAATAATAGTCTTCCTATAGAACAGATAATAGAGAATAAAATAAAAGAGTTAAGTGTATAGTGGATTTATTCCACTATATTTTTTTATTTTTTTTCTAAAATCACTTGACAACAACCTTATAATATGATATAATATAAATATAATAAAGAATAAGGGAGTTGATAATATGAGATATAAAAAAACAGGACAAAAGAAACAAGAGGTTAATAAATTCATGCAAGATTTAGAAAGTGGAGTTAAAGAGGTATTTGAAAGTGGTAAATATCAAGAATACCTAGACTTCTGTAGCAAATTCCATAATTACAGTTATGGAAATATAATTTTAATAATGCTACAAAATCCTAATGCAGGTCAAGTTGCTAGTTTTACAACTTGGAATAGACTAGGGTTTAAGATTAAGAAGGGTGCTAAAGCCTTAAAGATACTTTGCCCAGTTAAATATAATACAATAGTAGAAGAAGACGGAGAAGAAGTGGTAAAAAATCATTTATACTTTAAATTAGGAAATGTATTTGATATCACTCAAGTTGAAGGAGATAAACCTTCTTTAGCAACAGAATTAAAAGAGAATAGTGATGAGATTAAATCCCTAATCAATTATGCTTTAAATAATACAGAGGTTGCTATAACAATAGATAAAAGCCTAAATGAAGGTTCTACTAATGGATATTACGATGTTCTTATGAACGATATTCATATAAAAGAATCTTTAGACGATATTCACAAACTAAAAACAATTATCCATGAATTAGCACATAGTATATTACATTGTAACCTTGATGATGGGATTGATAGAAGAACTAAAGAAGTTCAAGCAGAAAGTATAGCTTATATAGTTTGCAGAGGGTTAGGACTTAATACAGACGATTATAGCTTTGGTTATGTTGCAAGTTGGAGCAGAGGCAAAGAACTTAAAGAGTTAAAAGATTCTTTAGATATTATAAATAAAACTTCACAAAAAATATTAGATTTTTTTCAAAAATAGTTGACAATAGTCTTATAATATGATATAATATAAGTATAGTAAGAGATAAGGGAAGGCAACTTCCCTTAATAAAAATATAGGAGGGTGATAATATGTTAGATATAAGAAAAGAATACGAGGCTTTAAGCAAGAGGTTAACAAGATATAAAACTAAACCATTAGGGTTTGAATACGGCTGCTTATGTAGCAAGGTAACGAAGATAGAGTTAATTAAGATAAAAGACGACAGACACTGGAAGGGATATAGCGAAGCTATAAGAATCATGGGTATAACTACTTCTAACGAAGAACAGGAGTTAATGGTCATAACAGAAGACAACGTTAAAGGCAAGGACTATAAGTATAATTGGAAGTATCATATATTTGAAAGATATTATCCGTATAACACTTGGTACGATATTTATAGCGAAGAATACTAAAAAATCCTTGACAACATTGTTAAAGTGTGATACAATATATATATAATAAGAAATAAGGGAGTTGGTAATATGAAGAAAATAACTAAAACAGATATAAAAAGATTAATAAAAAAAGAAGGTAGTGTAAGGGTAGGTTTGCTACCTTCTAAAATGAACCCTAAAGGGGTTTGGATGTCACCTACATGGTTAACTATATCTAGTGAAGCAGAATTAGAAAAATGGACTAATGAATACAGTTATTACAACTGTAATGCAGAAATAGGTAAGAGAGTTACTTATTACCTAAATGAAACAGGATTAGGGGTTAAGAGACGTTGTGAGGCTTGTAAAGGTACTGGAATATACCAAGACGAAGACTGTCCGTTCTGTAACGGTATAGGAGTTAGATAGCTAAGAAAATCTCTTAGCTATTTTCTAAAAACACTTGACAACACTATTATTTTATGATATAATATAAGTATAATAAGAAATAAAGGGAGGTCGGTAATATGAATATATTTGTTAATAATGAATTGGTGGTACTTAGAGGTGAAGAGGATATTTTAGATTATGTGGAAGATAATCTAGGCAATGATGTAAGAAAAGCAGTCGAAGAGCCTATAAGAAAAGCAGAAAAATGCGTAGAAACAGTTGAATATGAAAGAGATATAGCTTGGGACGGAATAAGAAATTTAGAAGAAGCTTGTCTAAATGGAACTAAATGTGCTAATAAAATATTGTTCTATTTAGAAAGTACTAAGAGAATAAATAGAACAACTTTAACAAACATGATAGAAGAATTGCAAAAAGTAATAAATCCTAATTATATAGAATATTAGGATGTTAAGATATTGTTTTAAGAAAGGGGTTTTGACATATGTTAAAAGAAAAATTAAATAAAATATTAAAAGAGACTGATAGTGTTTTACTAAAAGAGGTTGTTAGAGAACTTCTTGATAAAATAAAAGACGAAGGGGAAGAAGAGACTAAATTATATATTCGAGATGTTTTAACGTATGGGTGCTCCAGTGGTATCGTGACAAGCCTTATATACTACACTGACACAAAGAAATTCTTTATAGAACATATGGATGAAATATTCAATGTATTAAATGAATCCATACAAGAAGAATCAAGATTGTTAGAATTAGATACAAATAAAATAGCATGGTTTGGCTATGAGTGGGCAATATCAGAAATAAATTTTATGTTAGAAGACTAAAGGAGATGGGAATATGATTAATAAATATTTTGCAGTAATGGGGATAACAATATGTTTAATATGTCTTTTCGGAGCTGTAGCAGTTCATGAGACAGAAGAAACTAAAAGGACACTAGTAACACAAGAACTTCAATCTAAAGCTTTTGAGAATAGTTTTAGAGAGGCAATAGACAACTGTTATGATGAATATGCAGAGGTTGAGGGTAAGAATACAGTTGTATTAGTAGACGGATTATCTAATATAGAATACTCTATTGAAGATAAAGATAGTAAAGAGTCTATATTAGAACAATTTATACCTCTATTCAAAGAAGTGACTAAGTTAGGTTTAAACGATAAGCCTTTAACAGATTTGTTTGATGTTGTATTAAGAGGATAATCTACAAGAAATCTAGTGTATTTAATATGCTAGATTTTTTTTATTTTTTTATTAAAACACTTGACAACAGTCTGATAATATGATACAATATAAATATAATAAGAAATGAAGGAGTTGATAATATGAAAATATATAAAGTGACTGTAGATACTTTAATAAAATTTGACTGGTATAACGATTACAAAGTATCCTCTATAGAGGTGGTTACGTTAGAGCCTAGTGATACTTATAAAAAAGCAAAAGAAATATTTAAAGAAGAGATAAGAAGAGTGTCTCAAGAAGATTCAGACTCTCCTAATAAGATATCAGAAATACTTATTAATACTAGGAACAATTTTCAATTAAAGCAAACACTGGAAACTTATAGCAAAATACACATTGTAAAACTTCAAAGAATAGAAATAAAGGAGGGGTTAATATGATTTTTATTACAGACAATGTGTTTATATCAGATAAACATGAATTATATTTATCTGCATGGGGAGTAAATAGACTTACAAGTTTAGAATCAGAAAAGGCATTAGAACAATTATGCAAAGAATATATTGGAGAGATTAAGATGTTGAATCTTAGAAGTGAAAAGGATAGACTTTATATAGAAGAATCAGAAGAAGAGTTTGACAACCATGTAAAAAGTGTTAATAAAACTTTACTAGAGTTAAATCGTTACAAGAATGACAAAAAATTAAAAAGATATAGAAGTCTCTTTAATAGATGTTTAAGAGACGGAAAAACAGTAATGTTTATTAATGATATTAGGAGGGGTTAATATGAATAAAGATTTAAATTTATTCTTAGAATATCTTACAGAAATTCAAGGTGCTAATCAGAAATTAACTGTATCTTCTTATAAAGCAATACTAGAAGAAATGATAGATTATATGTTTGAAGGAGATACAGAAAAGGCTACATTTGAGAATATAGCCAAAATAAGAAGTAGTGAATACTCCATAAAATGGTTATCTAAACTAGAAAAACAAGGACTTAAATCGGCTACTATAAACAAGAGAATAGCCGTATTAAGTAGATTGTATACTTATATGATAGGAGAATTGTATTGCACTACTAATACTGCTAGGACGATACCTAGAAGTAACGGAAATGTCAAAGATAAAAGAGTAGTAGATCAGGGTGAAGCCATCACTCTTTTAAAGTACACAAATAGTCATAAAAATGATAGTAAATTATCTTTTAGAAATCATTTAATGGTAGCTATATTATTATCTAATGGATTAAGATGTGCAGAGTTAGAATATCTAAGAATACAAGATGTTAACCTAGAGACAGGAGAAACAATATTGACTAGATGGGCAGAAGAAGGTGGAGTTAAGTTTTCTAAGACTAGAATAGTTTATCTTAATAATAAGATACTAGAAGACTTAAATTACTATATAGATAATTATAGACCTACTTCAAAAGATGGAGATATATTATTTTTATCTAAAACAGGTAGAAAAATATCTTCAAGAGATATTCTTAGAATTATTAACAAGGTATCCACTAATGCAGGGCTTGATAAAATTAATACTCACGCCCTAAGAGCCTGTCATTCATCAGTAATGATAAATGGTTCAAGTGAGAACTTAGACGTTGTTAGAAAAGAACTGGGACACTCTAGCAGTACAACTACTCTTAATCATTACTTCAATAGTGATAAGGATAAACTTAAAGAATTATCAAATTCTAATCCTTTATTTGATGTAATTTAGCTTGACAACAATGTAATTATATGATATAATAATTGTGAGGTGATAATAATGATAGAATATTCAAATAGTTTTGAGGGAGTTTATCCCTCAATGACTACTTGGTGGGATAATGAATTAAATGATTTAAAACCTAGTGAAGTAAAGTATAATCAAGATTATTATGCTTGGTTTAAATGTCCTAAATGTAAAGAGTATGTATTTAAGAGAAATATTAAATATATATCTACTTTGCCCTTTGTTAACCATATATGCAAGGATGAAAAAGATAGAGTTGTTAAATTAAAAGAAAAAATAACACTCAAAGAAGAACAATATAAACACGATATAAGGCTTGAGAAAGCTCGTAAAAAACTATCCGATAAATACCATGATGAATGGAAGATAGTGTCTTTTAATGGGTATATGAAGCCTTGTATATTGGAGCATATTTGTGGAGAACAAAGGAAAATAACAAGATTTAATAATGTTCTAAAGAATAATCTTAAATGTGAATGTGAAAAAAAATAATTTTTTTTTAGAAAAACACTTGACAACAGTATAATAATATGATACAATATAGGTATAATAAGAAATAAAGGAGTTGATGATATGATAATTAAAATTTTTGATTACACGATTCAAAAAATAGGATTACCTACTGATGGAATAATAATTAGCAAATGGGCGTACGGACATATTTTAAATTGGAAAGACGAAGAAAGATTAGAAAAACTTTATAAAGAATATGGAGATAAGAATTTAGAGTATTTAGAAATGGAAATAATAGAAGAAAATCCTGATTTTTATACAATAAAAAATAAAGAAATAAAAGATATAGAAACGCTTTCTAAAGCATTCTGTGAAGACTTACAAAATATAAAAAAATATAAAAAAGATAAAAGATTTATGGGGAATGTTGGTTATTTCATAGATTATTTTGCACGAGAAAAACCAATAATAATACCTGTAATAATAAAAGAATAAAATCTAAAAACACTTGACAACGCTTTGATAATATGATATAATATATATAAAAGGAGGTGATTGAATGATAATCGTTTTATACAATGCAACACAACAAGGGAACAATGTTTTCATAAAAGAGTGGGATTATAATTACGGGATACGAGGTGAAGCAATGAATACCTTTGAAGAATTATTTAAAGAATACATAGGAGAAGATTTAAAATTAATAAAAATGAAGCAAATAATCTATAATACATATGTAATTGAAAATATGACAATAAATGATTTACAAGCATATTCTGATAAATTCAAAGAAAGAGCAACAGAAATAAAAAAATATAAAAACGATAAAAGGATAACAAAAACAAGAGGTGATGTAAGTTGGTTCTTTAAATATGATTTTGATATGGATAAAATACTTTTACCTGTTGATATAGATATGTTAAGTTTGTAGGAAAGAAGAAAAACAAGAAAAACACTTGACAACACTTTGATAATGTGATATAATATAAGTATAATAAAGAAAAGGAGAGGATAGAATGGAAAATAAAATGATGTGTTCAGTTTGTGGGAAAGAAGAAAATAGATATGAAATGGTTAAATTAAACGGAGAATGGTTCTGTGTAGATTGTTTAGATGAAAGATACTTCTATTGTGAAGAACATAGAGATTACGAACCAATAGAAAATAGAGTTGAAATAACTGATGTTTACGATAATTGTAGAGTAATGTGTCAAGAAGCATTCGATGAAAACTATATAACTTGTGACGAATGTGGTAGACCTATGAGAAAAGGAGACGAATATGTTATGGGAGATGATGTTCTTTGTAGTCATTGTTACGAAGAAAGAAAAGTAATTAAATATTATCACTATCACCATGGTCAAGAATTACATTTTCATGGAACTCCTTCAAATGGTATATTCTTTGGATTAGAAATAGAATCTGAAAGAGATTATGATTGTGATTTAGATAGAAATCTTATAGCCTTATCAGTACAAGATAAAGTAGGTTCAGACAAAGTTTATTTTGAAGAAGACGGTTCTTTAGATGACGGTTTTGAAACAATAACTTATCCTATGAGTTACGAATTTATGAGAAATAACTTCGTAGTAGAAGATATATTAGAGACTCTTAGAGGTAATGAAATGTATGCATCAGATAGATGTGGGTTACACATTCATGTTACTAAAACTGATGAAGTTGTAAAAGCTATGCCGTTAATCTTATCTTTCCTAGAAAGCAATAAAAATGATATAGTTGATTTTTCAAGAAGAACTTATGATTCATTTACCGAATGGTGTGACTTCTATACAGAAGAAAACTTATTAACTGCCTATGAAGCCGAGAGAATATGTTTAAGACCTCAAGGAAGAAGACATATGTGTATAAACTTTACTAATGAACACACAATAGAATTTAGATGTTTTGCAGGAACATTAGATGCTAAAAGAGTTTATGGTTATATTGAATTTATCCTAGCTTTAGTTGAAAATATAGAACATCTATTCAGTATAACAGAGAGACCTACATTTAAAGACTTAGAAAAAGTTAGTGGGTTTGATTTATTTAAAGAAAACTTAGTATTTTAGTGGGGTGATTAATATGGTAAAAAAATGTAAGTGTGGGAAAGAAGTATTTACAGAGGTTTATATAGCAGGAGAGGATTCATCTTCTCCTGTGTGTATAGATTATTTAGAACAACTTATAAAAGATAATAAAGTATATTGGTGCATATATCATAAAAGATATGAACTGTACGAAGAAGGGAAACTTACCCATATGGCAAAAATAAAAAACACTAGAGGACTTATTTGTGATTGTGTATCATACCAATTTATGATATGTCGTGAATGTGGAGAATTAGCTTACGAAGATGATATTTGTAGTGAACTATGCAGAGATTGTATGAAGGAAAAAGATGTTGAAAACACAAATATCGGAGGATATCATAACCAACATGATTTTCCTAAAAAACTCTATGGTAATCCTTTGAATGGGATATTCTTTGGATTAGAAATAGAATCTGAATACTCTTTAGATTCATCTTTAAATGAAGATGAAGAAGTCTCCTTCCAAGATGAAAGACCAAGTATAGAGAAAATGTTTTCTGAAAGTACAAGAACATTATGTTGCTTTGAAAGAGACGGTTCTTTAGAGGATGGGTTTGAAACAATAACTAATCCTTTAAGCTATGAATTTATAAAAAATAATGGAATTATAGAACAAATAACATCAGAATTAAAAAAGATAATGTATACATCAGATAGATGTGGGTTACACATTCATGTTACTAAAACTGATGAAGTTGTAAAGAAACTTCCACAAATAATAATGTTCTTAGAGAACAATAAAAAAGATGTTATAGATTTCTGTGGAAGGGAAACTCCATATGCAGAATTTTACACTTATAAAGATAAGAAAATTGATACACGAATAGCCAATGAAATAATTTTTAGTTCAGAATCATTCGGAAGAAGAAGAATGATAAACCTAACCAATAAAGATACAATAGAATTTAGAGGGTTCAAGGGGACGTTAGATGCTAATAGGATATATAAGTATATAGAATTTATCTTAGCCTTATTAGAAACAGATATAAATGAAAATACAACCTTTAAAGATTTAGTTATTCCTGATCTACTTAATCATGCCTAATGCATGATTTTTTTTATTTTAATACTTGACAACATTATGATAATATGATATAATATATATATATATAATAAGAAAAGGAGTTGGTAATATGATAACATTCTATCCTAACTGGATTTTTTTAGGTAAAGCAGAAGATGGAGAATATTTATATAAAAGCCCCAACAGTATTAGGAATTATAGAGTAGAGAAGGTAGAAGGTTTTTTAGCGTTTGAAAAAATATATAAAGAATACATAGGAGAAGAATATCCTACTGCTAAAATTGTAGAAATTAATCCTAAAAACGATATGGGGAGATATGAATATATTATAAAAGTTCCATATACCCACAAAGAGTTGAGAGATTTATTATTAAAACATTTTAAAATTTTGATAGCATATAAAAAAGATAAGCGAATAACTGAAGGGGCTTTAGTTGATTCATTGCCTATGTTACAATTATTTAAAAAGATTTATTTAAATGAAAAAGAATAAACCACTTGACAACATTAGTAATTTTTGGTATAATAGAATTAGAATATCGAACTGGGAGAAGAGGCAATGGAAAAGAAAATATTAACTTATTTAAAATTTGTTCTTCCAACATTAGAAAATAATAATATTGAAAAAGGATATCTTTGGATTAATAATCCTAATACCAATTTTAATAAACAAGTATTTTTTAATACATATGAGGAAGGACTAGCTTTAATAGAAAAGTATAAACACAATAGTTGCTATATAGGACTAGCAACAACTGTTACAGAGGCTTATAAAACAGAGCTTTTATTAAATAGGAATGTTATAGTAGTAGATATAGATGAAGAAGATTTACCTATATCAGAAATATATTATATGTGTAAAAGGATAGGATTATTCACACATATGGTTGTCAATAGTGGTAGAGGTTGGCACTTATATTTTAAGCTAGAAGGTTCTTACCCTATTAAGGATATAGTAGAAGTCAATAGGCATATTACAAGCCTATTTGAAGCCGATATAAAGGCTTGTAGCAGTACTCAGATAATAAGAGTTCCTTTTACTAAAAACTTTAAAGTAAATAAATATGCTTCCATTGTTACAAATGGAAATCCGATAAGAGGATATGATTTAAAAACCTTAAAAAATCATAGGGTAATAGAACTTAAAAAGAATAATACTGATATGACGGTTGATAATGTAGAAGACTTATTCTGTTTTAATCAAATAGTCCGTCATGGAGCTTCTAAGGGGTTTAGAAATGAATCATTGATGTTTATATCTAGTGTTTGTAAATACGCTAACCTAAGCGAACACAAGGCTTTACAGTATGCTTACGAGTTTAATAGTAACTGCGAAGAAGGATTGTCTAAGAATGAAATTAAAAAAGTTGTTAAAAGTATATATGAGAATCCTTCTTTTATAAAACCTTGTTGTATAAAGACAGGACAAAAATTATGTAGCTTAAAATGTAAATATAAAAATATTACTTCTGATGATATATTTGTGTTACCAGATATATCTTTAGATAATAAAGTAATGGGATTGACAAAAAAACATATAATAAATTATCAAACAGTAAAAGGTAAGGAGAAAAAACTTATGTTAGAAATATTAACTGGAACAGAATTAACTGTGATGGCGTTATTAAAGGTTTGTAATACAAAATTTTTTACTAAAGAAGATATATCTGAATACTTAAAAATAAGCAAACCGACTATATCTAAAGTTTTAAAAAATCTAAAAGAAAAAAATATAGTATATAGTACAAAACAACAAATAGACGGTTCTAAAAAACCGACAGAACTTTATACTTATAATTTTGATTTTGAAAAGTACAATAAAGAAATAGTGCATTTAAATACAAATTTATTCGTGTTTAAAATGCAAAAGTTAATAAAAGATAATGACTTGAAGGTTGCTATCGCTTTAAGATATTTAATGGCAAATAATCCAACCGTTACTCTTGAAGATATATCTTATCTAACAGGAATAAAAACAAATAATATACCTAAAATTTTATCAAACTTAATTGACGCTAAACTTATAATAGTTGACAAAATAAAAGGCAACAAAGGTTTATGCAATACTTATCAATTATTTTATTAGCACTCTTATGGGTGCTAATTTTATATTATTTTTAAGAAACGTTGAAATTTAGCCATTTCATTTTATAAAAATAAAAAATTTATGAGTATTGGAAAGCACCTCAAACCGTTGAAAATGCTACATTGTTACCCTATAAAAGTAAAAAATTTATGACCTATCTAAACTATATATCTATCTATATAAGAATAAAGAAAGGAGAAGAGTATGTTAAAATTGAATAAGAACATAAAGTTTATACCGATTAATAAATTAAAACCTAAATTAAAAAATAAGAAAATCATAATTGAGAAAGATAACTTTTAGGAAGTCTTTCTTAAATGTAAAAAAATTAAAGATATTTCTAAATAGTACTTGACAACACTATTAAAATATGATATAATATAAATATAATAAAGAAGAAGGAGAGGGTAATATGAACAAAGAACAAAAAATTATGAGTGTAGTATCAAAAGGAATAAAAAAATTAAATCCTTATACAAAGACTTATGCAGTAGACAAAGGAGTGAGAAGATTCCTTTTCTATAAAGATATAAGTTTAAGTCACTTCAAACTTTTAGTAGAAGATTTTACTCCTATTAGAGATATGATTAAAAGAGATAATAGAGGGTATTACTTAGAAACAGAATTAGGGAAATTAAGACTAAGAAAAGGAGTCCTAAGTGCATACTTAAAGAAACAAGCTTTTAGTTTAAATAGAATTGCCTTAGATGGAAAAGGATTTATATTCTCTGATTCTATATATAAAACAGTTTATGGTAGAGATATTAATAATAGAGAGGCTTCTTTTGTGGAGTCAAATAATGACAAAAAAACTATGTATGAATATTGTTACTTGAGATATGAAGGATTTGGTATTTCAAATACTCCATCAGTACTTGACCTTGTGACAAATATGTCAAACGAAGATAAAATGTATGGAGTTAAACTAGCCTTAGAATTAAAAAGCTATAATATAGCCAGTTCATTGAATGATTTTAACATATTTAGTCATATGAATCCTAAAGCAGATTCGACTGATGTAAAAGAGTTCTTTCTAAATTGTGCTAGAAATCTTTATAGTATAGGTGAATCAATGACAGATAAAAATAGAGTAACAAGCGCTTTAATAAGTTTAGTGTATGTTCTTGAAAGAAGAGATGGATTTGACGGAGACAAATTTGATAAAGCTTTTGATAAATACGGAGTAAATGTTCCTAGCAATATCTATGAAGAGGTTAAAAGAATATTTCTTAACGGAAAATCTGACCTTATATATGAGTCAAACTGTCCGTCAATGAATTCTAATGTTAAATTTATACAACATTTAGTTAATCGTTATTTAATAATGGTGGGAGAGTAAGGAGGTAATAATATATGTTTAATATAGGTGATGTAATAATAGGGCGTGGTCGCAACGTTTATAGAATAACTAATAGTGACAATCTTTGTATTGTCACTATGACTAGAGAAGATGAAAATATGTTTAACATAGATATAGATGATGGAGATATAATAGTAGCTCCATTAATATCTTATAAACACAAAAAATTTGAAGTCTGGGCTAAACATTTTAATCCTATAAAGACAATAGATAGTAAAGATGGAATGAATAAAGGAGATAAAGTTGTTCTTAGAGAGGCGTGTGAAAAGGTGCTAGGAGTTCCTAAAGATGCAGTTGGAGAGATAGTGTCTTTTATAAATGAAGACGATATAATAGATAGATTTGGAGAAATTGTAGTAGCGTTTCCAAGTTTAAAAAAATACGAAATAATAAGAAAAAATTATATTAAACACTTGACAACACTTTGATAATGTGATATAATATAAGTATAATAAGAAAAGGAGAGGGTAATATGAATAAGAATACAAATAAAAAGAGTAAAAATAATTTTATGAAACAACTTATAAAAGAAGAGAAGAAAGGGTTAAAACTTATAGGTTGTACGCTACTTTGTCTAACATTGTTTTTAACAGGTATGCATTTTGGTTCTAATCGTGCTACCTGTTATACAGACAGGGAACAAGCTATTGAAATAGCGAAACAAAGTAGAGGTGAATTTACAGAAGAATATAACGATATAACAGGAGATATCCTAAATAATTATTATGATAATTCAGCTTATGGATTAGAAGAATGTCAAGTTACTTACGGATTAGGTATCATGACAGAAATGATAATAAACAATATAAATAAAGATTTATTAATTAATGAATGTGATTCTTTAATAAATCAAATGAATGAAGATAGTATTAATTTAGTAAATGCTTATAAATTAAAACAATTAATAATGGAAAAATATTAAGATAAATTTAAAGGGGGAAACCGAATGAAAAAGTGGTATGTATTTTTTAATAAGAGTAACAGAAGATATGAGGTAAGAAAAGCTACTATAATAGGGGAAACAGAAGACAGTTATGTGATATTAGAAGGAGAAGACACAATCGTTAAAAGAAAAGACTGTGTCTTTGATGACAAGAATTATGCTAATATAGTTAAAAAAGAGTTGGTAACTACTAGAACTGTAAAAAATAGATTTAAAGGTAAATACTATATTTGCCCTAAATGTGGTAAAAAAATAAGAAGAAATGAAATAACAGTAGACCATAAAATACCTAAAGCTTTCTTTAAGAAATTGGCTAAAGAGAAATACGGAGTTGATGATTTAAGACTTGTAGAAGAATTGTGGGAACAATGTTGGAACTTTAATAATTTAAGATTAATCTGTGAAGACTGTAATAAAAAGAAAAGTTCTAATCCTTATATCTTAGAACGCTATATAGCTAAGAAAAGTTATATGCAAAAAAAGAATGAATGTGTTAATAAAGGTGCTAGAAAAATGAATATAAGAAATAATAACTTTATATCTAAAGATTTAGAGATGGAGATATTAAAAAGATACGGAAATACTTTCGATAAAAAATATATTCTTTAGGAGAGGGTGTTAATTATGAATAATTTATTATTAAAGAACAAAGAGTATGACTTTATAAGAACCGATAGGTTTACAAAAGAAAATCCTATATGTTTACTAACTTATGGTGGCTCATATGCCTATGGAACGAATGTAGAAGGCTCTGACATTGATTTAAGAGGTATATATTTAAATTCTAAGGATGAAATATTAAGTATGAAATGTAAAAATAAGCCATATACTCCTTCAGATTCAGATACAGTAATATATCCGTTGAAACAAATGATAAATTTATTATGTAATTCTAATCCTAATGTAATAGAAATATTAGGGACAAGAGAAGAAGACACTTTTATAATGACAGAAGAGGGGAAAATGTTAAAAGATAATGTAGAGATATTTTTAAGTAGTGATGCAGTTTATGGTGCATTTTTAGGGTATTCACAAAATCAATTAAGAAGGTTGAAAAACGCTATGGCTAGAGATAGCTATACTCAATCTGAAAAAGAGAAACATTTATTAGAATCTATTCAAAAAAGAATGAACACATTTGAGATATCTTACCAACATATGGATAAGGATTTGAAATTATATATAGATAGTTCTTTAAAAGAAGACTATGATAAAGAGATAATGATAGACATAAATTTAAATCATTATCCGTTAAGAGATTTAAAATGTATGTTGAATGAAATGGGAGAGGTTGTTAAGCAGTATGGGAAATTAAACCATCGTAACAAAAAGAAAGACGAATTGCATCTATTGAAACATTCAATGCATTTAGTTCGTTTATATTTAATGGGAACAGACATATTAAGTGGTAAAGGCGTTAGAACATACAGAGAAGATGAAAAAGAATTATTGTTAGATATAAGAAATGGGAAATATACTTACGAAGAAATATTTGAAATAGCAAATAATTTAGAAGAAAAATTTAAGTATGCTAAAGAAAATAGTGTATTGCCTAAAAAAATAAATGAGAAAAAAATATCTGAATTAGTTATGTCAATAAATAAAAAAGTTTTGCAAAGATGATTAAGTAAAATAGCATAAAAATTTTCAAGAAAACACTTGACAACAATATGAGTTTATGATATAATATAAGTATAATAAAGAAAGGAGGTGAGGTGGTAACATTCCACCTCAAAAGAATATGTTAAACTTAAAAAATTATGAGACAATAGAGAAGGCAACAGAGAATTGGAACGAAGCATCAAAAATAGGTGTTAGGGCTAATTACAGAAGATTAATAAGTTACTTATCAGAACAAGGTAAACTTGTAGTAAACGAGGGGGAAAATATAACTAGGGCAACATTAGAAGAGATAAACGACTTTTTGATAATTCATTGTGGTAGAATAGATTCTTATCAAAGTATAACTATAAGAGTAAATGACTTCACTAAAATATTTAATGATGTACTTAATATACCTACAAAGTTTTCAAATGTACCACCTAATAAAATAATAAAAGATAATGAAGGTATTTATACTAAAGATGAAATAATTGCTATATGCGAACAATTTATTAATTCACAAGATAAATTCCTAGTTTATGGAATTTGGTATGGGTTAAAAGATAAAAGGTTTGATGATATAACAAATATCAAAGTAACTGATGTTGATTTCTCTAAGAATGAAATAATTGTTGGAAATAAGATAATAGAAATGGATGAAATATTAAGAGAATATTGTCAATCTGCTATCGAAGAAATTTCTTACTATAAATTAGGGGATATAGAAGGAACTTCAAATGAAACTTATAAATTAAATGTAAACAGTCCTTATATTGTAAGAAGTAAACCTCAAAGAAATAATGGTATGGGTTTAAATAGAATGACATTTAATGGGTTAAGAACTAGAATTGCTAATTTAAATGATTCATTAGCAGAATATGACGTATTATTAAAGCCACAAAAGTTATATATAGGGGGAGTTATATACAAGATGCACGAAGAAACAATAGCTAATAATACAATATGGAATAACTCTACTATTAGAGATTTTAAGCGAAAACATAATATTAGTGCATTTTCTATGGATACACTATTATTATATAAGAATAAATATAATTAATTAACAGGAGGGGAATATGAGGGTCACTAAAAAGTTAAAGTTTGTTGAAGGTGAGGGTTTAGAAAAATTATTAAAATATACAGAGAATATAAAGGCAAGACAAAAGGCTGTAGAAGAAACAGAGAGATTTTTTAACGAAGTCAAGGAACAAATACTTAATAAAGAATATGAAAAAGCTAAGGAAGGCTTTGAGAGAATATTCTATGAAGAAATTCCCTCTGATGCCATAATGAAAATAGCACAGTTAGAAGAAAATGAATTAAATATTAACATGGAAACTTGGTGTCAAAATTTTATAAGAACTGGAAAAGGTTTCCATATGTTAATATATCAATATATTTAAGAGGTGATAATATGAAGATAATAGGGAATATAAAAAAGGTGTTATGTAATAAAGAAGACTTAGTATTTTTATGTATAGGTTGCCCTAAATATCCTTTAGATAGCTTTGCCCCAAGATTAGGGAGTAAATTAAAAGAAGCAGGATTTACTGTTTATGGGACAGTAGAAAAGCCTATTGATGGGAAAAATTATATAGAAGAATGTTTAAAAGTTATGTTTGAAAACGAAGATAAAAAAATAGTAGCTATAGATTCAGGTATAGGAAGCAAGAAAAATTTAGGCAATATAAAATTAAGACCTAATAGAGGAATAGAGCCTGCTTCTGCGACAAGTTTCTTTACTATAGAAGTTGGAAATGCTTCCATATTAGGGGTAACATCATGTGATATAAAAGATGTTATAAAGAAAAGAAAAACCTCTAGTGTAAATGTAGATAGTATGGTTGAAAAAATATATAATGAAATAATAAATTTTTTTAAATAATTATTGACAATATTTTTAAAATTCAGTATAATATATATAGGAGTTAATATAACTATAATTAGATGGCTTTAGACTCCTATATAAGCCATCATTTGGAGTGAGAAGATGACAAAAGAAAGAGTTTATGTAAGTCCTTTAGAAATTAAATTATTCTGTAATGTGTATTACGATGAAGAAGAAGGAATATGTGGTACTGTTATTAGAAGATTTGGAGACAAAGCAGAAGTAATGTTAGACAGAGAGATAAATATTAGAGGGCATTTATACCAACGAATTTTTATTAATAATAAAGTAAAAGATATGACGGAAGAAGAAATTCAGTTTTCTCTTGATATGCAGAAGGCTTATTTTGATAAGAGAGATAAACTGAACTAGACAAGGAAGAATAATTATTCTTCCTTTTTTTATTAAGATAGGAGGTAAATAAATGTTTAAACAAGTTATTGAACTTTGGACTGATGGTGGGTGTAGAGGTAATGGTAAAAACTCAAACATAGGTGCTTGGGGTTGCTATATGGTTTATAAAAATCATTCAAAGAGCATATGTGGAGGTAAGAAGAATACAACTAATAATGAAATGGAATTAACAGGTTGTATAGAAGGTTTAAAAGCTATTAAGAATAAGAACATACCTATAATAGTATACTTGGATAGTAACTATGTTAAAAAGGGGATAACGGAATGGTATGAAGGGTGGATTAAAAGAGATTGGAAAAATGCTTCTAAAAATCCAGTAGTAAATAAAGAATTATGGATTGAATTAATTAAATTAAAATCTCAATTCAAAGATATAAAATTTGTTAAGGTAAAAGGACATTCAGATAATTATGGGAATATACAGGCAGATAAGTTGTGTAATGAATACATGGATAAAATTCAAAATAATACTTGACAACAATATTAAAATATGATATAATTAATATATAAGATGAAGGGAGAAGTAGAATGAAGGAATTATTTTTAAAAGCACAACATGGCGATAATGAGGCTTTAAATGAATTATTTAATGAATATAAAGTAATTGTAGAACATGAAATGAGAAGAGTAAGGAAAACAGGAATACAAGCTTTTGACTTAGAGGATATGGAACAAGAACTTAATTTAGCTTTATTAAGATGTATTAAGAGATTTGATACTGAAAGAGGTTTGAGTTTTTATACTTACGGTATAACTTCTTTAGATAAAGTTTCTAAAAAAGTTATTGTTAGGAATAGAATGAATAGATTAAGTGAAGTTGACATGAATTTATTAAGAGAAATTAATAGATTAAAAAGAAAAAATGTCTATATAACTAACGAAGAAATCTGTAAAATATTAGATGTAAGACTACAGGATTTAAATAGGGTATATTCTTTAATAGGTGGGTTAACATCTTTAAATCAATCCGTTAATAGTGATGAAGAAGATACAACTGTTGGAGATATGATAGCAGATTCAGAAGATTCTATAGAAAAATTACATAACAAAATGATTGTAAAACAATTATTAAATATATTGCCTAAGAACGAAAGAGATTTAATAACTTTATATTTTTATGAGAATAAAACTCAAAAAGAAATAGGAGAAATGTATGGTTGTAATCAAGTATATATAAGTAGACATATTGGAAAAATTTTAAAAAAAATGAAAAAAACACTTGACAACACTTTGATAATGTGATATAATATAAATATAGAAAGGAGTAATAATATGAAACAATATGTAATTAAAAACGAAGCTACAGCTATTATGGAATTTAGAGGAGAGTATCTCTTTTTAAGTAATTTCTATGAAGGGAAAACTTTTGAATACAAAGGATATAAATTTACAAATTCAGAAGCCCCTTACCATGCAGAAAAATGTTGGAGTAGAGTTAAAGAATTTGAAATGGAAAGACCTGCTCAATCAAAAAGACTAGGCAGACAATTACTTTTAAGAGAGGATTGGGAAGAGGTAAAAGACAATGTTATGTTTGATATATGTTATCAAAAATTTATACAAGATGAAACTCTTAAAACAAAATTATTAAGTACAAATGGAAGGGAGTTAGTGGAAGGGAACTGCCATGCAGATAGAGTTTGGGGAATGACCTATAGTCGAAAATATGGTATGTGGATTGGAGAAAATAGACTTGGTATAGTGCTTATGAAAATAAGAGATAAAATTTTAAAAGATGAAAAACACTTGACAACAATTTGATAATATGATATAATATAAATATAGAAAGGAGAAATCGAAAATGATTGGATATATAGTTTTGTTAATAATAATAACTATAATAAGTCTTATTGGTTGTAGAAATGGTGTTTTGACAATAGATTTTATGAATGGGTATACATTCTGTCTTTTAATTGTAACATTATTAACATTAATACATAAGTCGGGGTGGTAAAATGAGAGATTATAATATAAAAACAAAAGAGATTAAAAAGGTAACTTATGTTACTCAAGACGGACATGAATTTGAAACAAAAGAATCTGCTTATTTATATAACAGTTATGATTTTATGAATTACATCTTAGAGAATAATGTTAATAGTCTAAAGGTTGATACAAGATTTTTTAAAGATGATGTAATTGAATCTTATAAATTTTATGACAAAGAGCAATTAGACATGTTTTTATATGCTTATTTGGATTACTTTGAAGTTTCTAATGTAAAAGAGGTAAAAGAAAAAGCCGAAAACAGAATTAGTTTTCCTTGTGTTCTTTGCAATATCAATGACGGTTCTGACGGAAGTATATTATTTTTTAAAGAAGATTTATTTAATGAACTAACTGCAATAATTAGTAAAATGAAAAAATAATTAAGGAGGTTTTATTTATGAAAAAATGTACATTTAAAAGGGATAATTTATTTTTAACTGATGATTTCTTTATAGAGTTTGATTGTAAAGTCCCACATGAGTGGATGCTTATGGTCAAAGGAAATGATTTTGAAGAACTTAGAAAAGGTGATATAGGATATGAAGACATATATAGTAATACTTTGAAGTATGGTTGGTTTAATGGTATGACTATACCTCAAGTGCTTAAAGTCGTAGGTAAGGAAGGTTATTATTATGTGTCAGATAAAACCCCAACTAAAGAATTTGAGGAAGAAGAAAAATTTAATGAATCTTTAAGACAAATTATGTTTACGATAATATTATATCAAAGACATTTAGGATTGGCAGATAAAGATAATTCTGTGAGTGTAGACGTTGTAATAGATGAAATGAATGAATTATTTAAAGCCGAAGGTAGCAATACGAGAGTCAATTTTAGCAGTCTTTATTATTTAGCAACCACAAGTAAGATTATAGGCTTTAAATTTGATAAAGATTTAAAACGAATAAGATTGTAAAAATAAGATTATAGATTTATGGGGAGTGAGGTATATGAATTTTAAAAATAAAAAAGAAAAAGATGATTTTATAATTAAAAATATGAAATTAGTAGACTATGTAATAAATAAAAGATTGGGACTATTTAATACATATGATTATACTTATGATGATGTAAAACAAATAGGGCTTATGAACTTAATCAAATGTGTTGATACTTATGATAAAAGCAAAGGTTATGAATTTTCATCTTATGCCGTTCCTTATATATTGGGCGGCATACGAAGAGAATTTAGAGGTAAAAAAAGGGGAATTTTTTATGGGAGAAAGATAACTCAAAACAAATATAAAATAGAATCTATGCTTCCCTATATGACGATAGAAGAAATAGCCAAGGAATTAGGTTTAAGCGTTGATGAGGTAAAAGAGATCAGGGATATTTCTTTTGGAGTTGCTTCACTTGATAAACCTTGTAGAATTGAAGATAAAGGCGAAGAAGGAAGTACATATGCAGATGTTTTAATACCCCCTTATGAAGAGGATTTTGATACAAATATATATATAGAATATTTACTTAGTGTTATAAGCGAAAGAGAAAGATATGTTATAGAGGAAATTTTTTATAATAATCGTTCCCAACAACAAGTAGCATCACAAATCGGGGTAAGTCAAATGCAGGTTAGTAGAATAATGAGAAGGGCTTTAGAAAAAATGAAAAGACGTGCTTAGGAGGTAAAATATGATAAAAAAGAAATTTGATATTGAAATACAACATAATTTAGACTGGTTACAAAAATTTAAAAATAGTAATAAATTATTTACTTCAAGACAGGTGGGAAATCTATTTGGATTTTCTTCTGGTACTGATTTTGAAATTTTAATGGCAAGAAAATATAAAGTTTTAAGCAGAGTTAATAACCAATGGTATCCTAATTTAAATATGGACAGAGACTTTGTAAAACTTGTAGGGGGTATAGACAACTTTGGAGGAGGGTATATAAGTTTAAGATGGACTACAACAGGTATTTTAGGTGTTGCTAAAATGCTTAATCTAAAAGTAGAAGAAAAAAATTTAGAAAGGTTGTTGGTATAATATGGAAGAAAAAATTTGTATGACTTGTTCTTATTTAAAAACAGGAAGACACAATATATGTAAAAAAAGAAGAGGAAAAAATAGAGAGATATTCGATATATTTTATTACTCTTGCTCTAAGTATGAGTTTAATGGGATAAAAACTGTAAGGGACGGTTATGCAAAAGCAAAAGTTAAAGAAATAAAATCAGAAAACAGTTGATAATATTATTAATTTATGATATAATATAAGAAAGGAGGTGATGATGAGGTGTATATATTAGGAGTATATAAAAAATTAAATGATTCTTATATGTGTAGAGGGTCAATAGATAAAGTTTATTGGGATAGTAAAAAGGATATTTTTCTAAAAGTATATAAGGACTATACTGGTTGTGATTATCCTAAGTTTGCAAAGGTTGAAATGGGAGAACAAATTATAACTGAAAAATCCATAAAAGAAGTAGAAAAAGAAATAAAAGAAAATTTAAATGTATTAAGACAATATACCAATGATAAAAGAGTTTTAATGTTGGGAGATTGTATAGGGCATATACTTTTAGCATTAGAAAGTGGTTATATTATTTTAAATAAGGTTTCATTTAATGAAATTGATAAAACTTTCATGAGTGGTAAAACAACGAAAATTGAGATACTTAAAGCTAGATTTATGTCTTTTCAAGATTTAAATAATAGTTTGTATGAATTTATTACAACAGAGTATGAGACGATGTTTAATGATTGTTGTTAGGAAGGAGGTGGTACAGTGTATTTTATTTCAATAGTAATATTAGCTACAATATATTGTTTCTTAGATGAAAGAGAGACAGAAGTCATTAGAGAATATAATAAAGTTAATCCACAAACTTACATAATTAAACGTAAAAAATAGTTGACAACAATATTAAAATATGATATAATATAAATATAAAGGAGTTGATAATGTGGTTGAAAAATTATACGGAATTAAATATAAAGAGATTGAAGGGGAAATTATCTTAGAGGCTATAAGGGATAATATATCAAGAACACAAAGTGATAAAATAGTTGAATTATATAAAGAATACTTTGGAAGAGATTACCCTTCATTTAAAATGAGAGAAGAGTATTTGGAATTAGAAGAAGTTTTAATAATTTTAAATGGGGTTATTGGAGAACAAATGGGTTCTTTAAAGAAACAAATTCATGACAGAAGAGTTGATCAGGTGTCTTATGAGATAGATATAATCCAAAATGGACTTGCAAATAAGATTGTTTATATGTTATGGAAGGACGAATAATATGATATGCTATATAGATAAAATAGATACTGATAATAGAATTAATTGGAGATGCCAAGTATGGGATAGAAGTTCTTCTGTGGAAGAGAGTTCCTTTAAAGAAATTTATAAAGAATATATAGGAGAAGACTTCCCTCAAATAAAAATAATAAATAGAACAGTTGTAGGAAGGCGTGATTTTATTGAAGAAATGAATAGATTAACTAAAAGTTTAAATGAGTTAACATTATATTCTAAAGATGAGAGAGTTAAAGAACACAAATGTATATTAAGAAATTTTATAGGAGATATATCCTGTAATCATTATATATTTGATGTTATAAGGGAGGGTGAATAAAGTTGCGTATAGTTAATATAAAGAGGAAATTAGAAAATTGTTATGAATGCGATGGGTCTCCTTATAAGGCTTATTGGTATAATATATCGAAGGAGTTTTTAAAGATATACAAAGAATATACAGGTTGTGATTATCCTGTTTATGCTAGTATAGATAATTCAAAATATATTATAACTGAAAAACCAATAGAGAAAATAAAAGAAGAAATAGAAGAGAACTTAGAAATATTACAAAATCAAAAGAATGATAAAAGAGTAATAAGGTATAAAGATGTAATAGCTTCTATAAGATTGTGGTTAGAAAATGATTGCACTGTTTTAAAAAGGGTAAGTTATGAAGATATAAATAAAGATTTTATGACTGGAGAAGGGGTATCTGAAAGACTTACTTCTATATGTAAGGATTTTTATAGAGGTCTTCGTGCACCTTGTATGTGGACTTCTAGCGATGATATGCCTAGTTTTCGATATTTATTATAAATGATTAAAATAATTTAATATAGAAAGGATTGATTAAATGAAGGTTAAATTAATAGGGTATACTAAAGACTTTGAGAAAGTAATTGCTATGGCAGGTAAGTTATGTTATAGTCCAGTAGAAATTGACGAATTAGAAGAAAATTTATCAGAAGAAAAGATAAAAGGATTTATAAAACAATTAGCAGATATGGGACATGAATCTCCATTAGAACATTGTAGTTTTTCATTTGCAGTAGAAGGAGTGTCAAGAGCATTAACTCACCAATTAGTAAGACATAGAATTGCTAGTTATTCTCAACAGTCTCAAAGATATGTAAAAGAGGATGTAGACAATTTTGAGTTTATAACTCCTAATGTAATTAAATGTATGGGAGAAGATGCAGTTAAAGAATATGAAGACGATATGCACTTAATTCATTCAATGTATTTAAAATGGCAAGGAAGTATAAAACAATATGTTGAAGATGTAGATTACCCTACTTATGGTATGAGTTCTACTAAAGTGGCAAATGAAAATGCTAGATATGTTTTACCTAATGCTTGTGAGACTAAGATAATAGTTACTATGAATGTTAGAAGTTTATATAATTTCTTTAGTAAAAGATGTTGTCATAGAGCTCAAGAAGAAATTAGGGAATTAGCAGAGAAAATGTTAGAAATATGCAGAGAGGTATCACCTGTATTATTTAATAATATTGATGCCCCATGTGTAAATGGAGTGTGTCCTGAAGGAAAATTATCTTGCAAATCTCCTAAGAAAAAAAATAGAACAGCACAATTAGAGGTTTGATTATGCATAAATTAAATAGAACAGGCGAAGAAAAATTAAATAACTTCGGAAGTAAAATGATAATAGTTAAATATAATAGTTGTCGAGATATAGATGTTTATTTTCCTCAATATAATTACACGATAAAGCATAGAAAATATGAATATTTTTCAAAAGGGGAAATTAGATGCCCTTATGAACCAACCGTATATAATATAGGATATTTAGGCGAAGGTAAATATAAGAGTAAAATAAATGGCAAGTTTACTAGATGCTATACAACTTGGAGAAGTATGTTAAATAGATGTTATAATGAAAGGCTTAAACAAAAACATACATATTACAAAGGTTGTGAAGTATGTGAAGAATGGCATAATTTTCAAAATTTTGCTAATTGGTATTATGACAACTATTATGAAATTAAAAATGAGTGTATGCATTTAGATAAAGATATTTTAATAAAGAATAATAAAACTTATTCACCGAAAACTTGTATTTTTGCACCACAAAGAATAAACACACTTTTTACTAAGTGCAATAAAAATAGAGGTAAACTACCAATAGGAGTTAAACTTGAAAAAATATAATAAATACTCAAGTAGTTGTAGCACTTATGATTTTAAAGAAAATAAACAAATAAGGGTACATTTAGGTTATTATGATACTCCTAAAAAAGCATTTGAAGTATATAAAAAATTTAAAGAAGAATATATTAAAGAAGTAGCAGATTATTATAAAGAATCTATTCCTCAAAATTTATATAATGCTATGTATTCTTATACAGTAGATATAAACGATTAAAATTGTCTTGTGGTGTTCCTAAAAAATAGTTGACAACATTATTAAAATGTGATATTATATAAGTATAATCATAAATTTATCATATTATTTTAAATATAACCTAGTCCTTTTGGACTAGGTAAAGGAGGGGAATTTATGACAAAGTTAGAATACAATTTAAATAAAGTTGATGAAATGTATAGTTTTAAGAAAAATTGGAATTTGTATGGTGCTAATCCAATTCCTAAAGGAACTTTAGATTTAACGAAGAAAGTTCTTAAAGAATTAACAATACAACCCGAGGTTTTCCCTACAGGGGCTAGTACTATCCAACTAGAATATGAGAAAGGGAATAATTATTTAGAAATAGAGTTATGCGAAAATAGTCTTAGCCTTTTTATGATAAATGAAAAAGATAAAGATAGTTTTAGTATAAAATCTTATTATGAGTTCAGAGGAATAAATTCTATTTCAGACTATATCAATCTTCTTATAGAAGAATATGTAAAGGAGTGGTAATATGAGCAAATATTTAGTTGAAATGATAGACGGTGGTATAATAGATATATGTGATGATATGATATGTGATAATTGTGGTTGCCCCACTTGTGGATATAATGGACATTATACAAATTACATGGAAATAATATTAGAAAAGAATATTTTAGAAATGGAATTTGGCGGAACGTATTCATTTAGTGTGCCAAGTTATTCAGATATAATGAAAGTATTCACTCAAAATAATGATAAGATTAGAAACATGACAGAAGAAGAATTTATAGACTTTCTTAAAGAAGAATTAGATAATTTAACTTGTAGTGAAATAAAAATGAGCAAAAAAGAAATAATATATATAAAAGATAAGGAAGAGTGGTAATATATTAAAATAAAAGGGAGCGATAAAATGATAAAGAAAATAATTAGTTTAGGTTTATTATGTATACTAGGAGTGAGTATGATAGGTTGTGTATCTATGGAAGAAGAAACCGTAAATTCTGATAGTGGATTTATAAAGATAGCAGATAAAGGAAGATTACGAAGAATAAGAATATCGGAGTATGTAGATAAAGAAACAGGTGTGCATTATTATATAGGGATAAGAGATAATAAAGCGATTATGTCTCCTGTATATGATTCTAATGGAAAGGTAAAGGTGGATAAATAATGAATAAACAAGATATAAAAAGTGGAATGGGTTTTACATTAAGAAATGGTGATAAGTATTATATAGTTGAAAGAGCTTGTTATATAAGAGAAAAAGGTTTAACTCTTAAATTTGTTGGAAGTGCTATAAATATTCTTGGTCACTATAATGATGATTTTACAAATAAAGAACTTAAAACAAAAGATATAATGATAATAAAGGATTCAGAAGGAACTCCTATTTGGGTAAGAAATGAAATTTGGAATCCTGCTCCCGCAGGAACACAAGTTAGAGTAAGAAATTCAAAACAGGATGAATGGGTTGAAAGAATATTTGTTTGTTGTGTTCCTGCTCCATTCAGACATAAAACATTATCAGAAGATTTATCAGGATTTGAGTATTGGGCGGAGTGTGTCTATAAATAATTTAAAAGGAGTGATAAAATGAGTCATTACTATGATAAAAATACAAAGTGTGATATATGTGGAGAATATTTTAGTATATTTGATTTAAATAAAATTAGTGATAAATTATCACAAGAAGAAATAAATTTTTTAAAATTGAATACTGATATAAAAGACTCCTATTTTATTTGTGATAAATGTAATGAAAAAATTTTAATGGAATTAGAATTTCTGATGGGACTAAAAGAAACTAATAAATAAAATATAAAATAAAAATAAACAAGGGGTGATAAAATGAAATTAAGTGATTTAAAGAGTGGTATGAAAGTAGAAATAAGAGTTAAAGAAGGAAACGATAGTAGGGAAGTTTACTATATTGTAAGGGACATGGTTGTAGGATTACATCTACTAAAAAATAAGGCATCTCTTTTTAACCCTTATGATAGTAGAGTTGTAGCAAGTGTAAATGGTTATACAGATGAATTTAATCATAAAGAAACGCCCTTACTAGATATTATGAAGATATATGATATAGATGATACTTTATTATTTGAAAGAGATACTGATTGGACTAAAGTAGAAATAGGAGAAGATGTTGAGTATTTTGAAAATAATAAATGGAATGATGCAAAATTTGTATTTTATGAAAAAGCAAATAATAACATAAAAATAGTTACTAAAAAGGGTATAATTTATAATCGCACTAGCAAGGCTGTAAGACTTAAAAACAAGAAAATCAAAACGCTTTCTATAGATAAAAAAGAGCCTAAGTCTTTGCCTTTTAGAAAGACAGATAGATGCCCAACAGTACTTTTCCCCGTTAAAGGGAGTAAAGATGAGATAGTATCGTTTAGAGTAGAAGATGAAAAGGTTATAAATAAACTTCAAGAACTACTACAATCAGAAGGGACATTAGAACATAGTAGATTTTAACAAATAACACTTGACAATACTATTAGAAAGTAGTATAATATAAATATAAGGAGTGGTGATATGAAAGAGTTTAAAAAAGTTGATTTACAAGAAAGGTTATGGAACGGAGATTACAAAGACATATTTGAAATAGGGCAAAGTAGGTGGAGTAGTCATAAGGCTATGATATTTGAACATGAAGGAATATATTATAGAGCAGAATATAGTGAAGGACTTTCTGAAAGCCAAAACGAAGCACCATTTGAGTATTCTGATGATATAATAGAATGTAATGAAGTTTGTCAAATACCTGTTTTAACTAAAAAATGGGTGCTTGTAGAAAAAGTTCCTAATAAACTTGAAAAAGTAAAAAATTGGGTAGAAAGATTTTTAGACAGGGAAGACGGAAGAATTTGTGATTATATATTAGATGAGGTTGAAACAATAGATGATGTTATTGACCTTGTTAATAAAAAATTTAACGTAGATTTGAAACTCCAATACATAGGAGGGTTCCATTCTCCTGGTTGTGATATAAACTGTTATGCCTGGGCAGGTATAATAGATGGGCAACTATATTTTGATTCTTTTGAAGAAGAATGTTATTAAGGTGATAATATGCAAAGATGTTGGATGTGTGATTATTTCATAAGATTTAGAAGTAGGGATAAAATCACTAAAGGATATTGCATAAAAAACAGACCATTAATTAGAATTGTCAATCTTAGAGATAAGTGTAAAGATTTTTCATTTAATATTAATGATTTAAAATAAATGGAAAAATTTTCAAAAAACACTTGACAACAATATGAGTTTATGATATAATATAAGTATAATAAAGAAAG